ACCCTTCAAGGCTTTAACATTTGGAACACCAATCTCAGTAAACACAAATTCTCCCTTGGTGTCAACAACAAACGTTTGAATCGCAACTTTTCCTTGATACACAGTACCAGTCATCGTGCCGCTTATGAATGGCGTGTGACTCACACTGTCATATCCAACAGTCTTGCCATCAAAGCATCGATCTTCAAGACGCTCGTTCTGAACGAACTGTGCATTGTAATAGCTTTCAAGATTTGCTTCACAAGGCGATCCCTGATGAATTGAATACTCGTCGTCTTGTGGAAATCCAGTACACTTCTTTTTGGTTTCCCAACTTTGTACTTTGTTGCAAGCGTCAAGATAACCGTCAAAGTTTTCACCACAGTCAGCCCACCAGCCAGTGAGTTTATGAGCTTGTAACTGACCTTCACGCAAGTAATGGTTGTTCACGTCTGTGATTTCAAGTTCACCACGAGCCGATGGCTCAAGAGTCTTAATGAAATCCCAGACTGTGTTGTCGTACATGTACAAGCCGGTAACAGCCCAATTCGACTTGGGTTGTTTTGGCTTTTCGACAATCGAAACAACTTGATCATTGGCTGCAATTTCTGCAACACCGTAATGTTCTGGATGTGCGACCTTCGATAGAAATACCTGAGCACCAGAAACAAACCGATCTACAGCAGGCTTAATGTTGTCTTCAAAGATGTTGTCAGACAACAATACGCAAATGCTGTCGTCGCCAGCCCAATCTTCCGCCAAACTGAGAGCATCGGCGATACCTCGTGGCTCGCTCTGAACTCGATAGGTTAGACCCTTTAGTCCAAACTCTTCACCGTTTCCGAGCACCCGTAGAAACTCTCCAACCGAGTTGCCGCCGCATACCAGAAGGATGTCATCCATTCCGGCGTCTACCATTATAATTGGATTGGATAGTAGATCATTGGCTTGTTGTAAATTGGGAGCAAGCACTTGTTGGTTACTTTGGTCAAAGGATGCAAACGAGTCCCCAAACCTCCTGCTAGGATAATACCCTTCATGTTATACCTCGTATTTGTATGTGGTGAGAAATAGGCGGCGGTGTTACGCTAACATTCCCACGCTCGCCAACCACAACAGTCGGCTCGTGGGCTACACTCCATTCTTCTCTACTCTCCCTCTTCCGCCGCCATATCTCACCAAGTTATAGTCAGGTGTCAAGACTTTTAAGACGATCTAGTCGTTTAGAGGGATTTCTCAGAAGGTTGTAGGACTTCTTAATAGAGTTACAATTGAGACACCTTTTCAGTAACTCCTTCTGCAATTATGCTAACCGATAAATCGGTCTTCTCTTGCAGCTTGCTCTCTGCTGGAATTCGCTCATTTTCCGGCAAGTCTTTGAGAGACTTCTTGGCTTGCTTGCGGATATTGCGAATTGCAACTTTTGCTTCTTCGCCAATCTTCTTGACATGGGTACGTATTTTATCACGTTCATCACCCGACATGGGCGGAACATTAACACATACTGTGTCTTTTGAGAAGACGTAGGCGGGGAAGCCAGCCCTGTTCAAATCTTTGTTGATTTGAGACGTAAGCGATACGTCATAAGGCTTGATAGATAGGTTGTCCACGACCACCAGTTGTCATGGCGATGTGTTTGAGCGGCATTTTGTTGCCGTAACATTCGATACGAATAGTATCGAGGACACCTGTCGTAACATTGCCGGTGCGAATGTTGCGAATTTGTTCAAAGAAAAAGTCAACAGTCTTTGCCATCTTATCGATGGCATCATTTAGTCTCGGCTCATCATTACTCCCTCCAAAGATTCCACGCTCTTATGTGGAAACACATGAAACATACATTCATAACCACGTTGGCTACACTGCCAATCATGATACCAAAACAAACACTCACCGCAGATGCGACGAAACCTAAAACAAAGGCTCGACGACTCTTTCTGGCGAGTAGTTCTATATGGAGTGCGACTAACAGAAAAATCAACCAGTCAACTCCATAGTATTTTACAAAACCATCAGTCAACCACTGTATCACTTTGCCTCCGCTTTAGGTTTTCAGCCCATTTACTGAGCTTAGCCATCCCAATTTTTGCAATGTCGTTGGGATCACCACCCTTGGCGAAGTAGATACTTAAAGCACAGATCACAAGATCAATGCACTCAGTTTTACTATCTTCCTTGAGGTCTTTCTTCTTCCGACCCTTCTCTGCCGAAAGACATGCAGCAACTTCACCGAGTTCCTCGGTTGTACTCATGAGCATATCTTCCACGGTGTCACCACCTTCGATGGCACGCATGGTAAGTTGCTGTGTAGTATTTAGAAAGTCGTGCATTGGTTTCTCCTGTGGACATCATTATACGAAGTTCCACAGGAAAATCAAAGATCAGAAGGAAAGTCTTTGTAGCGAGAATTGTAACCAAAATCACCCGGATTAGGTTTGTCCCAAACCAATTTTCTTGGGTGTTTAGAATCTGTTCCAAAGCCTATTGGGTACAACTCATCTTCATCGGTAACTTCCAAGCTGGAAGGGTTGCCGATGTCTGGTTTGTGTTCCCAAAATCCCGGTCCCGCCTCTGGTGCTGTTCTGGATATAATAGATTTGAAGCGAACGGCTTTAAGTTTGGGGAGATCGATATTGTGCAGTTTGCGACCATGACTTCTTACACCACGATCATCAACCGGATTGTTTAACGCCCATTTACCCTCATCGGCATAAACGGGGTATATCAACTGATAACCAAATTGACGACTCGCACCATCGCCACCACCATCGCTGCCGCCGCTGGCATCTCCATCACCGCCATCAAATTCTAGCAGTAGGGTCGTTTCTCGTTCGAGGAATTCTCTGAATGTTCGCATTTGGTATTTATGCTGTGCTCTCGACGTTTTTTAACACGTGCAATACCGGTGTTTCGGATCACATCTAGCAGATTCGACGAATACAATCTCAAACCATTGTGTGAGCATGGCGGCATACCCTCAGTCATAGGTCTAGTGTTTATCACGAATGGCATCAACCAATTTTTCTTTTTTCTCGATAGGCTCGATTTTTACATAGATGTCAATGACACCATTGCCTGTGTAGCCATTCACCTTGATGCCGCCCGGTGCATCCATTTTGTAACGCAAAGTTCCGGGTCTATAGGTATGCCTGCAAGACTCGGTTATACCAAGGACAACTTTTGTAACGCACTCATAGCGTTCCAACCAAGCGACTGATCGCTTGAGTTCTTTGTCCATCGAGGTATGTTTGCCAAGCTTGCTCATCTCCGCAGTGTACCATATTTTAGGGCTTCCAAACACCCAAAAGTTTACCCATCTTCTGAATTGCTGACAGAAGAGTTTCGCCTTCAACCGTGAATGAACGTTCGCCTTTTTCGGCAATAAGCTTCCATCCACGAACTTCGACGCCATTCCGCATCGGTCGTTCCGAAAGCTTCCAACCAGAAAATGTGATTTTCGCTCTAATATCTTCAACTGTTACCATGTAATTATCCTCTACAAATTTTGGTGCAGGGACTTCTTCCCTACGGTATTTACCGGTAAGAATGCACAAAAAACTTGTAGTGATATTCTTGACCAGTTTGATCATTGACAGTCTTCATCTCGATTACATAGAAATTGCAAGATTTCATGTATTTGACGCTGATTTTCTTCACACCTACTGTGTAATATCGAATCAACTGTTTGATGCTATCTTCGTCGTCATCGACTCCGTTATCCAAACATTCTTGAATCTTCTCTTGCAGAAAATTCAGGTCAATATAATGTGGCGGGAAGCTTTTCTTAGTGTTACTTCCGCCTATTGCTGCTGTAAATCCAGACATCTATCTCCTCTCTACATATTGTCTCATTAAATACTCGATAGACTGGATGTCACTCTCTACAGCTTCACGAACTTTGGTATCCATATAATTGTGCCATAAAGTGGGGCATTTTCTGGTCACAGACACCAATGATTCGTGAGTCACAATCGTTTGTAACTCGCCAAGTGGAACAATCCGAATACTTTGTCTGAGTTGCCTTAAACCAATTTTTGTATTTGGTTTTCTCAAAGTCACTAAAACATCTACACTTTCCGGCACCGCTTGAGTATCACTTTGTACAAAAAGAGTTGTACCTTCAGCACTCACCGTTGTATGGACTATCTGCCGAAAGTTCCAATTTCTTAAAGCACCTTCGAATCCGACCTTTCGATAAACTACTTCTTCAGATACGATTTGTCCGCCACTCATCTCTAATGCCGCCTTTGCCAAATCCGCCTTTTGCAAGGTCTTTCGAACCTCTTTGAAAGGTGCATCAAGTACAAAGCGGTTGACCAGTTCTGTTTCGGATGTGTGTATGGGCATCGTTGCGATAATCAAACCAGCAAAGGTTAAGATGATCACGGCGGCAGACGCACCCATGATGATTGATTTTTTATGGATCGTTTGCATTGTCGTGTTCTCTTTCGTCGGTTGGATCATCTTCGTGATCTACATCAGGTTGATCGGGCTTCCTCCAATCATTCAAGAATTCAAGAATTCATCATCAATTGGTTGTGCTGTATCTTCTTTTTGGATTGGTTTATCGAAGTGATGAATGACCGTGATTGTTTTGTCTCCAATCATAAGATCAAAACTATACCAACTCTCGCCATGATCAACCACATTGGTTGCAGTCGGCGGCAGTTTAGCACCTTTGGGTTTCACTGAGTCTTCCACCATCCCGGTGTACCAAAATCCCGCCACAAAAAGCAGCACAATTACAGTAAAACTAACCCAGAGTTTGATCTTCTCGTTCATTTTTCCTCCATTAACCATATCATAGTAATAGGGAGTCTAAACCATAAGGGAGGTCAAATGGACGTAATCCGTTCCGTACTATCACTTTTCATTCCACCAGTCGGAGTTTTCCTACAAGTAGGACTCGGATTCCATTTCTGGCTGAACATTGCATTGACCTTATTTGGATACTTCCCCGGTCTACTTCACGCCTTGTTTGTGATTTGGACTGTGAACGACGATGAAGAAACAGCATAAATAGAAAAAGGCGTCCTGATCAAATCAGGACGCCTTTTTCGTTGGGGTCACAACAGTTGCTTCTCAGAGGCTTTCAGTCTGCAACAAGATAGCCTTTTGTCTGAGCTTATTGTTGTGAGTAGCACCGGAGGGGATCAAACCCTCAGCATCTCGGATTTTAAGTCCAAGTGGTCTACCGGTTGCCTACGGTGCCATGTCAATCTATTAAAGCTTTCAACTCTTGATATTTATCCTCGGAGATTCCCAATCTTTGTAACCAGTTGTGAAAATATGTGTTCAACTGGAAAGAACGAGGATGACTGCCGAAGTGATATTTCTCGAAGTCCTTCCTGTTCTGAACCTTGTCCACGACAAGCATCTGATTGACTTGTTCCAAAGGACTCAGACTGATGTCTTCAACCTTTTTGTCTTTGTTCGACAAATACCCATTCGCCTTGTTGCGGTACTCCATCACGAGCATCATAACATAAGCATCGAATTCGTCAACAAAAATCGTGTCTGCGACTCGCTCCCATTGTTTAATCCCAGCCAATGCTTCATCAGCTTGGAACAATGGATGAAGACAAAAAGCTCGTTTCACATATAGATCATACCCCAAATGATCGCACAAGACCATACCTTCATCAATGTGGTTCATGTAAGGCACGCCGCTACGTTTGGCAAATTTGCCCTCGTAGAACTTGGCAACCATTTGGTAGTACAAATCATCCTTCATTTGACTTCTCCCATTCGGCAGCAACCACGCCACAGCGGTCAGCCAACCAGTAATCGAAGTTGCAATTTTCGTAATGCCAACCGAATTCCTTTGCCGACTCGACGATATCGTGACCATCTTGAGGCGAAAGCTTTAAGTTCCTGATTGGCTCCAAGACGTGTTCCAGCCACAGATCACTCAAAGCGTTCACTTCCTGATCCGTGCTTTCGGATTCTGGATCGGGGTCTGGAAATGGACGGTGATTGAAGGTCAACAAAATGTGACCATTGTGTCCCTGACCACCCAGAAGGTGATACTGCTCATTGAGAAGCATCAAGGAATAACCCGGCAGTACGACGCCTAACTCAACACCGGTTGGGAAACAAAGTTCACACATCCACTGAGACATCAGATTTTCTCCAAATATCCGGGTGCAAAACACCCAAACAAGTTCATCAACTCGTATCGAGTCTTGAACGAAATGGTTTTACCTTTGTTCTCATTCAAGAACTTCATGAAGTTGCTTACAACCAAATTGAATTTGAATGATCGAACATTGGAGTCGATCTTATTCTTCAATTCTGTCATATCCAAATCCAAGCCAGTTCCCGAAGCAGACTCCAACCACTTGCTGAACTTCCGCAAGAATTTCTGAACTCCACGAATGGACTGTTCGTTCCAATCACCGCCTTCAAAATAAGGACCAATGAACATCAAACCCAATCTCAACTCGTCTGAGTTGTAGTCGTCGGGATTGACTACATTACCTTTGGATTTCGCCATCTTGGAACCGTCTTTAGTGATCATTCCTTGATGAATGACCTTATCGAACGGTTCTTCTTGTGGCACAATGCCAATATCGTACAAGAACATGTGAATGAATCGTGCATAGATCAAATGCATCGTAGCATGTTCTGCACCGCCGACGTACAAATCCACTGGACGATAAGCTGTGGCTGGCAAGAACTCATCTTCTGAGTCAGTCAAGTACCTCAAGTAGTAGAAACTGCTGTCAACGAAGGTATCGAGAGTGTCTTCCTCGCCGTCAATCGGGATTGGGCAACCCCATTTGCGTTGACGACTAACACACCAATCATGCAAGTTCTCCAACCATTGACGCTGACGTTTGATGGTTCCTTCGGGATAGTCGATGAAATCCAAATTTTGGATCAAACGGTCTCGGTATTTTGTAATACGGAAGTACCATTGATTCATCATTTGCTGGTCAATAGCGGAGCCGCAACGGTCACAACGCTCTTCGGGTGTCACTTGCTCATTCGCCAACACAGTGACGCAGGATGGACACCAATTGACCAAGCCATTGGCTTTGTAAGCCAAATCATGTTCTTTCAACTTCAAGAACAACCATTGAGTCCACTTGTAGTAGGACGGATCAGAAGTCACCAACTTCTCTTCAAATTGTGTATTCATCTGTTCCATCTGGCGACGGAAGTTGGCGATGTTTTCATAGGTGATCTCACGAGGATCACCGCCAATTTGACGTGCGTAGTTCTCGGCAGGCAAGCCGAACGCATCATAGCCAAATGGCTGGAAGACTTTGTTACCTTGGTGACGCCAATACCGACAATAGCTGTCGATGATGGCGTAGTTGTAATAGTGACCCATGTGCAATCCCTTACCGGAAGGGTAGGGGAACATTACTACAATGTTTGGGTCCAAAGGTGGTGCGTCAAAACCCTTCATGATCTTTCTCCAAAAGTGGCACGACCGGGACTCGAACCCGGAGCATCAGACGATCTCAACGTCTGTGGTCTACCAATAATTGCCTACCGTGCCATGTTATCAGGCATCTTCCAAAGCATCAAGAATCCGACCCAAATTGTTTCTGATCCAAACGATTGCTTCGGCGTCGTGTTTGTCCATGCATCCCGAAGGAACAACGCCTCGTTCTGCATGTTCTGGGTGTGTGCTGCCGATGCAGCGACACCAACAGTCTTCCGACCCACATTCATCTACCGTCCAGTCACCGGGAGTGAGGGCGGCTAAATGTTTACGTGCCTCAGCGATCAATTCGTTCATACTCTTCTTCCTGATATCTTCTACAACCTTCCTCAAACTCGCATCGTGGTGGTAAGTTTGGTTCTTTGGTTGTTTCAATGCCATATACCTTAATCAAACGATTGAAAAGGTCTGGATAATACCAACAACGTTCATGACCTTGTTGATCGATCCATTCTTGGAGAATAGCTTTCGCTCTCTCGTTTTGTTCAGTAGCGTCGATGGGATTCGAACCCATAGCATCAGAAGGTTTGAGCTTCTGTGGTCTACCAAGTTGCCTACGACGCCAAAACATCAAGCGGCTTCCTTCCTTTCGATCACACCGTTGAGTCGTTTGCATTCTTTGCTGTTGGCTTGCTGTTTCCAGACACAGCGAATGGACTTCCCATAAGCTTCCGACAAAGACTTGCTACGATAGTATCCGAGACCGTTGAAGCTGCCACCACCGTTACTAAAGACATCGCTGCTGAACGATCCGTAATGACGTTCCCAAGCATCCTTGGGTTCGTAGGGTTCGGTCTTCACACGATACCAGATGCCTTCATGCTGGTAGTATTCTTGACCGTCCATTTCGACGATCTTGTATTCAGGCTTCTTGTGTCGGTACTTGTCACGAGCTTCGGCTTTGAGGAGGATGCCGGTTTCGGGATGAACGTACAGTTGTCCATTCCGACGCCAGCGTCCAACCGGATAGCCGTTCGGTCCTACGAGTTCGTCTTCATCGAAGCGACAGTTGACCTCGACTTCCCATTCGATGTGGGTTTTGAGATGGTCGCCCATGAAGTCTTTGCTGTGTTCACAGATTTCCGACCACACATCATTCCAAGGACGCCCGACCTGTTTGCGGAGGTAACGTTGCAGAGGTCCGAGCAAGTCGGTTTGGCTCTTGCGGTCACCGTTCGGTCCTACAGCGTCTTTCTTGACACTGATGCGAGTGGGATACCCGTCGTCAATGTCGTTGTTTTCATCCAAGTCTTGAACGTTGATCTTCTTGCGAAGACAGCGGTCAATACCACCCGCACGAGGGCGGGAGATGATTACTTTCTTCATGTCTTTTCGCATTGAATCTCCTAGATTTCGTATTCGAACGGCGGATAGACCAGTTGGTACTGCTCATTCACCACTGTTACGTTTGCTAGTTGAACTCCGTCATACTTCCAGTGTCCGTGACCACAATGAATGTGACCAAAAACAACCAGTTTTGGCTTGATGTCTTCGATCCTTCTGAGCAACGCTGGACATCCAACGTTCTCGTTGTCACGAGTTACAAAGTCGCCAAATCCGAACGGTGGTCCATGACAAACCAAAATGTCAGTGTCATCAGGGATCAACGCCCACTTTGCCGGAAGTTCGTGTGCCTTGAGATTGAAAGCCCAATCGTAGAACTCTCGTTGCCAAGGAGTTCCCCAAATCTTGGTCCCATTGATCTCGGTTCCGCTGTCTTCCAAGTAAGTCCACAGCAAATCCAACTTTTGGATTTCTTCCTTCAAGGAAGGATACTCTTGTCCAAAAAATGGCCAGTCGTGGTTTCCGGCAACACCAACCACTGGTGCATCAATCTTCTCAAGCCAAGGCTTGAAATGATCTCGTAGCCAATTGAGTTGGTATCTGGGTTTTCCGTGAGCACAGATATCACCGGCAATCAAAACCAAGTCAGTTGGGTTTTCGATTGGTGGCAGATAGCCGTGCAGGTCGGATAGTGCTGTGATTTTCATGATCTATTCCTAAGCGGAAGCAGAGGGACTCGAACCCCCAAGGCTTTTACACCCGACTACTTTCAAGGTAGCGTCCTCATCCAGCCGGATTGCTTCCAAAGTCTGGTTTGGGCATGAATCGAACTTCGCTCTTCTTCGGTGCCCTTCCATTTTCAATGAGACGCCAAACCTGTTTCCAGAGTTTTTTGCATTTATCACAACCCCCACCGTTGCAAGCTGTGTTTCCACAGCATTCAAATTGGTAGGACATTGTGTCGCAAAGTTCACAAAAGAACCAGTTCTGTTTTTTCAATCTCATAGTGGCGTACCACTAGGAGACTGACATGATGATTTGCGTGACATTCGGTATTCCACCGCCAGAACAATTCGTTCTGGATCATGAATATCGAAGCAATACACATCACGCAAAGAAGCCTGAAAAGGTCTTCGCAGATTCCCGGTATGCTTGAAGCTATCGGTGCGTCTCAACCATTGCCGCCAATCACCCTCGCTGAATTCGAGGATGGAACGGTACAAGTGGAAGATGGGCATCATAGATTCACAGCTTATTGGCTAAGCGGTCGTCGTGAGTTGGAATCGGGCGAGTACATTTTGGTTTACAAAGACTGTAACCATCGTCCTCGTTTTGGTAACATTCACGACTTACTGAAGATGAATGGCGTCGTAGGCAATTGGTAGACCACAGATACTCAGAATATCTGATGCTATGGGTTCGAGTCCCATCGACGGGGCGGACTCGAACCGCCGACACCCGGATTTTCAGTCCAGTGCTCTACCAACTGAGCTACCGCACCTTATTCAATGGTTTTTAACTTGGTGTAATGACAAATTCGTAAAAGTTCATTAGGCGATCTCGCTTCGAATCTTTGCAATAATTGCTTTTACATCGTCGCCGAGAACCTTTTGGTCAGCGGCTTTCAAAGCCTTCATTGCGATACCCGTTGCTTGACCATCATTCTTCGCATCACGAATTTGTTCGAATTCTGGTCCGTCTGAGTTCAAGAAGAATGCTTCAATTTCTTCTTGACTCAAAGTCGCTGGAAGCAACTTGTTGAGAATCACGTTCTCATCCAGCAACTTTGTGTGTCTTTCATCGCCAGCTTGCACGAAAGTCAATGCTTCGTCATTGCTTTTGATTTGCTTGCGAATTACAGATTCAATTTGTTCGTCTGTAAACGACTTGTTTTGTTTAGCTTCGGCACTTTGTACCTCGCCAATCACAAGTCGTAAAATGTCTCTTTCGGTGACGTTCTTGGCTTTCATTGCCAAAACCATCTGTGCCTTCATTGCTTGCAACATGTCTTTCTCCTTGACGTTGTAGTGGACAGTGCCGGGATCGAACCGACTTCTTCGGATTTTCAGTCCGACGCTATGACCACACTAGCTCACTGTCCATTCACCGCTAGGGCTGCTTCATTTCTGACCTGACCCGGTTTGCGGTGTCTCACCCCTTTGGAACATAGATATCCCAAAGACCGTGAGAAGCGGAAGGCACGGGAGTTGAACCCGCAGACCCCGAAGGGTCATCTGTTTAGCGGACAGACGCAACGAACCGATAGTTGCCTACCTTCCAAATTTAGTGGAGTCGAGGGGACTCGAACCCCCACACAACATCTCCGTTCAGGACATGATGTGTGCCTTTCCTGCCATCCGACTCGGATTGATTACCGATTAAGTTCCCATACCGGAATGGTCGCAACCCCAATAGTCTTTCCATAACCAGTCTTTCTCTTTTTCGACCAGTTCAAACTCTTCATACAAACATTCGCCTGCAAGACAGTAATCGAGACTGAGTTTACAACCATCAAGATACCAAGCACAAGTGCTTATGTTTGATCCCCAATGATCACTCCACCTGATCACCCTATCGCCTAAATCCCAATAGGTTGATCCACTATATGACCAAAAATCTGGTGGTTCTCTTGGTCTCGTGCAAGTTTTGAAATCAGCAAATGTTCCTAGGTAAAAGTTCCCAAAATTGTATTTCTTCATCAAGCGGAAGGCACGGGATTCGAACCCGCAACCCGTATTTCAGGGCAACTGCTTTCCAAGCAGCCTGCTTACCAGTCGCTTACCTTCCAAATCAAGCGGAGGACACGGGATTCGAACCCGCAAGCCATGTTTCAGACCAACTCTTTAGCAAAGAGCCTGCTTACCAGTCGCTTATCCTCCAAGCGGAAGCGGAGGGACTTGAACCCCCAAGGCTTTTACACCCGCCTACTTTCGAGGTAGGTTCCTCATCCAGCCGGATCGCTTCCATAGTGCCCACGAGAGGACTTGAACCTCCACGCCATTGCTGGCACCAGCCCCTCAAGCTGGCGTGTCTGCCAATTTCACCACATGGGCATTCTTCTCAAGCCATTCTACAAAGTCTGGCTCATTCTCTTTCAACATAAGCCCCGGCTCTCGGTTAAAGGTAACGTACCCCTTGTAACCTCGATCCAAAACTTGTACTTCTCCTAAAGCTTGGAATTGATGAATGATACGAACAACTTTTGCTCCACCATACCAATCACCAACCTTCAGGTCTTTGTCTCCGTTCCACAACCATAAACTGTAAGTGCCATCAGGATTTGGTCCGTTCTGATACTCACACGATTTGATCCATTCGTTCGTCAATACGGCTGCTTCGTTCATCCCTGATCCTTTCGGCGAGTTCAATGTTTCGTCTCAAAGCTCCCAACTCTTCTTCGTTATACCTACGCATGACGTAAGGTGGAAAACTATAAGGCCAAACTCTGTTGCGGATTCTAATGTATTCCCATGTCATTGTCCACGGGAGTTTATCGTGTTCGATCTTATAATCTTCAAGGTTAAGACCTTTTAGATTACAATAGTTCTCGCACCACGATTCGTAATCCTCTTCTCGCTTCAAGTTCAGTTCGGCACGAAAAACAGCGTACCTCTGTTTTGGTCCTCGTTCACCACGACGACCTTTGTTATAAACTTTTCTATATGAAAGATCAAACATTCAGTTCTCTTCAAGGTTTTGCATAAACCGCCGTCCAATACAATTCCCCAGACGACGATTTTGCATAGCCAAACCCGGTTTCAGTGTATTTGCCGAGCATGTTCTGTCTATGCCCTCTGGAACCAATCCACCCTTGCACTACTGTTTCAGGCGTTTCGTAATTCCATGCGATATTCTCCGCACAGGCTGACCAACTATACCCTTCGGCATCGATCCTATCGGCAGGACTTGTTCTGTTCTTGCCGGTATGATCTAGTTTACCGTTCGCCGCCATCCACTCTGAGTGTTTCATGGCTGCTTGCAGTAACTTTTTGTTGAGAGTCAATTCTGTAAGATGGTTTTTCTTACGGAACTGGTTTGTCTCTTCGAGTAACTGAAGGACAACGGAATCTTCCGAAGGTTCGGTTACTTTTTTCGGTTGCCCGAAATCAATCTTCAATATGAACGCACAAACTAAGACTAGAACCAATGCAATGTTCAATATCTTGAGTCGGTACTTCATACAGTCGCCTCGGTGGGACTCGAACCCACACGCCTTTCGGCACCAGATTTTGAGTCTGGCGTGTCTGCCATTCCACCACGAGGCGTTTTAGTTTACGTGGACTTTACCACGTCCTTTCGTTTCTCGTACAACTTTCGTTGTACCATCTTTCTCAACTTTTACAATCCTCATTGGATCGCTTGGATACATTGAATCGAATGCGTCAACATAACCGTCGCAATAAGCTCTGGTTCGTGACTCGGTGAACATCAACTTGTGCCAACCGAGATTGTTGTTTGCATTTCTTTCAACGTGGTACATAACAATCCTTTGTAAGTGGGGGATGTAGGAATCGAACCCATCGGCACCACCACACATAACAATGCCATCTGGTTTACAGCCAGACGTGTGGATCAGCCCCCATTTTGGGAGCCGAAGCTCCCGTGGTCGTTAGATCGAGATCACTTCTACTTTGTCAAACTTTTCAGCCAGCCATTCATGGAATTGCTTGCTGTGTTTGGCGTACTTGGTCGAAGTCCACTCCCCGTATTGGTTTTTGCCCTTATATGGAATCGAGCACTCTTCATGCCATTGCTTTCGCAATTCCGATTCCTGAACATCATCCTCTACAAGGAACACGGCTTCGACAAACTCGTAGTCGTAATCACAACCCATTAACACAATCGCTTTCATCATTCTCTCCTTTCGAGTAAAGACTAACCGCTTTCTCTAAGGTTTGATGATGAGTGGAACCTGTCAGAATCGAACTGACCCCTGCGAGTTTTCAGCCCACCGGACGTACCAACTATCCCAAAGTTCCATAATGACAAGATCGAAGTACGACTCAGACTATGATCTTTGTTTAAGATGCCTCTCGGCACCAAGTACCTCCACCATCGCCTTACGGCTCTGATGCTTCTCTTGTCAGTGGGCAGGGTGGGAGTCGAACCCACGAAGCCGAAGGCACCTGATTTACAGTCAGGCTGCTTTAACCACTTGCATACCTACCCATGTTTTGGAAGTAAGAGCCTAATCACTCTCACGGAATTGAAACCCTCGGAGAAAGCATTATCTCCTACATGTCACCTACCGTTGTACACCGGTTTTTACTTCCAAGTAGCTCTGACAGGACTCGAACCTGCACGCCTTACGGCACTGGTTTCTAAGACCAGCGTGTCTGCTATTCCACCACAGAGCCATTTTGTTTTTCGTCTCGTCGATTTTACGACTTAGACATTTTTTGTCAACCAAGGTTCAGCATTTCTTTATCAAATTTTTGAAGAAGCTCGCTGAACTCTCTTTTCTGTCTCGTCTCTTCACTTTCAAAGACACAAAGGTCGGGTCGAAGGTTCAGCAATTCTTCTGATTTTAGCTGAGCCAACTTTTCCCTTATCTCCGGTCTCGCTTTCAACACTCTCTGTCCGGGTCCAAAATCACTCTCTCGTCTGCTCGACACGAAGATGCCGAACATCAAATCTTCCAACGCTTCAGTCGCTTTGGACATATTTTCCTCGTCCTGATTACAATTGTTGTAACCATGCGTGAGGACCAAAAAAAGCCCGGCTGTCCTGTTCTGGACAGCCGGGCTTTTAATCAACCCTACTTGCTGTGTTTAGTCCAGAACGTTCCCGCAACCACCTAGAAGGAGGCTATACAAGGAGAACGATGAACTAAACAAAACTTGTCGCATGATTTTGATCCTTTGCTTGTGAAGATATAGTAGTATCTTCACGTCAATTTTTCAATCCCTTTTGGGATTATTTTTTGGGAGTGACGTTTTCAGCCCGTGGTCCCTTTGGACCTTTGCCTACCGTGTAGGTAACAGTGTCACCTTCCTGTAGGTCGTCGAAATGAACATCGTTCAGGTTAGACATGTGGAAGAACAGATCATCACCGTTTCCAGTTTTGATAAATCCAAACCCCTTGTCTGTCAGTTTCTTGATCTGTCCTTCAGCCATTGTGTTTCTCTTCTCTTTTGCGATTCCCTGTCGGGAAAAAACCAGTGAGCACGCATTCTACGAAATTGGTCCGTTTTGTCAACCTCGTTTTCGGAACAGATATTTTTTACTGCTACGATTTGTGAGGCGATTATCCGTCCCGAACTTCCTGACATATTCGCCTGTTGCTGCCGGAATGTCAATACCAACAAACAGTTTGTACGTTTCGGTGTCCTCAAAAAAGAAGGTCGTGTTGAAAAGCACCAACAATCCGCCTTCTACAAGCAGAGAAGCCAAAAACGAAGTTTCGGACTCAAAGTCTGAAAACTTGTAAAACTGCGAGCAATCATTGAGGATATCCGTTTCTGGATGCCTACACAGCACTGACATACAGAAAATTGCGTCATAAGAACCAGCAACGAGTTCCTTTGCGTAGGTTACTCGTTCGTGTGGTAATGCTAACATCCTTCGTGCATCATTGATCTCAATCCCCAAGATAGAGGCTTCTGGGAACAATTCCGCCAATGTAATGCACTCTTCGCCGGTCGAACAACCAAAAGAAACAATGTGCTTCGGCGACTTCAATTCCTGTTTGGCGTGAGCAAAAATCACCGGATGCCTGTGTAACTCGGTTTTTCCATATCTGTTACGTTCAACGAAATTCATGCGTTACTTGTACCGAAGTTCTTAGTGTTGGGATGTGTATATGATCTGTGATACGGTGAGCCAGACATTCTTTGGCAGTCAGATATAAGTCCGAGTGACCACGTTCATGGATCATGTCGAGAAAGTAACCTTCTGGTTGACCACAGCTTCTTGCCATCATTTTGTGGATTGTTTCGTTGATTCTCTTCGTCTCCATCGCATCAGCTTCTACTTCTCCGCTTTTACCGTTCGCTGTGCTGGATACATCGTGTATCATCAGAGTGGACTCTGGTCCCATATATCGGTAACCGGGTGTACCACAAGAAAACAGAATCGCCCCAGAAGACATCGCCTTGCCTTCTACAATAGTTGCAACGGGAAGTTTGGAGTTCTTGATACCACTGATCAAAGACTGAAGGGCGTAGGCACAACCCCCAAATGAGTCAATAACAATCGGGATCACCGGTTGCCCGGTGGTGTGTGCTTCGGAAATACTTTTGTGAAAAGAAGCAACAATGTCCTCTTTAATACGGTGGACATAGATGACAATCGGTTTGTCGATTAGGTCTTTTTCACGATATTTCACCAGTCGATCATATTCAATGTAGTTCTGCATGTAGGTATATAACGGTATGCTTTTTGATTTTGGATTAGACTTGTTTGCATCATGGGAAAACTGGCTAAAAAACCGGTCGATAACCTTGTTTCGCAATGAGTCCGACCTGAACCGTTATCAAGAATTGCGTTTGACTCGAATCCTGAAAATCCACAATTCCGAGCTTGGAAAACGGTTGAATCACATACCAAAGTTAAGGGATTTAGAGCCAAGCCAATACTTGGAGCTATTCACTTCTGGTACGACAAGCTTGCGATTAGAAGACAGGAAGTATTGCTATTCGCTGCCGCAACAACCAATTATGGAAGATCACCATATTTGGAAGATCGAACAATCACATGGAATGACCGAGCCGGGCAAGGTATTGTACTTTAGTCACTCATCAGAACCTTTTGTGAGTAATGGTGTACACCACTTGTATGGCGATCATCCAATTACAAACGACCGGTTTTGCTCCATATTCGGTCCGAGTCAATACCTACCCGTTGGCGGGCACAACGAGACATATCACTTCTTTTACAACGTCGAAAAAAGATTCAGCCAATACATCTGGGATTTGAACCTTGAAAGAGCACTCGCCCTGAATCCAAAATTTGTACGATGTTCGCCGTCCATCCTTGAAGTGGTGCATCAAGCCGCACCGAACTTGAAATTCAACTGCCCTGTTATATTGAGTGAGGAAACCCTCTCAGAGAGAGTGCGTGAAATCGCCAACAAAATGTTTACAAAAGCAATTGACAAAATGATCTGTTGGGACGGCGGTATGTCTTGGTTTGAATGCTGTCATGGTCGCAAACACATCTATGATGAGTTTTGCTATTTGGAAGAAGTTGACGGTCGTCTAGTCTCGACAGACCTAAATAATGAAGCTATGCCGTTCATTCGCTATTACAACAACGATAATGGTTTGATTGAAAAAGGTATGTGTTCGTGCGGCTTATATGGGAACTATTTCACCAAGTTCTTTGGCAAACAGGTCGAGGCGATTTATGTTGACAATCGAGCCGTTTCCGGTCGATTCATTTCTGAATTCTTAGCTTGTTTCCTTCGAGGCGGAAGGTTTGTCAATAAACTCGAACTGAATAAGAATCCGTTCGGAAATGAACGGATGAGTTATAGGATTCACCAAGCCGAAGACCAGAGCATTGAGTTCATCTATCTTATGGATGAAGAAATGTCAGATGAGCAGAAGACAGAACTTGTACGGGTTTTGAGTTGGATTCTTACATCTGACGAAAAAAGAAAGCTGCCGATTTCAATAAGAAGATCGGCAGCTTCCGAGTTTTTTCACAAAGAAACGAGACGCACTAAGAGTCTTGAGATTTCTTCAGCCTTCTTGAAGACTCATAGAGAATTGTGATCTCTTCTTTCAACGTAAATCTTGTGGTCGCACAACCGTCAGCGAAATCCTCATCGGTTTCGATCTTGTTGTTGGCTTTACAGCCGCCCATGCACATAGGCAAGACGGGGCAATCATAACACTCAGCGTTTGTGAACGGATTGAATGCATGAAACTTGTTGCCGCCAGCAAGTGTTCGATAATCAAAGAACAGATCAATATCTGACACATGTCCGACAGACTTAGTTGGGTCGGCGGCATGGTGCCAGCATTTGGCTAAGGTGCCATCTGGATTGATCACCCACTCCCAACGTTTATTGGCTGTACATGTTTCGCCAGTAAACTTGAGGTTGTTTTGATGACCATAGTGTGTGATCTTTTTCTCCAAATACCAATCTCGGATACGTGAAACTTCCTTGGCAAAGTCCTGCATCCTCATGCGTGAGTAGCATTCGTTGTTGCTACCACAACCACCATCAAAAATCGGGGCGGCATAAACGTGAACCAAACCACCTTTCTCATTCTGACTGAAGAGTCCTTTCTCGTAGAATTCTTCAAGCAATGCATCAACTCGTTTGATGGTTTCCATGTTGACGTTCATGCGAACTTTGACAAAGACGCCACGCTCTACAAGTTTTGGAATCGCCTTCATGATGACATCATAAGACGAACGCTGCTTGGGCTTAGGTGGTGCTTGACCAAGAATAGGCAACGAGAATGTTGGGTCAAGCTTCTTACGTTGTTCGACCTGAACATCCGACATCTCGTCAACACTCATGGATGTCAAGAATGGACGGCTTTTGTCGTGGTCTTCTTTGAAACCATCCACCGTGATCTGCATATCTTGAATGCCGAGTTCGGTGGCGACCAGATCAGCGATCTGGTCTGTGAAATTTGTGCCATTCGTTGTCATCTGTTGATGGAAACGGATGCCATGTTCGTCACAGTATTTCTTAAAGAACTTCGACAGTTGTGTTAAGGCTGGAAGGTTCATGGTGGGTTCACCACCATACCAACTCACACCAAGGTAGGTTGTTGGAGTTGCATCCAAAAACTTCTCGCAGAAGTCTTGTACTTCTTGCGTGGTTTCTGGCGACATCTTAATCCACTGCTGTTTATCTTCGTAACAGTAGTGGCAACCAAGGTTGCACTGATCAGTGAGAACAATTGAGAAGTGTTTGGTACGGCAGTCTTCAACAATCTCTTCGTATCTCTTACGCATCGAGACACGTTCGTCTTCTTCATTAACCACAAATCCCATACCACCAAGTTTGGTTGCAAACTTTGTGTTTGAGAAATCGCCGTTTTCAAGGCGGCGATATTCTTGAAGTGCTTTGGGTTGAAGAACGATCAACGTACCTGTAACTAGGTTACAGAGGAGCGTACCATCCTCGTGTTCAACGAGGTTGTTGTAACTAGATAAACGCATTGGTTTTCCTTAAGCAACGTTAAAGGGAGGGCAACCACCGGCATCGACGATTTTGAAACCAGTGTGTTGTTTTCCTTCTTCCTCTTCGTTGGGTTCAACAACAACCTCAATGCCGTCATCTTCGGCGTCTACGTCGAGGACGGGTTCTTGTGGGTCGGTGGGTTCGTCACCTTTGGTGACTTCATTTTCAGTGCTGTCTGGCACTTCGTCATCTTTATAGTCGTCATCGTTTGGATTGACTTGTCCGGTTGGCATGTTTTTCTCCTAGTTTTGGAAGGTGTACTTTACTTCAAATCAATCGAGTGTCAAGACATAGAGATGTCGGTAATGTCCATGCACAAAAGGGATGATTTTGGACCGAAAACCATTTTCAGCAAACGGTTTTTTGTACTGATCCACAGTCATCAGCAATAGTTCAATCCGACCCGAATGCTTCACACCTTTCACGGTGTAATTTTTGTTGAGAACGCAAAGATCGCCCTCTCTTGTGATGGTGCTTTCTATTTCGATCTCTTCGCCTTCGATTGATCGAGAAATCGTCGTGTCCCGTATGCTACCACATTCAAACTGTTCGGAAAAGAGGAAAGGCTCAATCAAAACGATTCCACCTTCATTGAGATGGTTTCGAATGTTTTTGATTGTTTCGGCGTACTTTTCGTGCGTTTTACAAAAGGCGATTCCACCAAACAAGACCATAATAACGTCAAATTTGCGGTCGAAACTGAAATTCGTCATATCTTGTAGAAAAACTTCGCTTTTCAACTTTGAACGGCACCGGTCAATTTGTGTTTGGCTAATGTCGATCCCAACACACTCAAAGTCTTGTTCAAGCAGTTTCAAGTGATCGCCAGTGCCACAAGCAATATCCAACAAAGATTTGGCATTGGGCGAGTGTTGACTGATGTACTCTTTTATCTCGGACACTTGTTCTGCGTAGGGATAGTCCCTGTACAATTCATAGTAGAAGTCAATTTCAACGTCCATGAGGTCTCCATGCAAATTACGGTTTATCGTTCATTTATCACAGTAACAGAACAGCAAATCCTACGTGATTGGCTCGAAAACGAACACACCAACAAGCGTACCAGTCCTTGGAATTACAAGTATTGGATTGCCGGTTACAACTTTGGTAACGAGGAAGATCAAAAGTGGGAGCCACATGGCAATGTGTGTCTCAAAGTTCTTCAGAATATCCCCGATTTCTTTTTTGAACTCAGACAGCGAATCATCGAAAAAACTGGATATGGCACGCTATTAACGCCCAGAAGTGCTGCTTTGGTTACCATTTTAGAAGAAGGCGGCGGCATTGAGTTGCACAAAGATTCCTCGGTCGATTTGGGGGTGCATTATAGGTGTAATGTTTTGGTATCCAAGGCAGAAAGTGGTGGTGAACTCTACATAGATGGAGAGCCTTATAGTTTGGAAGAGACCGATTTGATTTGTTTTCCGGCAGATCAATACATACATGAAGTCAAACCGGTGATCGGAAACAAAAGACGTATGGTCATTTCTTATCCGGCAATTGTGAGAGTCAAAGATGAAAACGTTCAAGGAATTTTTACTCAATGAAAACGATCCAATGGGAATGGGTGGCGGTCCTCCCGGTGCTGGTGGTCCTCTTGGGGCTGCACCTATGGGCGGCGGTCCAATGGGCGACCCGATGGGCGGCGGCATGGGCGGGATGGGCGGCGGGATGCCGCCGATGGGTGGTGATCCGATGGGTGGAGGTATGGGTGGTCCGCCGATGGGTGGTCCTCCCGGTGGTGGAGCAGGACAGGTTCCCGTCTCAATCAAAGACGCCGACGTTTGGAAAGTCCTCGACCATCTCATCAATAAAAAGCCGTTACCGAAACAACCGCAACAATCTCCATTTGATCAAGGAGATGGCGGAATGGGCGGTGGTGCTGCTGGTGGTATGCCTCCTATGGGCGGCGGTGACATGATGGGCGGCGATCCCATGAGTGCCCCACCACCACCGGGCGGCGGAATGCCGGGTGCTCCTTCGCCAATGGGCGGTCCGCCGATGGGCGGCGGTCTCATGTCTTAATCTTGCAGAATTTCGGACCGGAAACTATAATCTGGCTCGACTTTCGATTTTCTAGGTTAAGACATAGGGACTTACACAATGGGCAAAGCTCTCATTTTCAGCGATTTTCTAGGTTAAGACATAGGGACTTACACAATGGGCAAAGCTCTCATTTTCAGCGATTTGCACTTACACAGTCACAAGAAGAATGTAAGCAGATTGCAAGACTGTCTACAAGTTTTGGATTGGGTGTTGCACGAGGCTGTCGCAAACGGTTGCAAAGACGTTCTCTTTCTCGGCGACTTATTCCACGAACGCTCCAAGATCGACATCTTGAATTATCTCCGAGCATTCGAAGCTTTCTTTAAGTTCTATGCTGAACATCCCGAAATCAACGTTTATCTCCTTGTCGGTAATCATGATATGTACCACAAGGAACGTTGGGATGTGAATTCAGTCAAGCCGCTCTCAGCAATCCCTAATGTCCACATCGTTGAGTATCCACAAACGATTGAGATTCAGGGTGTCAGAGTAGACTTTCTGCCACACGTTGAAAATCCCTTGAAGCAACTGGAAAAGTTGAAAGAGGGACGGTCGGCGAAAGACCTACAACTTCTTCTTGGGCATCTTGCGGTTCATGGTGCCACACTCAACACAGTTTATGCCACAACATCAGACGTGATCGTTGAACACGATGACGTTATGGAATTCATTGATCCTGAGCGTTTTACGGATTGGAAACAAACCTTTCTTGGTCACTACCACGCCCCTCAAGTTCTGACAGCAGACGGCTCGGTCGAATACGTCGGCTCCCCTCTTGAACTCAGCTACGGTGAAGCATATCAGGACAAACACATTATTGTGTTTGACATGGATACGTTCAAGAAAGAGTATATCGACAACGACTTCTCGCCTAAGCACTTGATGATTACCCCAGATCAAATCGATAAGGTTGATTTGGATAAAAACTTTGTCAAAGTGATTTTGGAAGACACGAGCAGCAAAGAGCTTGTCGATATTCGGAAGCAGTTGAAAGAGAAGAATGTCGCCGAGTTGCAGTTCAAGGCAAAAGAGAAGAAGAAGGAAGACAAACAAGACTTTGAGGATGCTAAGGCAATTCTTTACAAGTCGGACGAGATGTTAAGTGAATATGTCACGAATGTCGGACTTCCGGCTGGAATCGACCACAACAAGCTGATGAATATCGGTAAGTTGATCCTTCAGCGTGGCACGGAGGCAGGTAATGACTAAGAATGCTGTTGTGACTTGGGCAAGCGGCGAGAATTTCTGTCGCTCTGCTGGCTTTCGGTCCTACATTGGATCGTTGTGTAATGTGAAAGATGCCGACTTCTTCGTTTTTACAAGCGATATGCCGGAAGATGTTCGGGTATCTCTAAGAAAACAACGTATCAGTATTGTCGATTATCCCGGCGATCAAGTGCGTTACATTCTTAGAGATCGTCACCTTGCCTATACCGATTGGTTGAATAAGAAAGCCGAAGACTACCATCTCTTTCTGTTCACCGACTCGAAGGATGTGATCTTTCAGACCAACCCGTTCGATCACTGGAATAAGAAGCCGATGATGCTTGTTTGTGAGGGAATGGAGCACAAACAGTCGTTGTGGAATCTTAACGATCAAGCACAAACGCAATTAGACGTTCGTGAGTTCCGTTACCCAATCCAAGATCGCCCCGTCTTGAACGGCGGCGTAATTATGGGCAAGGGTTCTTGCTTAAAGTATCACTTTTTCATAATATGGTCGAACACGCTTAAATCCATCGGTCCCTGTACTGATCAAGGTGTTCTCAACTTCTTATACAATTGGCTCGAACGTGGTCCCGACTACTCTTATACCGATCCACGAAAAGACAATTTTTGTCTTACTGGTGAGGCTGTTAAAGAGGGTTGGGTGCAGGTTTTGTTCGAAGACGGCTTGTATAAGAACTTGAATGGCGAAACCTTCAGCATCATTCACCAGTACGACCGGTTGCCCCAAAGCCCAACAGTCATGGAGAGATACACAAATGGAACTTAAAGAAATCGACGAACAAATGTCTAAGCTGCAAAAGGAACGCAGCAAGCTTTTGGACGAAGCCAAGATGAGAATTATCTCGTCACTGGAATGGACTCGTGCGGTTCATGCTGTGTTTGAAATTTCGCCATTTTGTGCGGCGGGTCTACCCAAGTATGAAATCTTTCTGTATGGGAAAGACTTGCCATACCATTCTGGGTCTGTAACGGTTATGGGCGATTCTCCGAGATACGAGGAGAATATGCTTTACAAGTATTCGTCTTTCAACCGTGACGTACCTTCGTTTTATACCTCTTCAGAAGAGACGTTGTTTCGTTTTCTCGAATTCGTTACTTTCAAGAGCTTTGATTTTGACCGTAAGACATTGGATGTCTTAAGTCGAGTCAAGGCGTTGTCGGAGAAATACAATGATTGATTTGAAGTTCCGTTATCTCCGTGCCAAAAACATGCTGTGCTTCGGCAAAGAAGGTGTCGAGTTCTTTTTGGAAGACTTTGGACCGATCATTTTGGTCAAGGGATTCAACAAAGACACGGGAACCGATGACTCTCCTGCTTCCAACGGAAGCGGTAAGTCGAGTATCCAAGACGTTTTGGCTTACGCAATTTACGGCAAGACTGTAAAGAAGCCGAAGCAGATGGGTCATGAGAGAATCATCAACGCCAAAGCGGACGGCAAGGGACTGGAAGTTGAAGTGCAGTTCGGTGATTATCGAATCCTACGTCAGCGTGGTCCTAACAAACTGCGTATCTGGTGCAGCAAAGATCATCTTTGGGACGACGAGTCTGAAATTACTCGTGGCACCATGAAGGATACACAAGAAACCATCGAAGGCATTGTTGGTATGACGCATCAGGCATTCTGTAATGTCGTGGTGTTTGATGACAGCAACACGTATGCGTTCCTTGAGTCAGATACTCCGACTAAACGCACCATCGTGGAAAACCTGCTTGGTCTCGATCAATATCGTGAATATCACGATATTGCCAAAGATATGCAGAAGGATGCCAAGCTGGAAGTGAAGAACCTCACAGCAGACTATGAGCGATGTCAAGTTGAGCTTGAGCAGTGCAATAGTCGAATTGCAAAAGTTGAAACTCAGGAAGACACTTGGAAGAAAACCAAGATGGCTGAAGCTGCAAAGCTGATGTCTACCGTCAAAACCAAGCAAGAGGCTTTACAACAATTGGACACTGGCGGCGAATTGGAGAAATACCAAGCTGCCCAAGAACGCATTGTTGTATTGCAAGCCGAGATCGACGAAGCCAACGAAAAGAAGGTCTCTACTGCTGAAGCTTTGAAGACAGCCAAGGAAAAGGTCGCCGTTCTCAAAACCTTGAAAGATGAGGTTAACGAACGCATTCAAGACCACAACAATGTTGTCCGACAGGCAGAGGGTGATATTGAGAAGAGCGAAAGCTTGGTTGCAGATTTGAGCAACTTGGCTGTTGGTGCCAAATGCCCTGTTTGTCATGCAACGATTGATCCAAGTAACTATCAAAGTGTGCTTGATCATGAGCAACACACGATTGACGCTCGTGGTTCAGAGGTTGCCAAAGCAAAGAGTGCAATTACCGACGAATTGACAAAGTTCAAGGAACATCAGGTCAATATCGTCAAGTTGGAAGAAATCATCACGAAAGCAGAAGCAACATTGTCTGCTTTTGAAAAGAAGTGTGCTTCCAATGTGCGTGAAATGAATGAATTGGCGAAGCTCCCGAAACCAGACATGGATGCCAAACAACAAGTTTTGGAATCCGAAGTCACTGAGTTGAAGAAGCAAATCAAGAACAAGCGAGAGGAACTTGAAGGCGGTTCGCCTTACAAGGAAATTCTGACCGCTGCAATCGAAGAGAAGAAAGAGAAAGAGATCGAAAAGGACGAAAAGGTCGCCAAGTTGAAGATCGCTGAAGACCAACTTCCTTATTACGATTTCTGGGTGAAGGCGTTTGGAGATAAGGGTATTCGCAAGTTTGTTGTTGATGGAATCATCCCGGCACTCAATGCACGCATTGCATACTGGATGGAACATCTTTATGAAGGTCAAATCGAACTTTCTTTTGACAATGAACTTGTTGAAACCATCAAACGCAATGGTGTGGATGCGTACTATCCGGCGTTGTCTAACGGAGAAAAACAGCGAGTGAACCTTGCTGTTTCACAATCGTTTGCTTACGTAATGATGTTGAATTCTGGTAGTTGTCCGTCACTTGCCTTCCTTGACGAAATCACCGGTGGTGGTATCGACAAGTCTGGTGTTAGCGGTGTTTTCAACATGATCTGTGAGTTGTCTAAGGAGCGTCAAGTGTTCATTACAACTCACAATCAATACCTATTGGACATGCTTGATGGGTACGAAGAAATCGTGCTTGTCAAAGAAGATGACATCACAACCCTCGTATCTTAAACACGCCGCTTGCTTAACAAGATGGGCTGTTCAACCTGTTTGGTTAATAGCCCATTTTTTATCTCTATCAACGTTAGATACCCTCACCGAAAATAGAATACGAGGAGAAAGATTATGGGAATCTTTGATAAAAGGGTGGCGTTCAAACCATTTGAATACCCCGACATCATGGAATACAAAGATGCCATTCGACATAGCTACTGGCTACATACAGAATGGAACTTTACGAGCGACATCCACGACTTCAAGAAACTAAATGAAGTCGAAAAGAACGCTCTCAAAAACGCCATGTTAGTCATTTCGCAGATCGAAGTATCTGTAAAGAAGTTTTGGACAAACTTGGGTGATCGCTTTCCAAAAGCGGAGTTCGATCAGGTTGGTACAACTTTTGGAGAGAGTGAAGTACGTCATGCCGACGCATATTCACACTTGCTGGAAGTTCTAGGTTTGAATGATCAATTTGCAATGTTGTTGCAGAACCCGGTTATTCAAGGTCGAGTAGATTATCTGTCGAAGTACCTGAAAGGTGCGGCAGACAATTCCAACCAAAATTACACACTGACGTTGACTCTGTTCTCGATCTTTATCGAGTACGTCAGCTTGTTCAGCCAGTTCGTTGTCATCAAGTCGTTCAATAAACACAAGAACATCTTGAAAGACATCGACAATGTTGTGCAGGCAACGCAGAAAGAAGAACAGATACACGCCATGTTCGGCGTCTGTCTCATCAACCACATCAAAAACGAGTTTCCTGAGTGGTTTAACGAAGAGTTCTATGCCAAATTGAAACGGGCTTGCCAAAAGGCTTATGACGCCGAAGTGAAGATTATCGACTGGATGTTTGAAGCTGGTGATCTTGACTTCTTAACCAAAGACCTTGTGGTTGAATTCGTTAAGGATCGTTTCAATGAAAGTTTGGTATTGATTGGCACAGAAGGTATCTTCGAAGTGGATACAGAGAAGTTGGAGGCACTTAGGTGGTTTTACGACGAGATTCACTCTGACGTAAACACCGACTTCTTCCACAAGAAACCAGTAACATATAGCAAGAAAATGCAAGCTATCACAGCAGGAGATTTATTCTAATGAGCAACGGCGATTACAGATGGTTGACCGCAGAGTCACAACAATTTTTGGAACGGGATTACCTTCTTCCCGGTCAAACAGTAGATCAACGAGTGGATCAAATTGCCGCTCGTGCCGAAGAAATTCTTGGCATGGAAGGGTTTGGTGCCAAGTTTAAGAGTTACTTCCAAAAGGGTTGGTTCTCGTTGAGCACACCTGTTTGGACGAACTTTGGTGTTGCTAGAGGTTTGCCTATCTCGTGCTTCGGATCATATATCGATGACAGCATGGTGTCTATTCTAAGCACACACGCTGAAGTCGGTATGATGTCTAAGGTGGGGGGCGGCACTTCCGGTTACTTTGGAGCATTACGCCCTCGTGGAACACCAATTCGTGACAACGGCGAGAGTTTCGGCTCTGTCCACTTTATGCAGTTGTTCGATAATTTGATCAATATCGTAAGCCAAGGCAAGACCCGACGAGGAAATTTCGCCGCTTACCTGCCTATTGAACACGCTGATATTCACGAATTTCTTGAGATTCGATCCGAAGGCAATCCACTCCAAGACCTGTTTACTGGCATTACTGTTTCCGACGAGTGGATGCAGTCGATGATCGACGGCGATCAAGACAAACGCAAAACTTGGGCGAAAGTGCTTTCAGCTAGAACAAATACGGGCTTCCCGTATATCATGTTCTCTGACACTGCCAACAACAATACTGTCGATGTTTACAAAGACTTGGGTTTGCGTATTTTGCATTCCAATCTTTGTAGTGAGATCATGTTGCCAGACGATATCCTCGAAGCGTTCGTCTGCGATTTGAGCAGCATGAACATTCTGTACTTTGACGAATGGAAAGACACGGATGCCGTTGAAGTTCTTACATTCCTGCTTGATGCAGTGATGACCGACTTCATCGAAAAGGCTAGAGATGTGCCATTCCTTGATCGTGCTGTGCGTTTCGCAGAGCGTCATCGTGCAATTGGTATTGGTTGGTTGGGATGGCACAGCTACTTGCAGAGCAAAATGATTCCATTCGAAAGCATGGAAGCCAAGTTGTTCAATACACAAGTTGCTCGCACCATTAAAGAACAATCATGGGCAGCATCCAAGAAATTGGCACAAATCTTTGGTGAACCAGAGATTTTGAAGGGTTACGGTCGTCGCAATACAACCTTGACAGCCATTGCACCAACGAAATCTTCGGCGTTCATCCTCGGACAGGTCTCCGAAGAAATTGAACCACACAGAGCTAATATAATGATCAAGGACTTGCAGAAGGGCAAATTCACGATCAAGAATAAGCATCTTGAAGAACTTCTGGAATCCAAAGGTAAGAACACCAACGAGGTTTGGGACAGTATCCTCAAACATGCCGGTAGTGTTCAGCATTTGTCATTCTTGACGGAACATGAGAAGAACGTCTTTAAGACATTCATCGAAATTTCGCCCAAGGAAATCATCATTCAAGCAGGACAGCGGCAGCGTTACATCGACCAGTCTCAGTCTTTGAATTTGATGATCGATCCAAAGGTTCCAGCCAAGGATGTCAATGCACTTTTGATTGAAGCTTGGCGTCTTGGTGTTAAGTCGTTGTACTACCAGATTAGCGTCAATGCTGCACAACAACTCACAAGAAGTATCTTGACTTGTCAGTCATGTGAAAGCTAAGGAATAAATATGCATTGTGTAGTACACGATTTAGAAGGAAGCTTTCCTTTAGCGGAAGCCTATCTTCGATCCATGATCAATGGAAATTATCGGAGCCTAATCGACCTGTGTTGTTGTCACGCACAACTCACAGGTGTTTTGGGCTTTGAAAAGCGTCGTTATCTCGACGTAATTGAAAGAACGTTGGCACACCCTAGTGAACAAAATTTTTTTGTTCAAACCGATGTCCTCAAAGAACATGAATTGTTCAATGAACATTGGGATGTTGCAACATGCTTAGACGGCATTGAGCATGTTACAAAAGAACAAGGTCTTTTACTGAGAGACCGAATGGTAGCGATTGCCGATCTTTCGATTATCTTCACACCAGCCGATCCTTGGTGTATGTCGTCGCCGGGCGACGACAAGTGGGAGAATCCAGAAAGTCACAAGTCCGTTTGGTCAGCAGATGATTTCCCCGGATGGGCTACCATCACTCTCAAACGTTATCATCCAACGTTGGGAATTGGAGCTTTTTTCTCATGGTACAACAAAAACGTCGATATGAAAAGCGACTTCGAGAGAGTCGTGCAGGAGTTGGGTCTATGCCAAGCTTAGGCGGAAGCATCTTCGCACACAATGCAGTGAAATTTGACTATTGCCTCAAAGAAGCAATTGCAAGTTTGTGTTATGTGTGTGATGAGGTTGTTGTTCTTGATGCACAAAGCGATGATGAAACTCTCGACTTAATGCACGCTTGCAAAGAACAACACCCTAACCTAAGAGTTGCCGCTGGTGCCCAATGGGAGTGTGCTCAAAACTACGAACGCCTCTCCATTCTAGCCAACCAAGCCAAACAACTACTCAATACCGACTGGCATTTTATGCTTCAAGCAGACGAGGTTGTCCACGAAGATAGCCGCTTGGAGATCAAAAAGGCAGTCAATATCGCACAGAAGTATGGCTATGAGTCATTCCAGTGCCGACGTATCAATTTGTTTGGTGACATGAACCACTATCTGCGTTTTGATTTGCCACAGGATCGCAAACCTTGTAGTGATATCGTCAACAGACTTGGACTCAAACATTGGAATGCTGTCGGAGATGCCGAGTCCCTTGGCGTAAGCGGAGACACTTGCTGCACAAACCGTGTAGACGGAATACAAATTTGGCATTATGGTCTTGTTCGTGATAGTCAAATCATGTGTGACAAAGTGATCTCAATGCAAAGCTGGTTTCATGGGAAAGGTGCCACACCCGATCAGCGTGTTGTTGAATGTAAAAACACAACAGGTAAGTTTGATTGGACAAAATTCAAAGAACGATCTGACATCACGAGAATTACTTGGAATCACCCTAAGTTTTCTAAGGAATGGGCTGAGGCTCGCCAAAAAGAGAAAATTCCTGTGGAGTAGGAACATGATCACATGGGGCATAAGTGCATTAACGCATGATGCATCGATATCTGTAATCGATGGAAATCAAATCCTTTTTGCAGCACACGCAGAGCGGTATTCGAAAGTCAAGAACGACCCACATCTCAACGACAAAATCATTCGGGCGGCTCTTGAATATGGGTCGCCCGATTCTGTTGTATGGTTCGAGGATCGTTGGCTGAAGAAGTGGCGACAGTTCAAAAATTTCCAATGGCAATATCTTTTTAACCTCGACCGTTGGCCAAACCGCTATATGCGTAAGTTTGGAATCAAACAAGAGGTTGTTTCCGTCAAACATCATCTCTCACACGCTGCCGCTGGCTTTCTTACCAGTCCATTTGAAGACGCCTGTATTCTTTGTATCGACTCACTTGGCGAAGAAAACACAATTACTGTTTGGCATGGTGATGGTACAAAAATTGATCTTCACGATGAGGTCAATTACCCTCATTCATTGGGCATGTTATACACTGCGTTCACGCAACGTTGTGGGTTGATCCCCAATGAGGAAGAATACATTTTGATGGGTATGGCACCTTATGGTGAACCCATCTACGATACCGAGATTGTTCGTGACTTTTTGAAAAGTCCAACATTTGCTCTTCGTCGAAATGTTCATAAGGGAATTGGTAATTGGATGCCGCACGCTAAGAAAGAAGACTTAGCTGCCAGCATTCAAAGAGTGACTGAATACTGTCTCGATTCCATTCTTTCCAAATACACTGGTCTATCTGACAACCTTGTATTCATGGGCGGCGTGGCATTGAACTGTGTTGCAAATCGTTTGTTGCACAAATACTTCGACAAAGTTTGGATCATGCCTAATCCCGGCGATGCAGGCTCTTCGCTGGGTTGTGCAGCATACCATGCCGGTGTTCGCTTAGATTGGAAGGGTCCGTATCTCGGCAACAATATCGACCGCCCATATCCAGTGGAACAAACACATGAAGAACTACTCAAGGGCAACATCGTTGGTGTCGCAAATGGTCGTGCTGAGTTCGGTCCAAGAGCTTTCGGAAACAGATCGCTCTTAGCTGATCCTCGGACTTTGGAGATGAAGAATAAGGTCAATGAGATTAAGAGGCGACAGAAATTTAGACCGTTCGCTCCCGTTGTTCTTAAACAATTTGCAAACCAGTATTTCGACCTTAAAGAAATAGGCTTGCAAGACTCACCATACATGCAGTACACTGTTCGCTGTAAATTCCCAGAAATGTTTCCAGCGATTGTGCATGTGGATGGCACTTCAAGGATTCAGACTATTACAAGGGAACAAAACCCCGGATATTACGATTTACTGGTGCGATTCTATGAGTCAACCGGGTGTCCGATGTTACTGAACACCAGCTTAAACATTCGTGGTATGCCGATGGTTGACGACGAACAAGACGCACGAGACTTTGAGCGTGCTTACAACGTAAAGGTGCTTTGATGGTACTTCGAATGAAAGAGAAGATTGGCGATTTCAGAGTGTATGAGGACAAAGAAGAAAACGGTCCTGTCGTCCTCAAGTTTTGTGGTGTTCAACACCCGATGAAAGAGGAAGAAGTGGTGCCGACAATTCAGAAAGTTTTGGACCGAACGATAGACAAGCTTACAGAAAAGCTTGAGTCGGGTCTAAAGATGGTCGATTTGGATGAAACAATTGGTTTTTTGCAGATGATTCGTGACCTTACTGTACCTGAAGTTGGGTATTTTTACTGTCCAAATCCACCCAATTTAGAAACCCAACCAATCCTTACAAAGTATGGACAAAAATTGAAGGAACAAGAAAATGAGTAAGAAGTATATTGCGTATTTGGCTGGACCAATCACAGGGCTTTCTTTCGACGGTGCCGTAGACTGGCGTGAAGATTTCATCCAACTCCTGCCTGATGAAATCGCAGGTATGAGTCCTTTGCGTGGCAAAACATACCTAGAAGGTTCTGAGAGCATCGCAGCATCGTATGAGAAGATTGTTTTGTCTTCTGCAAGGGGTATCACAACCCGTGATTACAATGATTGTAAACGCTGTGATGTTTTGGTTGCAAACCTTCTGGGTGCAGACAAAGTTTCCATTGGAACGGTCATGGAAATTGCTTGGGCTAAAGCGTTCCAGACACCTGTGGTTGCCATTATGGAGCCATCAGGTAACCCACACGAACATCCAATGATCACCGAATGTATCGGTTTTCGAGTCACGACCTTGGAAGAAGCGGCGGATATTGTTAAAGTAGTCCTGTTGCCTGCACCCCATAGGAAGGAGTGAAATCGTGGACAAAGTTATCGGCGTTCTTCTGACTTTAGGCGTTTTCGTGTTGGTGATCGCCATCGGTCCCATCTTCACATTATGGTCTATCAACTTTCTCTTTCACACAGAGATTCCCATCAACTTTTACTCGTGGTGTGCCGTTGCTTGGCTAACGTTCATTATTCGAGGCGGTATTAAGACACAGTTCTCGAATAGTAACACACGGTCGTAATTCACAACGATACATACTCGCATATAGGGACGAGGAGAGTATTGTAAATGAGCAAGTATATTGTAGTCGTTGGTGGGGTTTATAGCGGCACTGGCAAGGGCATCAGTGCCGCTTCTATTGGGCTTCTGCTTAAAATGCGAGGGGTAGATGTCCAACTAATCAAATGTGACCCGTACCTGAATTTGAACGCAGGTACGATGAATCCACGTCAGCACGGAGAAGTCTTCCTTTGTGAAGATGGTTCGGAAACAGACCTTGATCTTGGTCATTACGAACGTATCACCGGCATTGAGATGTCTCAAAAGAACATCTTTACAAGTGGAATGCTTTACCAGAGCCTTCTCCAAGAAGAGGCAGAAGGTAAATTCCTCGGCGAAACCGTTCAGATTGTCCCCCACGTCACAAACAAAATCCAAGATCATCTCTACAATGTCGGCAAAGAGTCTGACATTACAATTGTTGAAATTGGTGGAACAGTAGGCGATTTTGAAAGTGGTGCTTTGTTTGAGTCGATTCGTCAATTCAAACAGGCTAAACCAAACGACGTTTCTGTTGTAATGGTTGCTCCAATCATTTGGAACGATACTGTCAAAGAATTCAAAACCAAACCGCTCCAAAATGCCGTGCGTTCACTCCAAGCGACTGGTTTGCAGCCCGATATTCTACTTTGTCGAGTAGACAGACCACTTCCAGATGAGTTGATGGATAAAGTCTCAAAATTGACAGGCGTTTCTCGTAGTGCTGTTTTTGACGCACCAGATGTGAAGTCGATTTACGAGGTTCCGATTGAATTTTGGAAACGTCATATTGATGATCTATTTGTGGATATGTTTCAGCTTCGAAGAACTGGCTGTCGTATTCACAAATACAAAGAGCTAGTTGAACGTTACAATAATGGTGCCGAACTCCAAAAGGTAACCATCGGCATTGTTGGGAAATATGAGAACTGTTCTGAAGCTTATATCTCACTCAAAGAAGCTCTGGTACACGCTGCCGTTGAGAACAACGTTCTTTGTGACATCCGTTGGATCAATGCAGAAGACCTAGAAGGTGCTACTGACCGCCGTAGTGTTTGGCGTCATTTTGAAGGCATTCATGGTGTGGTTGTTCCGGGCGGCTTCGATGTGCGTGGAGTTGAAGGCAAAATCAATGCAATCAACTACGTTCGTGAAAAGAAAATCCCATTTTTTGGCATTTGTCTCGGTCTACAATGTGCGGTTATTGAATTTGCACGCAATGTGATCGGCATTCCAGATGCCACGAGCGAGGAGTTCAAACAAGATGGTACGAATGTTATTGAGTTCGTACAAGGACAAGAGAGTATTCGCAAAAAGTCTGGAACCATGAGACTCGGTTCTTATGACTGCGAAATCAAGAAAGACACCATCGCCAGAGAACTGTATGGCAAGAAAGCTATTAGCGAAAGGCACCGCCACCGATATGAGGTTGCCGACGCTTTCACCAAGGAATACTCCAAAAAAGGCTTTAAGGTGTCAGGACGCAATCCACAGACAGAACTTGTGGAAATCATGGAATTAGACCCCTCTACGCATCCTTTCTTTGTCGGGACGCAAGCTCATCCAGAGTTTAAGAGTCGTTTGGGGTCGCCAGCACCGTTATTCAACGGCTTCATGAAAGCTGCACATGTAAAAAGCAAAGAGTAGACGTAAATAAGACATGTCAAAGAACTTCACTTTCGCAGACTTTCTTATCAATGAAAACCGTGCCTATCTTGGGCACATGGTTGGTGATATTCTAACGGCTGCACACGATCTACAAGATGATATCGATAGTCTGGGTGCCAGACAAGTTGCGAGGATGTCTGACAACATTGTCAATCAAATTCGCAAAATCCTACACCGTCAATGGGAAGCCCATCAGCAAAAGCATCTTCGAGAGCTTCAAGCTATTGCTGTAATGATTAAGAAGGCTATTGACGAGAAGAAGGAAAAAGGGACAACTTACGACTTGAAGGAGACCATCAAAATGGCGATCCAAAAGTTGGAAGATGTATCTTCTAAGTTGGGTACGCCAGTGAACAAAGCAGAAGCACCGCCAGCAGATGTCGGTCAAGAGCTTGGTCAAAATGACTTCGAGCTTACTGGTAACGGTCCGAACAAAAAGAAAAACATTGACGGACCGAAGAATGACGACGAGCAATGGCAAGTCAACAAGAACGCCGATCAACAGGGCGGCATGGACATGGAACAAGAACCTTTAGAATAACTTGTTCTTCCTTCTTGTCATCCAATCCTTGAGTGTGTTCTCTTTTGGTTTGGACTTAAAGAGTTCTTCTTGTAACTTCTTGACGATTTTGTCCTCTTCGGACTCTTCTTTTGGCTCGTCATCTGAAAACAGTAATGCTTTGATACGAGCGATTTCATCGTCTTCTTTTTTTGGTTTTCGAGACGTATTTTCCCCGGTAAAGCTGGGGCGTGCTTTCATACTATCGAACATAGATAGAAGTTCTTCTTAAATGGCTGATGGCACCATGCTTGGTGCTCTAGCAGCGACTTGGGATTCTTTTTCCCGTCGAGCAGTCATTTCCCTTTTACGCAAGCTAGCTGCAAGTTTTCTCTGGTAGGGATTTGTAATCACCACCCACAGTCTTTTCGACTGAGACTCTTTGGGCAGAAGAAATGTCACATCCTCAAGATGAGTTGATGGGATGTGATATTGCCCACGACGGTCTGTTTTATTGACATGCTTGCTCAGATAGCCCATCTGAGACGGCTTTCTGTTCGGTCGTACTATTACAGTACGACGTACTGGATCAGATTCAACAATTTCGGTAACATACTGAGAAATATCAAACCTATCAGGATCGGCACTTGGACCAAGACTCAAAAACGGGAACTGGTTCAATTCGTTGTATTGACGATTCAGTAAGTGGATTCCAAAGAACACAAGATCGCCGGGATTTTGCAAAGCATCCATAAAACCTCCGTACTCAACGAGCACAGGTTCGGTTTCATCTTGTGTTTCGAGCCATGAAAGAAAATCGTCCATCCAACCTCCGGTCTTAAAGTATCTATTGTTTTTGGGATCGAAAATTGCTACAATCGAATCTTACAGTAAGGGAACAACTATGTGCGGAATCGCAGGATATATCGGCAAAGCTAAAAAGCCGAAAGTAACACACGACTTAACCACTCGCATCTTTGCTCGGCTTGAAAGTCGAGGCACGGACGCCGCTGGTATTTGGGGTCTTGAATCAAAAGAGAAACCCAAAGTCATCTATCACAAAGCACCAATCAAGAGCAGCGAATTTATGCAGATTCCGATTTGGGCAAAAGTACAAAATTTGAACCCTAACCTTCTTCTTGTACATGCTCGCCGCACATCGCCCGGTGTCGGGCACGCTCGCAACAACGAAAATAATCATCCCTTCGTGTCAGAAGATAAACGTATCGGCGTTATTCACAACGGGAAGATTCATGAAGCATCATTCCTTACAGATAAGTATGAAACACAAACAGACTGTGACTCAGAAATCCTGTTGAGAATGTATGAAAATGCAATTGTTGAACCGCCACTGTTAATCCCAAACACGCCACAATACATGCAAGAACGACTTGCGTCTGTACACGAGTTCTGGTCGGTCGTTCGTCAAGGTTCTTGTGCCGCCATGATCGGCGAGTTGCACGTTGATGGCTCAAGAACCCTTATGCTGTTTCGTAATAAGAAACGCCCTTTATGGGTGGCTGACCTACGAGAAACACTCGGTCAAGTTTTCTTCTTCTCAGAAACCGAAATTTGGCACCAAGCCGTTTCTGAATGTAACTTCTCAAAAGAAATCGGAACTCAAAAACTTGCCGAGCTACCTGTAAATGAGGTCTGGGGTTTCAAAATTGATCAAGAAAATCAAATTGTAACAGATTCCAATTTCCACAGAGTTGCAATCAAAACAGACAAATCTGTTTCAAAAGACTGGACGGCAAGCGGGAAGAAAAGACCAATTCAACCCAAGAAAATCAACCTCTCAATCGTTACTGATTTGGATGCTAAAGGAAACGCTCCAAACCAAGTTCCAGCCAAAACTGTTTACGCACCACCGTCCTCTTCAACATTTTTCCATCCTGATATTGGATACCAAGTCAGCGGACCTTGGGCACATGATTGGAAAGATCGCTGGGGTCACTTCGACAGACAAGTTTCTCAAAGTAAGGCGAGCAATGTGATACAAGAAACCCTTGATGTAGATGAAGATGACGACACAACCGTCGATGACGATAAACTCTGGATGGAAGAACATACCAGAGATGGCTTTGAAAACGAACAGAACTTCAAGGAAGCTGCCGACGAAGTTGCCGCTCGTTGCGAAGAAATTAAACGTTTGGTCGATCAGATCGAAACAAATTTTGTAAATGCGGGACTTGAGGGCAGTATCACTTCCGACGATTTTCAGGAACTTCTTACAAGTCTTGAGCAAACACAACAGGACTTGGAAGGCACTGTTCATTTCTTACCAAAGTTTTAATCACCATACTCTGTTAAGGGTATGGACGAATCATTTGAAGAAGACCTAGAAGTAGACGATTTGCTTGAAAATGAAGCTCGTCGAAAGAAAAAGGTCAATGGAAAAAAGAAGGGGAATCGTGTCGAACTTGAACTTTGTAAGCTACTTACAAAGCATCACGGCGACACATTTTCACGCTCGGTCGGTTCTGGCAATCGATGGGGTCAAGTTACGCACATGCCAGCACATGCCAAACAAACACTTGTAGGAGACATTTGTGCTCCTGAAAAATACAAGTGGGTTATTGAGTGCAAGGGCGGCTATGACGATGACGTAGACTTCAGTAGCGTAATGGATGGTGGTTGTTCTCGTATCGACAGTTTCATCGAACAATCTGAGAACGATGCCAAAACCAGCGGGCGTTTACCAATCATCATGTGGAAGCGAAGTAGAAAACCTTGGCTGGCAATGGTTCGAGCCGTCGATTTCAACAAACAGTTCGATTTCCAGATGCGTTACAAAGATTGGACTATCGTGTCTTTGGACGTACTGTTAGCAAACACAGACAAGGAGTTTTGGTTCGATGCCTAACACCGATAAACTAGCTTGCGATTTAGTATCTCACAACTTCGTAGATGCTTCTAAGGTTCAAGACCTGATCGCATTCTTGCGTGAATATCAGTACCACGATGAATTTCACTATATGGCGTTGCTTGCAAGCAACGAAGAGAAACGATCCGAAACTGGTGTTTGGCGTTGTTACGGGGCATTAGAAAATGCTCCGATGAACGTAGGCACTCTGGTCGGTAAATGTTTCTGGCATGACGGTAGTAATGACAAAGATTGGGTAAAAGTTTGCGACTTTGTTTTCGATCCCAAAGGAGCGTTCATTGCAACTCGTCTTGCAGAAAACCATCTTGACGTGGAGGTTGCTGAGGGTCTAATATGCCCCGATAGTGGTCTTTTGTTTTTGAGATGGAATAAAGACCCCGGCGATCACACAAAGGTAGTAGTTGACTATGAATACCCTCGTTCTTGAACCACAAACCGCCCCGGCTGGACCTCCAAACAAACCGCCAACGAAAGTCGCTTTAGCAAGCGATTTCCCAGATGAAATCCAAGAACTAGGCGACCGCATCGCATCACTCAGTATCAAACAATCAGTTGAACTTGCACATTATATGAAGGAGCATCACGGATGGGACGGATTGCCTGTGTAGATTTTGATGGCACAATCGTTGAACATGCTTTTCCAAAAGTTGGAAAACCACTCCCCGGTGCTCTTGAAACCCTAAAAGAACTCAAAAACGCTGGTTGGAAGTTGATCCTCTTCACGTGTCGTGAAGATGAAGGTTACAACATCAATAAGCAATATCTCAAAGATGCAGTCGAGTTCTGTAAAGAAAACGGCTTGGAGTTTGATGGTGTAAACGAATCACCCAAAGACTTGGACTTCAGAGACAATGGTGGTCGTAAACCTTATGCCACTGTCTATATTGACGACCGACAATTTGGTGGATTGCCAAATTGGGATGCTATTCGTCGCACATTGATGTTTGATCACGAGATCAAGTGGGAATGTGTACCACCTGTTGATCGTCGTAATGATGCCGATTTTCATCGTACTCGGCGATTGGGTGAAACTTGGAAAGCCCATGAACGTCGAGTTGCTGAGGGTTGGTTTGAAAAATATGCACCAGCTAACGCACCGGGCATTGACATCGGATGTCAATACGATTGTTTGAATCAAACTTTCAGACGTTGGGATATTGCATTTGGCGACGGCGATGCCGAATTGATGGAAGGTGTGCCAGACGAGTCATTCCAAACAGTGTATGCCAGCCATATTTTGGAACACATCAACAACCCCAAGAAAGCGATTGAAAACTGGTGGCGGATTCTAAAGCCGGGTGGTCATTTGATTATCATGGTGCCTCATAGAGACCTATATGAGAAGCGTAAGACTCTGCCAAGCCAATGGAACGGTGAACACAAATGGTTTTGGCTACCTGAAGAATCAGAATCTCCTTGCACAATCTCTCTAAAAGGTTTGCTAAATAAAGCGATTCCAGATGGTGAAATCTTAAGCCTCAAGGTTTTGTCTGATGGCTATGATCATTCACTTCCTGTGAACGCACACCCTGTTGGCGAATTTAGCATAGAAGTAATTGTTAGGAAATCTGGTGGCATACAGTAGCGAAACAGAAAAGATATATTCCAAGATCAAAGATCACGTACAAGGTCGTGTACTTGATATTGGTTGCGGCACACACAAGGTCACACCAGATGCGGTTGGTATTGATGGTCGATCAACAGAGTGTGTCGGGATGTTGAAAGATGGTCTATCTAAATTCGAAGACCACATGTACAACACCGCCGATACCGTGTTCTCATCACATGTTCTTGAACACATGGAAGACGATTATGCTACACTCATAGAGTGGACGAAGTTACTCAAGCCGGGCGGCAAGCTCATTCTTTATCTACCTGATGGCGACCATTACAATAATGGTGATAACTTGGAACACATGAGAGATTACAGGTACGCCCAATTCATGATGTTCTTCAAACGTGCTTTCTGTGGCGAAGGTAAGAATTTTCGAGGAGAACATTTGCCAAAGTTGTACGAGCTAATTGATCATGGCAAAGACTTGGGTGACGATAAGTATAGCTTCTTTTTGGTTGCTCAAAAACTATAAGAATGGTTTGAAGCCGATCACCTTTACCATGTCTGGGTTTTTATCGGTAATCGCCATCAAATCTTCTGAATCAACCCAAAGCTTCTCTGCCAAATCGACAACTTGATCGACCGTGATTTGGATGAGTTTTGGTTCACTAGGCACATTCAATCCTAGCGTCAAATCACGCATGAAGCTTACTTTCATCTCGATCTCAGCCGCCTTTTCTTTAATCTTTGATTGAGCCTCGGCGAAGAGATGAACATTTTGTTCGTTCACACAGATTTCAGGTATTCCATAAGTTGGATTGAAGTCTACAAAATCCACACCTAACTCTTTCGCCAACACAACCATATCTTCGGCTTCATTGATGTTTAAGAGGTTCAGATTATTGTGGATGCCAGCAACCTGACTCGGCGTCTTCTCTTGACAGTAATTTTTAACATTCTCTTTGACTTTCTCAAACATATCCCAGCGACGGATAAGTTTGAATGTGCTCGCTGTGGCGGCATCCAAAGAAAAAGTAAGACTTGAGAATGGATACTCTAAGAACGCAACACGTCTTTTCTGATCTAATATCGTGGCGTTCGTGGTTGTGCTTACAAATACACGATCCTTGTGTGACCTCATATCTAAGAGATCAAACACTTCAAAGATTTTGTCTTTCCAGAATGTCTCAGCAATGCCTTGAATGTGAAACTTATCGATGTATTGAATGTACGGTTTGATAACCGCACAGATTTCGTTGACACGATCTTTTTGCACCGTGCCATACAAATGACGTTCGCACATCAAGCAAGCCGGGTTCTTTTTGTTTGGACTCAGACCACCGACATTGCAGTGGGAGTCTGGGAGATCGAGTTCGATCTCCGTAGGGAATGGATGTGGGTTAGAAACATCCACAATATGCCACAGTCGCTCTTCAGAAGTAAGGTGAGCGTAAGGGCAAGAAGCTGTTTGACAGGCGGTTGGTAAAAGATTGTCGCCAACCTTCTCACGAATAGAGTTGGCGACAATCCCTTTCCAAACAGCCTCGTATCCGTATTCCAGAATGTTACCAATGGCTCCACGCTGCATGAAACAGCAGTTACCACAAGTACCATCAGATTGGATTTTGATACGTCGATACGGGTGTGAACAGTAAGCTTGATTCCTCATACACTAACAGAGTTAGTGTTAGTCAAGATCGGTTATGGCTTTCACACCACTCTGCCAACCTTTTGAAGACATCATGCCTGATGGTGCCCATCCATCACCAAGGATGAACTTCATCCAACCTTCAAAGTCAGTGTCCTTGGTAACGCTGTCGTCGTTCTCAACCATCCACTGAGCAAGCTCTTCAGGATTGACGAATGGGGGAGAAACCGGCGAACCCTCGCTGACAGTTTCCCAAATTTGGAACGCTTCGCCTTCGGGTGGTTGTTCTTCTTCCCACTCTTCGGCTTTCTTCTCCATCTCAGCAGGTTCCCAATAATTGCACTCGCCTTTACAGGTGGGGCAAAGTGGGTCAATTCCCTCTCGTTTTGCACGAGCTTTCATGCAAATCCAAAAGTTGCTGCCGTGACCCATTCCGTGCATCGACCATGCATTGACTTCTTCGGCGGTTGGGTGATAACCGTTCGGGAATGGTAACCAATAGCGACTGGTGTACTCTTCCCAAGCCGCAGCCCAGAATTCGGCTCCATCACCTTGGGGATAACCAGCTTCTTCCCAAAGAAAATAAGCACGGGTACGCACGGCATCTTCCAAATTGAAGTCACCAATAGGTCGATGTGTGAAGTCATAAAGACGACCATCTTCGACCAAAGCATCCACGTCAGCTTGACAAAGCTGGTGTGCCCACTGGTTCTTCCAAAGCCCGTACATCCGTTTGATTTCACGATCAACGGCTTCCTGCATCGTGTAGTAGCCGTCTTGCGTGTAGTAGTCCTTCTCACCACGATCTGCCGCAAGCCTTTGCGAGTGTTCAATCTTCCTCTCTACAGAAAGACGTAGATGAGGACAATCGATGCTCAACGGCTTTGCACCAATCGAGGTTGCATCAAATTCGACGTAGCCATACCACTCATCTTGTAGTCGTTTACCTTCGGGAGAATATCCAGAACCTTCGCATTCCTCACATTTGAAGGAATACTTGTAGAAAGGATTGATGAAACCCTTCCAGACTTTGCTCAGTGGCCAATCGAAATCGGCAGGGACTCGTTTGACTTCACGACCCATGTTAAACCTCCTCAAGTTCTTCGGGATCAAGACACATTGAATCTTGCATACTCGGTTCTCCAACCGGGTTGCAAACAGCCCATTTATCATCCTGAGTCATCCATTTGAAGATGACCTCAGTGCCAGCAGAGTTGCCGTCGTAATACTTCTTCATCTTGTATGTTTTGCCGGGGATCAACTCGCTACGCTTCATCGTTCTACTCCCAATGTTTGGTCCAATCCTCGCCCAAGGTTTCCTTGAGTTTGTCATGGTAGTTTTGAGTTTTGATTTTACACATCCAAAGATCGTGTCCAGCACTTCCCTTACAAATTACGCCTTCTGGAATCTCATTGGCGATTGCAAGTTTTGAAGTACAGTCGTATTCGCTACTGCGAATTTGTGCGATGAACTCGTCGTCCAAATGACGACGTTCAAGAAGTTCGGCAACTTCAAGATGCCCGAAATCATCCAAGAACTCTTTGGGACTCAGAAGACCCTTCTTGTGAATGTTGACATCAAACAAAATGAGGGTCTTGGGATCATCGGGTTTGTGCTGACCGGCGAAAGTTTTGGCACCGAACCACTCAGCAAACACAATCACATTGGTGGCGTGTTGATATCGTTTGTTGGTGGTGAAGATTTGAGCCAAACCGTCTGCGTATCTTTGACGGAAGAGTTCTATGGCAGAACCGTAGATGGGATGGCTGGAATCAAACATGGTTTTTCGAGTACCAAATTTGTACCAGCCTTGTTTCTTCGACCACTCAAAACGAAGATTACTGCCATCGTATTTCACGAATACGTGGCACGGTTCATCACGAGGGGCTTTGCCCGAATGTGGAATACTTGGGTAGGTCTTCAAAGTAAATCCTTTTCTCTAAGTCTGATTTGTATTCTTTCGAATACCAGCCTAGTGTCCTCTGGACTTGGAGTCCATTGATTCATTAAATGAGTGGGAACATCGTTCCAAGCATTTTCATAGTTGGTTACGTTGTAACCACGACGGCGGCACTCATTGTGGATCGAAATATATCGCAGTTTCAAGTACCCAAGTTTGTCATAAAAGAACTTCACGTGACCTTTACCAAGAGTGAAGTTCTTAGGAATTCCCTCAATTTTGGCTTTTCCACTTGCAACCATATTGGGTATGCGTTTGATTTCACGATGTTCGGCTAACAAGTGTTGACGATGTAGAGAAGCGGGATCAATACCCGCATTGATTCTGGTCATTGTCGTATCCGATCTTCGATGTGTGATCATTTTACGAAGATTGTGTTGTTTGTCAAACAAAGAAAGCCGGGTTTCCCCGGCTTTCTTTTTCGTCATTTAGAATCAACCTGTGTACTTCTCAAGCTCTCGCCTGAGTCGTTCATTTTCTTCTTCGAGACTTTTCTTCTTTTTGGCATCAGCAATTTCTTGCTTCAACCGTTCGTTTTCGCTTTCGAGATCAACGGTCTCTTCACGACGACGAACAGGACGTTCAACACGTCTCGTCTCTGGGAACTCATATCCCACATCATACCCACGCAAGAAAATTTGCAGTGTGGTTGACGTATCTTCGAGATCAACGTAGGTTGTACCAAAACGCTGACCTGTTGCAGTTCCCTCAACAGTGCATCCATCCTGCACAGCAGGACTTGAAACACTAGGCATCGAGATTCGCTTGAACTGTGCGATGTCTTCGGATGGTGCAGCGTGACAAGACATCTCGGCACCAGCACTTGAAGCCAGAGAATTGTAGCTCAAGCCACTAGACATACTCCTGACTTTATCACCCATCGAGTAATCGCTGGTCATTCCACCATTGTGGACTTCAGGACCGCCGCATGTAACGGATTGGTCGTTGAGCCACAAAGGTTCGTAAGGACGCCAAGGATTTGGATAGATCGGTGGAGAAACACGACGAGTTCGAGGGTAGTAGTGATTGTGGTGGTGATGAATCTCACGCACCGGCTCATACTTCTTCTCAAGCGTGAACTCGGCTTTCACAACACCCTTTTGCTTGTCGTAGTTAGGACCGTTTTTACCGGCGTCTACGGCTTCAGCAGAGTCGAGTGGCACGAGTACAAAAGCTGCATCACGATTGTTGTGACGCTTGATGTCGATGTGATCGTTGGCAGGGATGACGTAACCGCCAGCACCACTTACCAGTTCACCGTCGATCCAGAACTTCACGACAGCACGTCGGTCGTTCTTGTTACGGAATCTTAGAACGTATTCCGTATTGAAGGGAATTTGAACTTCGCCATTGGCAAGTTCTTTGACGGGCTTGCCGTCAACCAAAACACACATAACGAACTTATTCGAGTACACCATTTGTACCTCCTCAAAACCTAGTATTGTTCAAACCTGATCCTCACAGGCATTGAGAGTCCGTTCGCAGGGACTCTCTTGGCGGCTAGGTCAAACCACCGAGGATGTCTTTATATTAGCAGCACTGCCCCAATTTTGAAAGAGCGTTGGCGATATTTTCTTTTGCCAATCGATCTCCGTACTCGTTGAGACTTTCGGTTCGAAAGATTCGATCCCGATCTAGTATCATCTTCAAGAAGCTACCACGTCCTTCATTGTACTGCTTAGGAGTACAAATGTTGGAAAACTCTCTTGCAACACATTCCGAAGCCGCTTCATGGTTCTTCCATTCCCAAGTGAAGTTGGAAATGTCCAAATCCATGATTGCATGGAATTTTCCCTCAAGCTTTAGGTTGTTGAATTCTGCCGTGGCGTTTACGAGAAGATCAGCTTTATCCAGCGAATCTTCATCGCAAAATGGCTGCATCATCGAACGCATGAATTGTCCACTGGACTTTTCATTAACGCCCGGTTTGGCACCTACAACGTAGACGGCATCGTGGAACCAGATCGCAAGATGATGCTCTGGTGAGTTCCATGCTTCTAAGAACTCTGGAAATTTGCGTTCTTTGGCAAACTTATAGAAATCTTGAAAGATGGACATCACGTGTACCGGAGTGTGATAGTGAAGTCGCTTGTCACTCATTCGAGTCCAAAGCGTTTCACCAATCACCAAGGCACTGGCGTGGTCAACGTTCATGTATCTGTGGGCGAAGTTTGCAAAATTAGACACAAAGTCGTTTTGCACCGACCGGTAGGTATGATCTCGTTTGTCGTTAAGATCAAAGAAATTCGTGTAATCGAACTTGAAATCGTACATCTTGTACCTCCAAAAGGAATTAGGTTTCGTTCTCGTCAATGAGATACCGTAACCTCGCCAAAAGAGGACATTTTTCATGCCATCTGGTTTGGGTTTTTCCATAAAAACTTTAAGCTCATATCGTAACAGAAGTTACGTCACAAGATCAAGTCAGATCGATTACAAAAATACCAGCTTTATGTTATCAGATTAACACGTGTTGTTATCATTCTGACTCAGGTTTATCTGCCACTTCGATTTCCAGTTCAGTTTCGCTCCACTCTTTATCCGGGTCGGAGTCAAAATCTTCTGGCTCATGGTATTGCAGCTTATTGTTAGAACATTCGCCTGATTGGTATTTCAGAATCAGGAGATGTCTTACTGGTACGAATTCATCTGAAGGTTCCACTCCAAAGGTTGCACCATCTTCTGGTGTACTCAAACCGCACCTGTGAGAGATAAGCTCAAGTCCACGGAAACGGATTCTAGCAACCTCCCGCTCTGCCTGATCCATAAGGATCAATGTCAGGCAGTCTTGTTGCAGTTCGCCGAGTGGCTTATCTTGATTCTCTTGTTTTTTCTTATTGATGCTTATCAGCCAATCATAAGCTGAAAAGGCTGGCGTTTCATCAATGAGCATCTCGATCTCACGTGTTACACAATTCCATTCAAAGGAACGTACAAAGGATCGCAGATGTGGTTTGCTTTCTGGAATGGCGAAGTAGTTTTGGGCATCCGGCATTTTTGGCAAGTTCGTTGCGTCAACATCTTTTCCGCCCAACAATGCTTCTAGTCCGTCTTTTGGCGGACTTACTTTAATTGGTCTTACTCGTGTTACATGATCCATCGGATTCCCCTTTTTTCTTCACTAATGACTTTCGTACAACGGTGTCGAAACTAAGCAATAACTGCTGGTTTGACGTGTCACTTATACTGTAGTCGAAGCCACTTAACTGATGATCGAGAACTTTGATTCCCGTAAACTTCATTTCGTAGAGTGGCGAACCACAACCGTCATAAGTTGTAAGAGTAAGTTCGTCCGATAGTTTCTCGGAAGCTAGGTCAAAAATCCAGTCGTGCAAACTTTGTGCAAAGTCTGTTTCATCAATGATTTCATAGACCTCCAAGGTAAGTGTTCCACCAGTAAAGTGTGGTTTTACTTTAACGACGAAATGTTCAAGCCTTGGCAAACACTTGCTTTTCAACAAAAATCGAAAAGCTCTTGGGAAAATCACATTGGGACGACCGATCTCGCCAATACCCATGCGAATATGGTTTTCTTTTTCAGAGACGGGTTGATTTCTACTTTTGTACTCTTCAGCCCCTCTCTTACTTAGTTCTTCTCCAATGTTCAATTTCTCTTTTGCTTTTTCAAGCAATGGAATGTTCACATTGGCTTTAAGCATCATTGCTTCTAAGTCTGCGATGATGCTTCGCAGAATTTCTTGTCTTTCGCTCATGCGTTCTCCTTATGTGGACATACGCCACCATTTTTAGATTTACCGATATTACAATTCCAACAAAGCACTTGAAAACCTATGGGAAAGTTTTTCTGTTTCAACCATTTGTACAACATACTTTGGTGTAATTTTTTGCGATGATTCGAGCCGTCATTGTTAACATGATCAATGGTCAAGAACTTTTCCATTGTTTCACCACAACAGTTACAAATTGCACCGCCATAAGCTTCAAAAATCTCTTTTCTCAAAAGTTTTCGATCTAACTTATGCTTTTCAGAACATTCCAAACACCGAGTTAAGCCATCCAATGCTGGTTGTGTGCAATACGCACAGATGCCACGTTCTTTACGTTTATAATAACGGTCTCTAGCATACAAAGCACATACTTCACACATTTGTGAACCGTTAATTGGTTCATTCTTCAAACAATTAGAACATAGATTTTCTTCAATGCTTTTTTTCTTTCGACGTTCGTAGCTTTTTCTCAAAAATAGATTGTGTTTTTCAAAACACGGTCCACATCTAGTTTTACCATCTAATGAAGATATCTTACCACACATTAAACATAGCCCAGCATTGGCGAGTCTCTGTCTACGTTCTGCGGCATATTTGCGATTTTGCTCTTTGGTATTCTTAGTCATAATACTTATATATAAGACTAATTAAAAATTTCCAACTGCATTTTATCTGAGATGTATGTGTTCCCGCCGAATTCCAGCTTGAACCATACGTTGTAGACTCCACAATCCATCTCTTCTGTATCGAGATGGTAATATGCGAATCTCTTTTCTCGCAATTCGATCAATTCGTCATCAACCACTAAAGCTAGGTCGGATTCTTCAGGCGTGCAAGGACCGCACATCTGTTCAATAGAGAGAGAAATTGTTGCTGCGATGGCGAGATTCTCGTAGTAACGACAGAGATCAGTTGCCTTCGGTACATTTGGTACAATTTCTGCAATGAGATATTGCTTCGAGCCTTGTCGAAGTCGGTTAGGTTGGAAATGGAACGAAAAGTCATACACAACTGGCGTAGCCGTGGTGTACCACATATTCGGGTAAACATCAAAGAAGTTGACAACCGTTTGAACTGGTTGGTCGATAATCGGATAGATCGTCCAAACGTCTAAGTAACGACCGATAACATACTTCTCTGTTTCAAGAGGCAAGTCGAGTACATAGTGACCTGTATCAAGTGCTTGTACTGCCGTGCCGGGAATCGTATCGACTAGACGCCGACCATCTGGATTCTCTGCTGACTTCTCTTCTGGGTCTAGGTAGTAGATGTCTACCTTTTCGATTAGTTCGATGTCAGCAAAATTGTTCGCATTGTATGTGAACAATCTGAGGCGGACTGTATCGATGCTGGTTGGATTCTGAAAACGTTCCTTCAATGCCATTGTAACTCTCCTTAGTTATTTCCGAATGCTGCCAGACGTTTCTTAAACTGTTTCACGTAATATCGACGCAACCACACATTATAACGGTTGGGTGGTTTTTCGCCATTTAGTGTAGGTGGAAAATAATGTCCACCCACACTATGACCTCCACCTATGTTGTTGCTTGGAGGAAAACCACGCAGAATAGCTTTGGGTGTATTGGAATCACTCACTAATTTTTCCTCGCCTTCTTCTTGGCTTTTTCGATAGCGTCGTTTTCTTTCTTTTTCTGTTCGACAAAGCGTTGAATCAACCACTTGCGTTCGTGAATCGGTAGCGTCATGCAGTCTTGCTTTGACATGTGCAAATGATATTGGAAGAAAAACAACTCCTCCATGAGAGTGTGCCACAGAACTACGCTGGGGTCTACTCCGTCTTCTTCCGAGGGAAGAAAAAATTTGCTTCTAGCGGCAGAGCAATTTCGAACTCTTCCGTGCAAGAGGGGCAAATCAAACCAATATCAGTTTCCACACCAAAAGGCGGCTCGTTGATCGTGTTACGAATGTAATTCACGTCTTCAACAGGAAGCTTACGCAAAAGCATAAGAAGTTCGTTGGTGTTTTCAACTTCATCAATGTATTCGAGCAACAGAGCGGAGCGATACAACAGGGTATCATCTTCCTTCTGGTCACCGAATTCTTTGATGTGCATTTCACGGTGACGAGTGACAAGCTGTTCGTCATCACCAGTAGCCAAACGATACTTATAAGCCAAACCAGTACGTGGCAGAACGCCTTCGAGCTTATCTGGACCGAAGTCATTTGGACACATTTCGACTTCAAGCATGTTGAGGTCGATCATGGTATTGAACTTGGTGTCGCAGTTAGGACACTTAACTTCAACGTCGTATTCAGGCGTGTAAGAGATACCACGCAAGAAGATCAAGAGATAGGTTCTGTCGATAGAGAGGAGTTCCTCAGTGTCGATGTCTTCTCGAATGACGTTTTCAAAAATCTTGTCAACAGCCTTACCCTTCTTTACGAAACGTGGCGTGGCAAGAATGTTTTCTTCTTCACCCGTCATTGGGCGAACATGAATAACAGAGGGAATTGTTTGGTAGAACTTGCTCTTCGAAGGAAGTTCCACAGTGTCGTACACAGAGAACTTATCGATCTTGGCAAGCACGTTTTGCAACTCGGTCGAAGATCGCACTGCTGCAATTTTTGTATCGGGAGTTGGCTTGGTTGGTCGCTTAGGGCGAACCTTACCTTCCAGCGGCATATCCAGACGATCCTCAGCATGATTTCTACGAGTCTCAGGAACCGAACCATCTTCTGGTACTTCTCCTTGTTGCACTTGACTAATGCGATTAGCGAGAGCATCACGGAAAGCTGGTGGGATGTTGCCAGCAACTTCAAAAGGTTGCTCGGCGGCGGCACGTGCCATTGGGTCAGCCATAACGCTAGGGGCGTCACGTCCTGTTTCCCTTGCCATTGCATTTTGCATAGCTTGGATTCTTTCGAGTGGATTGCCTTCTTCAGAAGGCTGAGCTTGTGTAGGTGACATGGTGTTTTCCCTTTGCATTTCTTCTTGGTCAAAACCGAAATCCTCGGCACTGACTTTCTTTCGCTGGCGGTAGACTTCTTTAGCCATAATTACTACTCCTTTGAGACTCTATTATGTTGATGAACCTATCCCTCTTGAGGTTAGTAGAGTATGCAACACATAAATTTCTCGAACGTGGAAGAACTGATTTTTGAGAACTCGGACGAAATTCGTGGACTTCTCCCAGCCTACTATTCGAGCTTCTTTGAACAATGGAAACTCGGTCGGCAGTTGCCGATGCTGAAACAGGTTGGACGATCAGCAATGCTTGACTTCCTCAATCATATTAGAGAAGAGGATGTAGCGAAGTTAGAAGAGTTTTTCGGTGAAAGAATCGTAGTCGAGAAACTCAACTACAGCACAGTACAAAATTTGCAAGTGCCGTTAGATCAAATCGATGTTTGTCAAAAGCTGTGTGAAGTGGTGGGATTCAATTACTTCAGCACATGGCGTGATGATGAATATCTCTATGTATCCTTCTGGCGTTGATTTTTAAGGAGAAACTATGCAAGGATTTTTGAACATCTTCATCAACCGGGACAACTTCCAAGGTGATGAGGAAAAAAGCCTGATTGATTTGATCAAGAAATACAGCCCAGACGCTTTGGCTAAGTGTAAGGAAGCGGGTTATCCAATCATGTTTCTTACAACCACCAATGAAGCCAGTCGAGCCGAGAAGGTGGACTTTGATCAACCATTTCCACGCAAGAAGCCATCTGATTTGTGTGTCGAAGATGTTGACTCACCTGTGGATGAAAATTTGATTGCCAAAATGGAACGCCTCTGCGTGTTGTTAGAGAAAGCTTTGAGCAAAGAGGCTGAGTAGTGATACCCAAAGGACTGATCATCTATTACTTAAACAGAGACGCCTTTCAAAACATGGAAGAAGAAAAAATTCTGGAACTGATGGTGCGTGCTAACAAATCGATGATCAAAGAATTTGAATCTCAAGGTTATCCAATACTGTTCCTCACCACAGTACACGAAGCGTCGAGAATTGAGAAAATTGACTTCAAGGAGAAAACATGACTAAAGGATTGATTGCTTGTTATCTAAACCGTGACGAGTTTGGTGAACAAGATGAAGAAAAGCTTTTACAGTCAATGACTGTGGCGAATGACGAACTGGTTAAACTGGCTGTTGAGAGCGGCTATGCTGTAATCTTCATTCCAACAGTGGATGAAGGTAGTCGAGTAGAAAAGATCGATTTCGATAAACCGTTCCCCTTATACCGGTCTAAACCTACAGCAGAGGATGAGGATCGTCAAAAGAAAAAGAAAGACAAAAAGGAGAAGGCGAATGATTAGTTTCCTGATTTTCTGTTTTGCAACTATTGGAATGACGAACATCATTGTGGACAGCAGCTTGTTCGAACCGATCCGTGATTGGTTAAAATCATGGTTGCACCCCAAGGTATATGAATTGTTCGAGTGTCATCAATGTTGTGGTACTTGGTGCGGCTTTCTGTGTGGTGCAGTATTGATTTCTTGGAATCCTTTGGTGATTCTGATGTGTGGTTGTGCTGGTAGCTTCTTAGCGTCTACACACTATCTACTTACAGAACTCGTCTTGTCTAAGACAGACTTTGAAGTAAATGTGGAGATGCCAGATGGATCAGAACTTTCTGAAAGAGAATAAACAGCAACGTCAAGCTTACGCTTTACATTGCGACTGTGGTTTTCATCGTGTAACAGATGGAACCGATTTCAAACTTGTAGAAATCAAACAGGCTCCGGTTCCGACCGGAATACCGTTTATGGAAAACGGTAAGATAGTCACACCTAAAACTAATGCCAGACCCAAAAAATTCAAGTGTCCCAAGTGTGGTAGGGGAGTTACCGCACGCAAGTCTAATGTCAAGGCAATTCCGCATATAGTGGAGAAGAAAGAAAATGACGAAGAAGATCAATCTTCAGGACGTGAAGCAAGCCCTTTTGGACGAGCGATTTCGCCAGACTTTACCGGCTGATCTTGACGAGGATATTAAGAAGTTCTTGAAGAATCCGGGCTGTTCTTGCAATCACCCGATCTACAAGAAAGTCTTAAAGAATGCATCCTCGCAAATCGCACAATACTATCCAACCAAACTGCGTATCGATCCAGCAGAGATAGAGAAAGAGATCGAAAGAGTATCTCAAAATGAGTGGACAGTCATCAACTGTCATATCGACGAACTCGCTGCCCGTTTGCGTAAATTACCACCCGGTCGAAAACAGCTTGATGTGGCTAGATTTCAGGATCAAGTTACCGTCGTTGTTAATGAACTTGACGCCATTTTCTAATTTGTTATCCCTAAATAGAACAGGGATTCTATATGGGGATAACTTATGGATCAAAGACTTCAACTTGAAGAATACAAATACTTCTTCGAAGATACGCCTGTCGCATTTGTACGCACCGACCTAGAAACCGGTGAATTCTTGATGGCAAACAAGTTTGCCGCCACAATGCTTGGATTTGATTCTGTAGACGAGCTTATCGCTTACGGGAACTCACGGGAACTTTACCCAGATTCAGAACGCAAAAAGTTGATCAAAGAAATTCAGCGTACTGGTGAAGTCAATAAATACGAAATCAAGTTCTCGTTACCAAATGGGCGTAGTGTATGGGCTGCTGCCAATCTCCATATCAATTGTGGCGGCTCTTGCATTGAGGGATGCTTGGTGGACATCACAGATCAGAAAGTGAATTTGAAAGAGGCTCACAGAATGCAGCTTCAAAAGATTTCTGACATCAGCAAAAAGATCGATCAAGCATTGAGAGCAAGTGCGTAAATTCCAAAAGACTCATTGATTTTCTTGCAGCTATCAATCATCTTGTTGGGGTAATCCTTGTATTTCGATATATCCATTGGCCATTTGTCCCCCTTCTTTCGTCGTGAGCCAAGTAATTTGGCATTTTCGTACAACGACATCGCTTTCTTGAAGTCTTTAATGAGATAGTAGTAAACGTCTCCCATTAGACACCAAAACTCTGCCATCAACGGTCTGGCACACACGCATAGATTGATGTTCTGCAATGTCGGTCTCACCTTACCTTTATGCAAATGAGCTAGGGCGAAGTAGTATCGGTTCATGATTGCTGGCATAGAGGTCTTCTGCGTCTCGATAAACATGTAATGCTGAGACATGTTCATGAAACCGTCAATATCGCCCATCGACAAGAGCAAACAGGATTCATAATAGTAGGGTGAGGGATTCGTAGGCTCCTTCGCTCGCCAATTGCGTAACGCCTGAAGCTGTTCGGGATCATTGTTAATCACGCCGCTTAAAAATGCGTTGACCTCAAGGTCGGTTTTGCAATCAAGGTATTCGAAGACAGGGTTATGGAAACGAAACTTTTTCTCGGAATTCCAAAGTCGAATTTCTTTCCTTAAAGTACCATTGATAATAATAGATACATAGGCGGAAATATCTTCGAAAGACTGAATCTCTTGTAGCCCTTGAAGTAATACCTCCCCCGGTTCGAGGTACATCTGAAACTTAGTACCAGATTGTTCAACAATTCTGTTTCTAATTTCCGAGCGGTCGGTGGAGTTATGGTGGAGCACGTAAGCCCCGGCTTTTTGGGCGTATTCGACCGTTTTGTCCTGTGATCCTAGGTCATTTACCAGTATTTGGCACTTCAGGTGTTGCAGAGATTGGATTGTCTGAACTACTTGGGTCTGTTGGTTTTTGGCTAGAATTTGAACGGTGAGGTCCATACTTTGTCTCCACTAGGTACTCAAAAGCACCTGCCTCATCCAACCGATTACAATCTTTGTAATAGGCGATCAATCGGCGGTAAGCCTGTAAGTTATCAGGGTTTGCTTGAATTTCGGCGAATATCTCTGTAAGTTGCATACTGTAATAAGATAGTCCAAATTTTCTCAGAAATTATCTGGACCTAGACGGAGATATATACTACCCTGTACCTTTGAAGGAGTGTTATGGCAAACGAGTACCTTAACAATCAGACATTTGAATCTGTGATCTACAACTTTCAGATGTTCAAGAAAAAGAAGGCACGATGCCAACTCGTTCTCAAGGATTTGAGAGAAACAGTCGCAAGACAACAGAAACAAAGCAAAAACAACAAGAGCACCAACGAAGAAGCACTACGGCTACAAGAAGATGACTACCGAAACGCATGTGAACAGTTTGAACAGTATCAGGCAGAACTGACTCAAGATTTCTACATTTTGTCCGAGAACATCGCAAACTACTACATCAATCGCTATTCTGGTATTGATGTGGATGATGCAACGCAAGAGGCGGTGCTGATTTGCTTTGAAAAGATTGACAGGTTTGATCCACGTAAAGGGTGTGCCTTTAACTACATGACGACCTGCATCATCAATCATTTTCGACAGATTTATAGAAGCAATCGCAACTACAACGAATTGAAGAAGAAGTATTTCAACTATCTTCAGGATCGTTTTGAGTCAGTCTTCCGAAGGAACGGCAAGGAAAGATCGGGTTCCGATTTTTCCTTCATGAATTAAACCACCAATCATTGAAGGAAGTCGTATTATGCGAGTAGCCAATCCTATGGAAATTTTGGAAAATAGCGAGCTTATTGACAAGCTTCGCAAACGAGGTTATGGAGAACTGGTCGATTGTCTCTTAGACAATGAAGACAAAGTTTACACGAAAAAGGGGCGACTCAATAAGAGTCGCACTTGTCGTGAACTAGACTGGAAAAGCAAGGAATTAGAGGATGCTCTAACAGCAATGCGTGAGATTCTCGAAGAGGACTTGGACTTCTAACTTTCGATATACGCTCTTGCGTATCGTAGCGTAAGGTCGCAGGTCACGACTTCGTTGTTCGCCATATCGAGCGAGCCGAAGTCAACGACCTGCGGCCATACGTTTTCAAAGACCCATCTTTCCAACACTGTGCCGCAACCGTCAAGCATTTCAAGACGGGCATCTTTAATGAATCCATCAGCGGCAGGTTTCCATTTGGAATCTTCTTTCGGGTCGTAAATCTCTTTCAACCATTCGAAGATTGGGTGTCTTCTTCCGCCCGATTCATTGGTTTTCATCACATCGAATAACACCAACGAAATAGGCTTCCAGTCTGGTTTAGCTGGATAGAAAAAGTTTTCGTTGACGTGACGAACTTCAGTTTCAGTGAAACTTAAACTTGGTCTTGCGGCTTGAGATGGTGGAAGGCTTTGTGCTCCATCAGCAGAGATATCGTCGATCTTAAACAACCAACGAAATTTTCGAAGACACGTTTTGGCGAATACTTTGTTGTTTTCGTCAAAAGAGTTTGTTTCAAGTCCGAATTGTAGTCCCATTCGAGCCATATCAGATTCCTTCTTGTATATGAAAAAAGGGGAAGGGGCAACATGCCTCTTCCCCTTATGACAACTAACCGGGCTTCCTCAGTTAGTCTTTGATTAAACAGTCCCGTTGTCAGTTGGCGTTGGTGGAGCCGTTGGGCTACCCGGCGGGGCAACCAGAGCAGCATGGGCTAATCGTAAAGCCGGGGCAGATATTCTGGTAGCTAACGTCACTATAACGAAGTGTGAGTTCAATTGTTGCTTCATCAGAAACAGAGTAATCTAACTCACCAAAATTGATGGCATTTGGCCAAACATCTTTCAGTGTCCAGATTTCAAGCAACTCACCACAGCCATCCCACAATTTGATAATACCAGTTGCGGTATAGTCACGTCGTTGAGAACCTTGTTGCAACTGAATAGGATCGGTAAAGTTGTAAACAGAAGCAAGCCAACTGAAAAGTGGACCCATTTCTTGGTCGGCAACGTCGATGTAAGTCACCGTCATTGTTTCCCAAGAGGCTTTGCCCGGAATCCATGTCTTGGCATTCAGAAAGTTGATTTCGGTTTCTTCAATACTCAAACTTGGACGAGCGGCAACCTTAACGAAGTGCTTAGGCACTTTCTGACCACCGCAAATATCTTCCAGTTCGAATGTAAAACGGAATTTTCGTTTGAAGACTAGGTTCTGAAATCCTAGTCTTCCAATTCCCATTGGAATCTTTTCAGCCATTTATGCTCCTATTCTTAGAATTCGAGTCCGTTTACTTTCTTGACGCTCGTACCGCAAGGTGAGCAGCAAGCTTCTGGGATGAAGTCTGGGCAGTAGGATCGGTACTTAACGTCGGAGAATCGCAAGGTCAATTCAATTGTTGCAATATCCGATACCGAGTAGTCCAGATCGCCGAAGTTGATAGCTTGTGGCCACATGTGTTGTAGTTCCCAACCTTCAATCAACGTACCGCATCCATCGTACATGTTGAGAACACCTGTGGCGTCCCAATCACGCTTCTCAGCTTGTCCAAGCATAACTGGATCAGTGAAGTCGTATACTGTTGCCAGCCAGTTCCACAAGCTACGCATCTCTTCATGAGCAACGTCAAGATAAGAGACTGTAATGGTTTCCCAAGAGGCTTTGCCCGGAATCCATGTCTTAGCGTTCAAGTGGTTGATTTCCGTTTCTTCAATCGAAAGGTTCGGTCGAGATGCCACAGTTACGAAGCTCTCAGGTACAACGTTTTTCTCGTTGTCGCAGAACCCTTGAATCTCAAACGTAAAACGGAACTTACGTTTGAAGGTCATATCGGCTCGACCAACTTTACCGATACCCATAGGTCGTCTATCTGCCATATTTGTCTCCCGTTATGTTTAACATCCAGAACAGCACGGACTTACGCCCGGACCACAACGATTCTGGTATTGAATTTCTGAGTATCGAAGTGTAAGTTCGATTGTTACCTCGTCTGAGCTTTCGTAATCTAATTCGCCAAAATCAATGGATTGTGGCCAGCAAGATGCTAGAAACCATGTTTCCAAATTTGCACCGCAACCATCGTAAAGATCGAGTCTGGCAACCCCATTCCAACCTGCTTTTTCACTTTGCTTCAGGTTGGCAGGATCAGTGAAGTCGTAAACCGAAGCGATCCACGAATAAAGTGATCCAAAATCGTTTGCTGCAACGTCACGGTAGGTTACTGTAATTGGTTGCCATCTTGCTTTGCCGGGAATCCATGTCACGGCATTGAGGAAGTTAATTTCCGTGTCGTCAATTTCGAGCTTAGGTCTTCCGGCTACTTTTACGTAATGTTTCGGTATAAAGCCGCAAGGTGTGCTAATTTCGAGAGTCCAACGGAACTTCCTCTTGAAGATGACACCGGGCAACCCTACGTTGCCAATTCCCATCTGTGCCATTCTTTCTCCTTGAAGTTATATATGCTTAACAAGATGTTTTAGGGGGCACTCAGGACGAGTGCCCCCTAACATCTCAATGATTAGAAGGTGTCTGCGTTTTCAGCGAACGAACCAGTTCTGTGGATAGAGAATTCGATGAAGATGAATTCTGCGGCTCTCGTTGGCTGAACACCAATTCGGGCACGCATTTCGTTACGGTCGATGACATCTGGTGGGTTAAGCTCATCATCACACTTAACACGGAAGTCAGTCAAACCTCGTCCTACCTGTACCTCAGTCAAAATGGCTGTGGCAATTCGGACGAACTTCTGTCGCAACTCTTCATCGTGTGGATCGAATAGAAGCTGACGGCTGGCGGCTCGGATACGCTTCTCGATGTAGAACATCAAGCGGCGAACGTTAATACGGTCGAGTGCCGTTGGGCGTCGTTGCAATGTCTTCTGACCCCAGATGACGAAGCCTTCAAAGTCCACAAACTGTACAATCGGGTTGATGCAGTTACGGTAACCGTACATCAAATCTCGCTCAGAAAGCGTTGGGCGTGAGAACACGTCCGTGATGTTTGGAACCGTACCACGGTTTACACCAGCAGGTGCGAACCAAGGAGCACTCAACTGATCAGAACGAGCGATAGTCGCCATTACAGAACCAGAAGGTGGAACCCATACGTCAACTCGGTTGAAGTTGTCTCGCATCTTCAACCATGGCCAGAAGAGAGCACCGAAGTCGCTGTCGAATCGAGTCGTATTCAGCGGGTGAGTACCATTCTGCCATGCAATGATTTCGTTTACCGTAAGACCGAATGGCGGATCAATGATCGCCAAAGTATCCATACGGATGTTTTGACAGAGATCGAGCAGAGCCAAAACCACCGAAGTGGATGTGTGACCCGGAACAGCGATCAAGTCGATGTCGATTTGCTCAGGTTCAGATAGGGCGTAGATACCGGTGAAACCAAGCTGGTTACCGATGATCAAAGCGTCCTGATCGTCTGGGTCGGACGGAATACCGTCAGAACCACCCACGAGCGTGTATGTTCCGTCGAGCGGAGGAGCAGCATTTGCTGTGTTGTCTTCAACACGAATCCAATCAGACACGAGAGACAAGTAGGTTTCAACATAGAAACGACTTGTTTCGTCTTTGGTTAGATTACCCCAAGCTTCAACCTGAACACCATTATTGTAAACCTCTACCGTGAAGTTACCTTCACGAATGTTGTTGCTTACCAAAATCTGAGTAGCGTTACCGTCGATACCAGCAGAGTCAGCCATCGCCGTGAAGGTTACAGCACCACTGCTGTTGGCGTCACCATTGACTCGACCGTAAGTGTGTACGGCAGCGTCACCGGAAGTTCCGATTGGAGACAAACCTTCTTTGGTTACAGCTTCAAGTCCGAAGATACCAGCAGCCGTCGAATCGCTCTTAACCAACATACGTGCGTCACGACCGTGATGGTCAGTACGGAAGGCAAGGTTGTCACCTTCTTCGTATGCAGTCCAGCCGCCCGGTAGATCACCACCGTTTTCGACCTTCTGGTTGTTGATTTCGTCAACGATTTCAGCAATCGACCATTCAGCACCTTCGAGGTCTTCGAGGTCGATCACCTGAACAACATTGTCAATCAATGTGTTGTCGGTTCCATCGATCACGATCTGAATGTTAAGCTCGGTCAAACCAGTGAAGTCATAGTCACCAGCGGTTTGGTAAGCTTCAGGATACTGAGACTTGCTACCAACAAAACGAGCACGAGTCATACCAGTACCAAGACCAGTGATGTTCGTTGCCTCTGCGTCGAGACCGTCGTAAACGTCTCCACCGTACATGGCGTCTTGCACAGCAACCAACTCAAGTTCGGCATCAGGACCGAAGGAGAAGGTCGTCATAACTGCAAGCTTGTCATCAGTCGTTGCGTAGAACTGGATACCGTCGATGTCACCCACCAACTGAGAGTTCAAGTCAACAACAAGTTGTGCAGTTGAGTAAGTGCCAGCCAATTGGACAACCGTCTTAGGCGAAAGTACGCCGTTCAGTCTCCAACGGAAAAACACGTCGGTTGCAAATGTGTAAGGACCAGCCGTATCAGATTCAACCTGAATGCGACCGCCAGCAGAAGGTACTTCTACTTCGGCGACGTTTGCTCGTTCGTCACTTACTTGGTCCTCGTCAGCTACACGAACAACGTACAGTTCGTTTGCAATGAGCAAGTATTGCGAAGCAGCGTAGATCAAGTATGGGTCGCCACTTTCTGGGTGCGGATAACCAAACACACTATTGAGTTGACGCTGAGTAGCGATAACCGTAGGTACGTTGATCGGTCCTTTAGATGCGAACCCAACCAATCCAGCACGATGGAAGGATTGTTCTGGTGCGATAAAGGACAAATCCTTTTCTGTAATTCTTACACTCGGCGAAATTGTGTTCGACGGTGGAAAGCCCCTAAGAATTGCCATGCTTTAATCTCCCTTTACTTTCGTATTTTTGATGTATCTAGTGGCGATCATCCCCGTTTTCTCTACCCTTTCAAGAATTTCAGATATGATCCGCTCTTCCTCAATGAGGACGACGTTCTTACCCTTTCCAATTCCGGGTATATTTAGCGTGGTAAAAGCTCTTGGAGCCAACCGTGACCGCACAACCAATTGCACCGGTCCTCGTGTTTTATTCTTGACTTCAATCATTGCAATTCCTCTACAGCCTGTTCTAGTCGTGCGATGACTTCGGCTATGTTATCTTCATCAACAGTGTCCACAATTTCTGTTCTCGTCTTGAGAACAGCTTTCTTCCGATGTATGGGTTGAGCAATGTAAGATTCAGCGGTCATGTTGAACTGATACTTAATCACTCGTACTGCTTGATCACCGGGTTCATAATCAATGTTGTTTGCAATTGACTCTAAACGCACCGGAATCTCCCAGCCGATTCCCTTCACTCTTATATATCCCATAGGCGTCAATTTTGTAATAATTTGTTCGGTGATCTGATTCATGTCTTCCTCATACATCGTCCACACATAAAGCGTGTAACCGATATTAACTGGAAGACCTCGACTCACACCAAACACCGTATCTCTCTCCCATCGTTCCTTAATAGCGAAACCGGGACGCCAGTTGTTCTTGTAGTCTCTTAGATAATCAATTGCTTTGTGATACGTATAGCGACTCATATCGATATCGTATGACGTTGAGGCAATTGACATGATCGGGAGTTTGATCCTATCCACAACCATCGAGGGGTCTTTTCGGTAGTTCTCACCAAGAATGGTGATCACAGCTTTCTCTTGCGTGCCCCAAATAATCGGCACAGTAAATGCTTTCGTTGACTCGTCCAATACAATCACATCGTTGAATAAACTCTTGACCGCTTCATCTGTTCCTCGCAAAGATTTGGCATATCGATAGACAACATTACGGTCTACAGATTTTCCGTCTTGTGAGTTAATGATGTGACCCTTAAGATGCGGGTCACAGTCTGCACGTTCTCCAACACCAGTTTTCTGTAATGTTGGATCATCTAACCAAGCACCAACTCTACCGGGTACATCGTGCAAAGAAGCGTTTGTTGGATCGTTATCACAATCAGGTTGGTCTTCACGACAAAATGGTGGCGGCGAATCAAAGTTGTAATCTTTGATTGGACCCGGCTCATTACAATTGTTGAGATCACCTTGCGTCATTTTTTCTATTCCTACACTTATCTATGGTATGAAACCATACAAGTTCATCAAAGGTTCAAAACCCAGCAGTCCGACTGTCAAGTTTGTATTGGGTTGTTTGCAACCCAACAAAATTCCACTTCGTTTTTTCGCTAAGGTGCATATACCACCTAGAGTGCATGAAGTTATCGAGCACCACGAATCGCATCAATTGAAAAGTCAGGCTCCTTCTGAGTAACTTTACCTTCGCCTGTAGTGAGAGATTCTTGGAAACGCCTACACATCACTTGTAAACGGAACTGCCCCCACAAGTGATATTGTTCATCTCCTCTTTGAATAATCTCCCAATGCTCACGACGATGCGGTGTATAGAGCCTTGATCCAACTTTTGGTGGATGACCAATCGCATCTAAAGCATCCCGATAGTTAAACTCAAACATTACCTCGTCAGGCGAATCAACACCAAACGTAGTCATGTAATTCTGAGATGGAACGGGATCGTAGATTGCCCAGAGTTGGATGGGATTTGGAGACCATATCTTGCCACGGTCTTCAAGGTAGAGTGGATCAACAGTATTCGACTGAATGAAAACTTCGTAATAGAAAACCGGACTTCCACCTTGTTTAATCGCTTCGCTGTCCCAAAGGTTGAGTAAATCAAACTCTGGGTTTTCTGGATCGAATTGTTGCAACGAGCCTACAACTTGATACGGAGTCCCGTCCGGGTTTCTGATTACCATATTTGTACCACCAATTAAGACAAGGTGAGTTTGGTGGTGATGCTGATGCTTCCACCGCCGTCAGGGATGTCGAATGGAGCACCACTGAATCGTTCAAGCCACAAAAGATTGCCAGATGTGTTTGTAACGTAATAGCCATAGCAAACAGCGTCCGTTCCGAAAGAGAACGTTCTTTCAGAGTAAACGGCAGTTGTAACACCAGCAGCTTGCGTGGTTGTCCAGTTTGAGGACACCAAAGTAATAGCGGCATAACCCGATGAGGTTGCTTCAATAAGATCGCCGATTACAGTCGAGTCAGATGGAGTTACGTCGTTTGCATAAAGATGCAACACGGGGTTACCAGCGTCAACCAGACCAACGATGTATTGAAGCAGTAGGATTTCGCCAAATTGATCAGGGCATACTAGAGCCATGTTTTCTCCTTTTGCTTTCTTAGCTTCTATATCTATGTGTAAACCGGTAAAATCTGAGCATCTCACTCAAGTATTATCGGACGGTTACCTTAGATTAGTTATACAGGAACGGTTTTGAATTATGCCGATTAAGGACAGAGACGGAAAAGTCTACAAACTGCAAGGACCAAACCCTGTTATGAAAGAACAGGATTTGTGGGATAAATCCAAATTGAAGTTCATCAACTTCAAAACTGAAGATGAAGTTGTGAAAGATGATGGCAAACGAACCGTTATTAGCGATGTGATCAACAAAGAAGGACCAAGACCAAAAGAAGATATAGAAAACGTCCTAGTCCTCTCACCAGAGCCTAAAATTGACCCAAAACCAATCATTCAAGAAGTTCCAGTTGTCGAAGTTGTTATAAAACCAGAGCCGGAACCGGTTGTTGAAGTTAAAGCTCCCGAAAGAATACTACCGCCAAAACCAAAGTCGGAAATGTCTCGCACATCGGGCGAACAACCTGAATTTTATAACGACGACCAAAAGGCAAAAATTCGCCAGAAAAAGATTCAAGTCTATTGCCTTCCAGTCTTTGACAGAAAGGTTAAAGACGATATCTATGGCGATACTTTCACAGTAAAAGCCTATGGTGATAAATTCACATTCGAGGCAGTCATGGTCGAAGAAGAAGACCTTTTTTGCCGCTTCTGGACGAACACAGAGATTCCAGCATCCTCGGTAGTCTATCCAAGAAACCACTCAAGAAGATGGTGGCAAGTACAAGAATTGGAACTTTTAGACGGCGGCTACATGGTCTATGCCGCACCCACTCACGCCAATCCAGATTTTACAGACTGAGGCTCTTCAGGCGGCGATTCTGACTTGGTGCCAATCGTAATCTTGACTCCCATTCTCTCAAACTCGTCACGATAATCGTTGACTGCTTTCATATAGCCAACTTCAAACAAGTCGCCCATCAATTTACCGAAAGCTTCTAAATCCGCTTCAGTAACGATTGCTGTGGCGACTCGTTCGACTGTGTTTTCGTGACGTGGGAATCGCTCTTGTAGAATGCCTGCAAACCATTTCTTTAAGGTAAATGACCTTGGATTGGACATGTACCTCATGAGGTTTGGATTATTTGGCTGTTGACTTTGATTTTCCACGTTTCTTACCCTTCGTTCCATCCGGGTTAGATTGACGGTCTTCTACATCTCCCTTGATTGAAACACCAAGGGGATCACCAACGGCACCCTCCCAATTACCTTCGAAGTCTTTGCCGCCCTTACTTCCGTCATATACTGCACCCGTAGCACCAGCCATCTCAGCAAGCTTGCGGAGATAACGTGTTCTAAAAGAGTAAGATTCCTTCTTGTCCTTATTGCGGTCAATAAAGCCACGCAAACCACCACCTTGTTGCGGCGGCTGTTGCGGAGATTGCTGAGGCGTTTGCTCGCCACGCTCCGCACGCTTGCGTGCCATAATGTCTTTCAAGGAGTTACCACCAACGATGTTCGGAGAACTTTGTGCGGCTGGTTGTTGTTGTGCCGTAGAAGCAGCAGGTCGCAATTCTTGTTGACCTTGATCGTCGCCAGCATTAAAGAATGCCGAACGTTCAGATTCTTTCGCATCACGTGCTTTACGCAATACCACTGGACCAACTCCACCCATCGCCTCGGCAAAAGTTCGTTTCAAATTGATTTGATCTTGATTTCGCTCGTAACGAGCCATAAGAGTCAAACAAACTTCTTTAGCAAAGTCGATCAACGGCTTAAGCATATTGTCGTTCTTATCTTTCTGCATGTTGATATTCTCAGCCATGCCATTCAAGATTCCACAAACATGGTCAGAAATAGCGTCAAGTCTACCTTGAATCGCCGTGTTTACCGTATCGCTCTGAATACCACGAACTTCACGAGCAATTTCTTTAGCATCACTCGTAAGAGTTTGCTTCGTGCGGTCATAGTTGCTAACATAACGTCCATCGTCTTCCAACTTGCGTTGACGGCGAACTGGCTGCAAATTCACAGAAGCACTACCACTCTGCCCCGGTTCAATACGTTGTGCGTCATCACCGAATCCACCTTGGAATCGGTCAACACCAAGTCGGTTACGCATTGTATCGGCTTGCCCGCTACCAGACTTAGCTGCACGTTCAGCGGCAGGGTCATAAGGCGTATCACTATTGGCTAGGTGTTTGCCTCGCATGTCTTCAGCGTCGAAAGAGATTTCATCCCCTTCTTTGCCTTTGCCAACAGGTGCTTGTCCAGCCTTGTCCATTTTAAGTTGTTCACGTGCAAAGGCTCTAGCCGCTTTAGCACGTGCGTGAGCACCCGTTGTCAAAAAGGCGTTGTAAACACCTTTTGGCATTTCTTCGACAGGACGGTTTGCCCATGCTTCAGGCGAGTAATCGTCGGTCTCTACAAATTTTGGTTTTCCACCACTCATCAAAAACTTACCGGCTCGCTCAATCCAGAAAGCTGTTGTCTTAGTATCAGCTAAACCGGGAAGTCCATTCGCATCCATCATCAACTGATTACGCAAAGTTCCCAAAACATCTTTGTCACGCAGGTCACCATACTTCAGCATCGGACCTGTAAGACGTTGAGCAACGTGTGACAATAGTTCGACACCCAAAGAACCAGCTTCCCTGTCTGCAAATGGAATGTCTCGTCGATTTTCCGGTGAACCAGATCGACCGTTGCGAATCAAAGTGAAAGCCGCATTCTTCATGTGAGAATGAACATCTGGCGGCAAGTTGCCGATACCATAACCCCAATCTTCTGGGTTTTGTTCCATGTCTTTAATGCTGCTTTGCATGTCATTGCGACCACCAGCATCACTTGCTACATAGTTTGTACCGTAACGCACCTTGCGACTTGGGAACAACATCGGCACATCAGCACTATATCCCTGAATCGCCTTGCCTTCATCGTCATCAATGAACGTAGCATCCCAATCAGAGTCTTGACTCTTGCGTCGAAGTGCAATCATATTGTCGGCGTTCACAAGCGTTCCAGCCAACGCATTGTTCATATCTTTGTCTTGACCACGGTCAGGCATCCATTGATACCCTTGATCAATAAGTTCTTTGATCTGACTGTGGTTTAATCTCTTGCTGCTGGAAACCTCAGTACCAAATTCACCCTTCAACGCAACAGGCTTGCCATCTTTCAAAGCCATTTTTGGCAAAGAAGCTTTTGCAGCCAATTGATCCAAATCTTCCGCCAAAGTGCTGAAATCGATGTCGCCAAACTTACCGCTCTGAATGTCTTCGCCAAGGAACTTTTTGATGATGCCGCCAATAGACGCACCACTCGCACGCATGTGTTGCAAATACTTGAAACCATTGTTCAAGATACCAGAGGTACGAATGTCTGTACCCGACTTCATACGTGCAGAACCAAGTTTGTAATGATCTTTTCCTTGTTCAACACCGAAGGCTTTGAGGAAGCTATCCTTGTTCTCTGGGGTAACAGAATTCTTACCAGCGATGATCAATTTCAATTCACCTAATTCAACGCCGTACTTCTTGGAAACACCACTGACCCACAGCCTCTCGTTGTCATCCAACAATGGACCGAGTTCATTCACGGCAGACTTGACCGAGTTCATCTTAGCAGCAACACTCGCTGCTTCGGGTGCGGAATTGATCTCCGCACGCTTCTCTACTTCGGCACGGGCAAGTAGCACGTGGATAGCATAATCGTTCCTCTCATCAGAACTAAAATCTTCATCAGTCTTAGTTGGCCAACTTTGCTCATAGCCTCTCTGGGTCGAGAAATCGAAATTGAAATCAAGATGGTTGTTTTCAGATGCTTTGTACAAACCAGTGATTTGTTCAAGGTACTCTTTTTCTTCAGGAGACAAAGAGGATTGATCAATCTTTCCTGCGATAGCTTGTGCAGTATGACCAATCAAAGCTTGTACGTCGGCTCGAAGCTTCTTTTGGTAAGAGCCTTCAAGGTTACGCAAAGGAGAAATGATACCACCGAATTGGTAAGCCATCTGACCTGTTTGTGGATCAGATACAGCTTGTGCATCATGCAGAGAGACACCGTGCTTGGTACGCCAAGGTTGCTTGGTGTCTACGGTTCCTAACTTTTCGTTTTCTGTCCAAGAACCATCTTCAATCCATTCAACAAAGCCGTCAGGACCACCATAACGGAACTCATCCAGCTTGACGATTCCTTGTTCTTGGTTGAGCATCTGAATAACACGGTTGATGTCTTCCAAAGATAAACGAATCCACTTGCTGCTGTCGGTCTTAGCCTTAGCAGTAGATGGGAACCTGATCATGCTCTTTGGTTCAGTGGCAGACGGTTCGAGATTATTGAACCATTTTCCGAGTGGTGGAATCGCTTCGTGGGCTTTTCTGGAATACACCATGTCTTCGGTGATTTCAGGACCACGCACGAGATTTTCGAACTCAGCATCGCCAAGCTGCTGACGCAGTTCTTGGGTTGCAAGTTTTGCAAGTTTCTGACGGATTTTCAAAGCTTCGTAGAGACCACGATTCATCAACCAGTCAAAGGCGTGAATCATGGCACCAACATTCTTTTGTTCGGCTGGTGCTGCTGTTGTTTTTTCTCCACGACCCTGAGTTGTTGCAGAAGAGCTAACCGGAACAATCGACAACATGTTGGCAGCAGCTTTGTTCAAAGGATAGCCACGACCAGCTACAACCTGACCGTGCGTTTCCTGAATTTCCCCGCCTTGTTTGGCGTAGTTGTAAGCATACTGCCGGGTAACCATCAAGGCGTTACCCGTCATTTCAGGTAGCGGAACTTTATCGTACCACGCCTGTTGGTTTTCTTGTTCGATTAGAAATAGTCTAAATGAATTCATAATGCTCGCTCTCACATTCCTAGCTTCATTATCCTATATATCTGTGACGATCCAAATTAAGAGGAAACCAACATGGGAAATTGCGGTTCACGCACGTTAGCAATCAGCAGACCATCAAAACCAAAGTTCGACGCCCTTTGTGCGGCGGGCGGGGTCGCTGTACCCTACGATGGTTGTAGCGGATCAGCTTGCTCCTACTATGTAGAGGATGTCAACATTAGTCCTAGAAAAAACCGAGAAGCAATTCGAGAACGAATCAAAGACTATATCCTCTTGAAACTCGGTGCTCCAACAATCAAATTGGAACTCGATGAACAACAAATTGACGAAGCAATCGAAGAAACCCTCGACATTATCGAAGATTTTGCTCCACGAGAGTTCTTCGATTATTACACATTCCCAACCGTTCCGGGTAAGAGCGTGTATAAAATGCCTGATGATGTAGGTATTATTCGCAATGTCTTTTACAAAGAACAAGGCCAACACGCATTCAGTGCCTCGGACTTAGATGGAGTTATTCCAATTGAATACTTCTATCCGGGCGGTAATGCTGGTGGTGCTGGAATGATTAACCCCATCCAACCAATCTGGGGTAAAATGGGCGAATGGGTGTTGTACAAACAATACGAACAGATGTATTCAAGAGTATCTTCTAATATCGGTGGCTGGGAATGGGTTTCTGATATGGGTTACGTGAAACTCTATCCAACACCTTGTCGTTGCTCACGAGTAATTGTCCACTATCTGCAAAAGTGCAAAGATTGGAAAAAAGTTACTCAATCGATGCGTGAAGGTGCTTTGGCACACGTGATGATTACACTTGGTCACATTCGTGGAAGATTTGCTAATCCACCGGGACCAAATGGTGGTGTGCAACTTGACGGTGAGTATATGAAAACCAAAGGTTGGGAGTTGAAAGAAAAGTGGGAAGAACAATTGATCAACCGCTATGGCGACATCCTACCGATCACAATGGACTAAAGGAAAAATCATGAAATCGTTTTTGGAATATCTAAAAGAGAACAACGGCATCGAAGGTGGACTTCCAACCGCCGATATGCGTGTAAGCCGACCGGGAACGTACACACACGAAAATGAGATGGGCTTAATCGCACAACTACAAAAACCTGAGAATAAAGCAGCTATCGCAAAAGTTCTTGGCGAACACCCAGAGATGGCGGAAAAGCTCAAGAAAATGCTGAAAGATGCTTTAATGCACAACTCAAATTTGGACTTTTATCGAATGGGAAACGATACATATAATCAGCATGACAAGAATGCCTCTGATCGTGCTTCCAAATTTGTAGGAGGTCTGCAATGACCGAAGATATGCAACCGCAAGAACCAGAACAACCAAAGACGTTTCTCGAAAAATTGATGGGCGTCAAGGAGTGGATTCTTGGATTTGGCGTAGCTGGGTTGGTGATTTGGTGGATCATCAAAATCCTAATCTGTGCCTTCGCAGGTATTTGTTTGCTGTAAGGTGGAACAATGGAAGACTTTGTAGGCTGGCTCATCAATGAATCAAACAACAGCACTCGATACAGTGTGGAGGTCAACTTCCGCACTGGCGTCGATGAAGTATTGACGAACTATGCCAAAATCTCTCTTGGCTACACCTCTGCTGGTCTCAAGAAGGCGGACTTCCATGTGAAGCAGGTGTTTGATGACAACCTGCCACGCATCATGGTGTCTCAACGCAATTGGGACGATGGCACATGGACCGTTGTGGTCTCATGGAACACGCACCACAAATGCTACTTCTTGACCAAAGGTTTCTTCCGTAAAGACACGAAGTCGATCACCAAGCAAGGTGATTCCAAGAAACTTGATGCAACAAATGCATCAGACATCGTGAAGGAAGTGAAGAATGAGATGCACGGTCTCAAGGACAAGCCAGATCGTCACATGGCGAAACTGAAGCGAGTGCCACTCAAGACTGGTCCTAAAGCATGAGCAAGCGAAAACAAGGAGCCGGTTATCTCTTCTCGGACGGCTCTAAAATCCTCTTGCTCAAACGCAACCACACCGAAACCTATCCGAGAACATGGTGTCTACCCGGTGGTCACAGCGAAGAAGGTGAGCGTCCAGAAGAGACGGCTCGGCGTGAGCTTCGAGAAGAAACCGGAGTCTATCGACCGCCCGGCACAAAAATTGAAACACTGACTTCTAGGACTGGACAATTCGAGTTCCATTGCATACTATGGAAGGTGGACACGCATTTTAAGGTGCGTAAGCTCTCCAAAGAGCACTCTGCATGGATGTGGGTTGAGATCGGGGAACTCCCTAGGTTTCCCCTTCACCCTGCCCTCAAGAGAGATATGCCCAAATATCTGCGTGCTTTACGTCGCAGAATCAAACCATCCTTCAAGGAATGGCTTGACATCGGTCTCTCAGCAACCAACTTGATCGTTGAATGATCGGCATTTTGTCGTGATCATCAGACATTTTGTCGGAGTAATCGACGTGGCACAGGTTTTTTCGCCTAGTTTTTCAGATATTTCCCGATATTCTTCGAAATTCAAATCAATAAAATAGAGATTGTGCTGAGGCGTTCTCGCTTGGTACGGGAGTTGCAACAGCACTAAAGAATCACTTCGTTGAATGGTTCAACGAAGGCAAACGGAGCCTGAAATGTAAAGGTCGAAACAATGACTGCGATCCAACCCTTCTACTCAAAACGCCTTCAAGATTGGGTAGTTGATGAGATGTGTACCTGTGGGGAACTTCGTTCAGAGCATGGATCGCTCGTTCAGCATGTCGGTGATACCGACACTCTTTTGAGGCTAGAAGGCGAAGGCAATATGGACGAATGCCCTCGATATACCTTCAAGGGCTTCGTCACTGCTGAAAAATATGCAAGAGCGGCGTGTCAAGAACACCGCTTAGTTCATCTTGAAGCTGTACAAACTTTGTCCTTTTGTGAACATAGTTTTAGCACCAGAACTCGTCAACTTCATGTCAGCCGCAATAGCGTCGTCGTCTACAACTTTTTTCTTGGTTGGATCAGCGACTCGGAAGATTTCCACCTTTTCTTCTTCGTTGATCAAGATGACGACGCCATTATCTAGCACCGTGAAGTTCAAGCCGGTGTACGTGATGTCTTTCACGACTACCGATTGATACTTCCACTTGCTATCGAACCAGAAAGTAAATCGGTCGTACTCACCCGTCTTGTTGTTGACTCCGATCACAACCAACAATCCGCCTTCATACTTGGCGTCGATGATCTTGTAACCATCCAATTCACGGATGGCGATCTGACGGCAGATTCCGCTCTCTGGGAACATCGAGAAATACATCGCATCAAACAAGTTCTCGACGATCACACCATCATACACCTTGGCAGCTTGCTCCAAAACGTTGCCAACATGCTTTGGAGAGACGAGCACATTCTTGCCGATCTCGGTGAATTCGATTTCCAAAATTTGTGAACCATTGCGAACGTACAAACGACCATCGTGCGACATGATGTCGTCAGCGTACAACGAACACTTCAAATCCTGACCGGTCGTCAGATTCTTGAGCTTCAGTTGACGCATGTCGGCTGACGCCACAACTGGCTGCAACGTTGTTGGTGTAAATCCGATCTTCATCGTTGGATCAGCCGTTGTGTTAGGAATCTTGTGTCGGTCCACGTAGACAGACTTGTCGGTAACAACGATCTCTTTCCCAACATGCATGAAGATGCTGATGATTTCTTCACCAAAGTTGTAGAGTTCGTTGACCGTGAACAAGTTGCTACCACCCACCGATTGAACAACCGGCGTTGCAATGATGATAACGCCGCTGCCAACACCCGGAGGAGGCAATCGTTTGCCACCATCAAAGATCGCTTTATACCACTGCATGTACGCATCAGGAATCACGCTGAAGGGCTGTGTTGCCCCTTGTGGGTAAGACACGGCAGGATTCAATACAGAGATGTTTGCCTTCATCCGTTCATCCATCGAAGTTTTCGGATCAAGGAAATTGGGGTGCTTACCCTTAAATGGGTGAATTCCAATCATCAATTGGAAAGAAACAATCCCAAAAGAGAACCAATCCGTAAGTTCACTGAACTTATTTCCACAGTGGCGATCTCGAATGCTTTCCATGATCGCCGTAGCGGGATAGCTCGGAGTTTGATAGCTGTTCACGTCAATGAAGTAAACTTCTTTGAAGTTCTTGTCCACCAAAAAATTCAACTCATTGTAATCCACAACCAAGACGCCCTTGCTGTGGATGAATCGAGTTGTTTTTTCCATATCACGCACAAGTTCCCAAATCATATCGTGCGTGATGCCGTTTCGCTTACGAAACGCCTTGGTGAATAGTTGGCAGAGAACGGTGGTGTCTGCCACATAGTCCATCGTGTATCCAACCGGTTTCTTCTTGGAATCCAAGAGAACATCTTTGGGTCGAATGACACGAGGCGAATCGAGAACGCCAAGCTCCTGTACTTTGCCATCCGGCATCATCTTGCCCGGTTCACAAACTTTGTAAACCAGCGGTGGGCGGGCGAAAATCGAACCCTCGCCGCCTTTGGCGAGAAAGTGCTGATTCGTGAGGGTAACTTCATTGCCGGTGCCACGAATGCTGTATTTCATAACTATTCTCCTCGATACAGGCTGTTCTCTCGAATGTACTGCGAGACCGCTGGGTGCAGGTATTGGTCCACTTCGGGGTCATTGTTCGCCAACAATGCCCGAATTTTCGTTGACGACAAACCGTCGTAAATTGGGTTGAGTTCAAGTTCACGGATTGTCAAATTACGGAAGCGACTCAGAATCGAATCTGAAACTGTTTCATTTCTGCGATAAGCAACAACGTGATACTTGTCTGCAAGCTCTTCCCAACGATGCCATTTATCAAAATCGGCTAAGTTGTCGCCGCCAATCGTGAAAGAAAACTCCACATCTGGCTGGCTTGCATGGAAGGCTTGCAATGTATCCCAAGTGGGGATTTTACGCCCTAGATTGATTTGGTAGTCACAGACATAAGCACCAGCGGCAATGGCAGCAATCTCTGCCATCTTGAGACGGTGAATCGGTGCGATCATATCTTTGCCGAACACGTGGGCAGAACAGGGCATGAACCAAACTTCATCAAACCCAATCTGGCACAGGTCTTCCAAGATTAGTTGATGCACGTTATGTGTTGGATTACACGCACTGCCATACACGTTGATTCGTCGTTTAGTCATGGCTACACACTACTCCAATACTAAAGTCATCGAAGTGTTTGTATCCCAATTTTTCAAAGGCTTTGAACGCCTTCTGGGTACGCCTTTTTACAAAGTTAGGTTGCAGATTTTTGAACGAGAACATCTCGTTCACAACCTCTTCAACCGGCACCATGATAGGTGTTTTGGTTGTACCTGTCATGTTCTCTTTGTAAAAGGTCTGTGCTCCATCAGACATGACGCCAACCAGATCGTATTGATCAATTGGATAATCGTAGGCGTAGGTGATCGCTCCATTTGCTCGATCCACCTGCACAACAACCTCTTCGACATTCCCATTGCTGTGCAGGCGGATCGTATAATTGCCGGGGAATTCTGAGAGATACCTTTCCCGGTCAGCGTGTGTCAAATCGTAAATCGGATAGAATGGAGCACCAGAAGAGAACTCAAGTTCCATGTACTCCAATCCATTTTTGCGATGGCGTGCCACCACAACACCGTCGCCGTTCGTGGTAACTCGGAAAGCACCATCGACAACGGAAACAGTTAGGAGCGTGGCACGCAAGGCTTCCACGCTCATACCGAGCGTTCGACGAAAAACATTCGCACCCTGCATAGCAAGGTTTACCATTTCGTCTGCACGATCTTTTGGTCGAACCGGATACAAATGTTGTTCTGCACTTTTCGTCAGAAGCATTGCACCAATGCTCGATTCTTTGGCAGACGAGCATCCGTCAGACACGATGCTGTACGCCTTATCCTGTTGTTCGGAAACCGCAGAGTTTGCGAAATCTTCGCAGAAGTGATGCGATGTCCCAATGCAGTAAAAATGATCGGCGTTAAACTTCATGGTCTTCATCCTTATTGCAGTTGGGGCAAAGGTGTTCGCCATCACGAAATGCCCAACCTTCCGGCATTTCGTGATGGTCAAAACCAACGGTTTCTGGATCGCCAGCAAAGAGTGTGAGGTCAACTTCGATAATTTCGTTGCATTCATCACACTCAAGGTCAGCGGTTGTTGGAAGGTTAATCATCTTCCAATTCTCCGTAAATTTCAAGCCATGTATCAACTTCATGCAACCAAGCGTCACGGTCGGCGTCTGGTGGCATACGCCAATCTCCACGAGGCGAGAGGCTTACCGATCCAACTTTTGGTCCGTCTGGCACACAGTCTCGTTTGAACTGCTGTGTGAAGAACCTTGTGTAGAACAACTTCAACCACTTGCCGATCTCGTTCAACTCGTAGTCCTTGTCAAAGTTTGCGAACTGCGACAAGAACATGATCTTACCCGGTGCAAATCCACACCGCATAAAGTTGTACAAGAAGAAGTCAACCAACTCGTATGGTCCCACATTATCTTCGGTGACCTGTGCAATTGCACCTTCTTTGGTTGGCAATAACTCAGGCGAGATTGGAGTCTTCACGATGTCAAGTAAACAATGGTATGTTTCATTGCGGTTCACCCAAGTCTTATCGACTTCGTGTTCTGCAATGTATTCAACCAAGAACTTGACCAGCGTTTTTGGGATGCTGCAATTGACGTTGTACATCGACATGTGGTCGCCGTTGTACGTACACCAACCTAAAGCCAACTCGCTCAAATCACCGGTTCCCAACACGAAACCGTGGCTCATGAGAATCAAAGTGCGTACACGTGCTTGCACGTTCTCAAAGATCAAATCCTGAGCACCATCCGGCAAGAATTTCAAACACTCTTCCAAGAGTTTGACAGTCAACTCTTCTGGAAGGATGCTTCTTCGTTCTTCGTAGCCTTCAACAACTGTGTGTTGATGTAGACACTCCGAAAACAACATTGTTCTACCACCAACAACGCATTCCGCATCGCCGAACGGAATGTGTTTCATATCACGCCAAGTTTGGATGCACATCTCACGAATGTCGATGGTCTTCTGGCTAATTTCCAGATTATCCATCAACATCCGTGCGTTGGTCTTGGTGCGGTTGGTCGTACCAAATCCGGGCATCGTAATACCGTGCAAATGCTTGCGGTCGATACCGAGCATATCGTAGGTCTTACAGGCGACAAGCAAAGCTAAAGTCGAATCAAGACCGCCCGACACACCAATGTATGTGTCTTTCGATACACGCTCCAATCGTTTAGCAAGCCCGGCAGTCTGGATGCCAAAGATTTCAGCACAACGAGCCTTCAATTCGGTGTGGTTCTTTGGCACAAAGGGGTGAGCCTCAACATGTCGATACAACTCTTGGTTTTTCTCGACCAACGGATTGGTCTGATACTCAACAAACCGAAACGGCTTCATGTTTCTTGTAGCACATTCGGCAAAAGTTCCCGGCATCGAAGCACGTTCGCTCAATAGGCGGTCAACATCAATGTCGGCAGTCAAAGTGTGGGTGTGCCGCACGAATTTTTCACTTTCGGCAACGATGCTGCCACCTTCGCCGATAATGTTGTGCCCACCAAACACAAGGTCTTTGGTCGATTCGGTTGGTCCCGCACTGCAATAGATGTATGCAGATACCAGCTTACCGCTTTGACCTTTGACAAAATTGCGACGGTATTCAGATTTGCCAATCGTTTCGTTGCTCGCCGAAAGATTGAACAACACTGTTGCACCAGCAAGTGCTTGAAAAGAGCTTGGTGGAATCGGTGACCAAACATCTTCGCAGATTTCAACACCAAACGTCCATGCTGTGTTACCGTAGCGTTTGGGCGAAAACAACAAGTCGGCACCAAACGGAACTCGTTCAGGAATGCCAATGTTGACCATCTGTGGATCGGTTGGCTTTGCTGGGGCGAACCAACGTGCTTCGTAGAACTCACGGTAGTTCGGCAGAAACGTTTTGGGGACGATACCAAGAACACGACCACTACCGATCACAGCCGCACAGTTACGAAGCGTGGCATCTTCTTGCATGAAGACAGGAAGTCCGACGATAACAGTCGAACGCCAGTTTTCACTCAAAGTTGCAAGACGCCGCAAAGCATCCAACGCTTGTTCTTGTAAAGACCGCTGGAAGAACAAATCTTCACAAGTATAGCCGGTAAGACTGAGTTCAGGGAAAACGATAACATCGCTTTCTACACCATAGTCTTCAACGTCGTCAGTAAGTCCGAAGTTATCTTCGTTGATGGCACGAATGTGTTCTTCGAGATTCGCTGAAACATTGCCGATTGCAACTTTTGGAGTGACGGCTGTCACTCGGCAGTAACCGTATTCTTTCATGGTATTCTCCTGTTAGGCGTCTAGTGGAGTTCCAAAGAAGGTCCACTTGGCTACCCGACATGCGTCGGCATCGCCTTGAATTTTTGCTGGTTCATCACTGATCTTGACAACGGGAATGCCAGCAATGCTCCACAACTTGATGACAATGCTTAGGGCTTTGCTGCCCTTACACGCCGGAAAGTCATTCGAGAAGTGCGTTCCGATACCAAAGCTGACATTGATGCGACCAGCGAAGTAGTTCTTGATTTTGATCGCTGTGTCAACATCCAACCCGTCGCTGAAAACAATGGTCCGAGTGTTCGGTTTGATTCCGAGCTTCTTGTAATGCTCGATCACTTTGTCACCGAAATCATACGGATTTCCACTGTCATGACGAACACCGTCGTACAGACGAGCCAACTTACCGTCGAAATCTTCGAAGAAGGCGGCGGTTCCATAGGTGTCGGTGAGAGCAATACCCAGATTGCCATCGTAAGTGTTTGCCCAACGCCAGAGTGCGTCACGATTTGCACGACGCAAACCATCTTTGCCGCTGACACCCATGATCCATTCATGAGCCATCGTTCCAATGGCTTTGAGTTTGAACAGGCGAGCAAAGTGAACATTCGAGGTTCCGACGAACCCGGCTTTGCCCTTCGCTTGTTTGATGAAAATCTCCTGCGTAGCACTGTTACGGCGGCGACGTGTGGCAAAGTCGGCGTAAGTACATCCGGCAGCGGTGAGACGATCAGACTTCTGGGCAGCAAGTTCATACTGCCCGTCCATCGTCCAATGCTTGTCACAATGCAAAAAGTATTGTTCGCTCACGATTGCAAGCAGAGGAACTTCCCAGAGGATCGTGGAATCCCACGTGCCTTTGATGCCCATATCAAGGTTGCCATCAGCATCAATCGACGCCTTGACTTGATTGGGATCAAATCGAAAGTCATGCAGATAGGCAATGTAGTCGGGTCGGTTGAGGAAGGGCAGATCGCTTTGGACATAAGCGAGTTCTTCGTTGCTGAACCGCATCTTGGACATTCGATCCAACTCTTGGTTGAACCCTGCAAGGAATGCTTCGTTGTAGAGACCCGAAGGACGACGATCTTTGAACCTGTACTCGACATCTTCGCCAGCGAAGTTTTTGAGTACAGCGTTCTGCATCGTGAACTTGTATAGGTCGTTATCTAAGGCAGATTGAATGGGCATTGTGTTCTCCTCTATTCCCAGCACTGAAGTAAGTTTCCTAGTTCATTCCAATGGTCCCAAAAGACACGATTTCTTTCGCCTTTGGGCGTTAGAAGCTCCATGACCGCTTCGTAAGCGTAGTGGTTAGAATCTTTGGTCCGTTCTTCGTTTCGGCGTGCTTGATAGACACCTGAAGCAAACTTGTACAGCTTATCAAAAGCCGCAATCTTCTCGGCGTCAGTGTATTCGGAAAGTTGTCGAACTTGAAAAGACAAACATTGTTCCAACTCGTTTGCCTTTTCAAGAGCTTTGTCCACCTTTTCTTGAGCTTGTTGTCGGCGTTCGGCGATCAACTTTTTTTTTCAGCAGGCGTGAGTTCCATGACAGTTCTCCAAGATACAGAAAGCTTCGATCTGATGGGATTTTACGAAGAAAAATTGATCTGTCAAAGAAGAAAGCTGGGATATTTCCCGGCTTTCCATTTTTACAAGTTTGGTAATCAAACTGATTCGGTCAAGACTTGAAGAGGCGGCATATTCTCTAGCCTCTTCATTTTTCGCTTGCGTACCACATCGGCTGCGAAGGCAATAATAGCCTCTGCTGGTACACGAAGAATGTCATGTTTCTCGCTGTCCGGTGTTCCCAGACGAATCATCACGTCCCCTGTAAGGTCTTCGTTGGAGATGAAAGTCACTCCATTACTTCTAAAGCTGGTAGCCATAATTGGTCCTCCTGTTGCAATAAGAGAGTGTGATAAGAAAAAAGCTGGGTGGAATAAATTCCACCCAGCTTTCCCGGCAGGAGAACAGGTGCCGATTAGAAGGTGAGCGACTGCGAAGGACCGCCAGTTCCCAGAGCTTGGCTCTGGCTGGAAATGCTTCGGCTCACGAAGTCCGCAAGTTTCGCCAGCGTGTTGGCGTCGGCATCTTCCAGTTTCACGTACTGGCTGAAACCAGCGTTGCGATAGAAGTTGTCGAGGTACTGAGCGAGATGCGGCGACTGAACGTTGACGCCGACAAGCACGGAGACGAGCGACTCCATCTTCTCACTGGTGATACACGCTTGCAGTGCTTCACGAACTTCGTTTTCGCCCGACGTAGATTCGTTGTCATCACCATCCGTCAGGATGAAGACGATACCGTTCACGTCGAAGTCTTGATCGGATAGCTGTTCAGCGTATACGGTCGAAGACTTGATGGCGTTTTCAGCCGAGTCGTAAAGTGCGGTGCTGGCACCGTTGCCGTTGGTTCCGTAACAACCGTTGTAGTTGTCGGGATTGCATTGTTCCAGCGGTAGGAAGCCGTGGATTTCCGACATGCGAGTGCCGAATGCCACAACACGGAGCAGAAGGAAGTCGGCACGTGCCGACTGACGGCAAGCCTTGACGATCTCCTTGATGCAAGCTTCCATTTCGTTTTTGAAACCGAACGTGGAACCGGATTCGTCGAGCACGATTGTCACCAGTGTATATTCACTGGCTTCGAGGTCTTCAATCTTGACAGCCGAGAAACCGTAGTGTCCGGTTCCAGCGTTATTGTGCTGTTCAAGATTATCATCATTGAACTTGGGCATGATTTTTCTCCCAAAGGTGTGGTTGTTGGAACAGGGTGCAAAAATTGCACCACTACGGTTTAGGCGAGGTAATCGACGGTTGTGGTGACACGCATACCCTTCGCCGTCATGTCACGGATAAAGGCGTCCTGAAGACCCTCAAATCCGGGGACAGGGCTGGTGGCGTCGGTCAGCAGAACCAGCTTCTTGACGAAGGAGTCGTCGCTGAAGAAGGCGTCGGCGTCACGACCGGTCGATGCGAGGCAGTGCGAACCAGCTTCACCAGCGAGAAGAATCTCGTCGGCTTCGATCACGGTTTGCAGGAAGCCCTTGTTCATGTCGGTGGTGTGGTCGGTCGGGTCTGGCACGTCCGCACAGATAGCGGAGTAGTGTTCAGTGTGGTAGTTCGAACCCTTGGTCACAAAGTTGACCGCTGCGAATTCGTCTTCTTCCCACTTATCCAGAGCGTCGAGCAGAACCGGGAAGACACCGTGACCCCAATGTCCAATCAAGCAGTGCGGTGGCCAAATACACAACGGGTACTTGCCATTGGCTTCCAGAGCTTCCACGTAATCGAGAGCACCAAAGCTCTTGCGAGTGTGACGCAACCAAGCCGGGCGAGTAGGCGTCCACACGCCGTCACGAACTTCTTGGGCGGTGATGATGGTGAAGGGGTTCGGGTGATTGCCCGACGTGTCCTTCCAGTAGATGGGATGAGCAACGTGGATTTTGTGGTGGGAGTCCAAAGTGACGTGGATGTCGTCAATCTTGGAACCGAGACGGGTGACCATACCGGCGAGCCGGTTCATGTCATCATGAGCACCTTTCACATAAAGTGCTCCTTTGTTTGGATCGCAGAAATCATTCTGCGGATCGATAACGATCAGTTGGGTGTTCTTCGCCATGACAAGTTCTCCTACTTCGGGGATTTGAAACTGAGTTTAACTCACTGCAACCATTTTACGGAGTTTCAGTTTTTTGTAAAACAAGGTCGGACAAATTTTTCCAAAAGATTACCCATCATGCTCGTAGTCCTCACGCTCCCAAGGGGGCGTTCGCCACGCTTCCACCATTCGTCATCACGATTTTGGCATTCATTGATTTTCTCCACAACAGCAGTTGCCGTTGAGCGGAGCCACAGCATGTGGATCAACATACCAATTAAAGTTCCGAAGACAATTCCGATCCAGAAATCTGTTGGCATTTCTCTTCCTTGCGAATCGACCTTGCTTGAACGATGGCTTCCTTTGCCGTCTCAGACGGATTCTCGGATTCACCATCACGAATCTTGCGTAACTCTTCGCCGAGAAACGCAACCTGTTTTGTCAATCTACGATTGTGTTCTCGTAGATCAACATTGGATTGTTCAGCAGCTTCGACAATCTGCTTAGTTGACTCTTCCAACAATTGTTGTGAAGTGAACTGTCGCAGATAGGCTCGGAGTTGTATACAGGCACGTTTTGACACAGAAGAGATGCCGTTGACATCTACAGGTCCGTGTGCCCGGATAGTCTCCTTCAACGCACCATTCATAATGCGTTCGAGCTTCGAGGTTGTAAAAATCTCGAAGGGATCAGATTTTTCACTCGTTACTTTGACCATCGCTTTCGCTTTCGGTTTGAGGATCATCACCACGCAGAATTACATCCACTCTGTTTGTAACCCTAAGAATCGGCGGCATGTCGATTCTGAACACCTTCTGGCGTTCAATTACAAGATTTGGATTTGTTCTTGCAGCGTGCTTTTCAGGAAGTCTGTCAATCTCGGCAGCAGTGAATGGGATGTTGATCTTACGCTTTTGAACGTAAGTACCACGTTTGAAAAAGGCGGGGTAGTCGTTCCAGTTAATTCCCTTCTCTTGGAAGAGTCTTTCTTGCATTTCCGAACTACCCTGCCCCTGCAACGAATTGTGTGAGAAGTAAGCCTGTGCTGCCATACTCACACTATTGCGTGTTGCATCCATCTCTCTCCACACGAAGTAGTTTGCTGCTTCCTGTTCGAGGGGTACGTTGAAGACACGAGAGTCAAAGAAGGCGAAAATATCCTCCTTCTCTGGCATGTAGTCAGGAATGTACTTGTTGAAGAATGCGGTGGTCATCGAGGCGAGAATCGAAGTCATCTTCAAAAGGCGACCCTTGAAGAAGATTTCCGAGTTGTATTCTTCTCTGTACCACACTAAACTGATTTCGTCGCTCTGTGTATAACCACAGTTGGCACCGGTCTCTTCAACGAGATACTCGGTGGTGCGAACCATCAGTTCAGACAGACGTTGATCATAAGGACGCTTGAGTCCACGACAAAAGCTGTGGAACGCTCGACCGTCAATACGAGCAACAACCGGGATACGAGGCATCAATACCTGAACGGCGTATTGTCCTTCGTATGCCTTCATTCTATCCCCAAGTGCATCACTCATCTCAGTCTTCCTTTTTGAAATATACCCCTTCCTTGCCACGCTTGCCGTGGAAGGAGCAATTTGCTTCGTGGTAAGCCGCCCACACATCGTCATCATAGAACTTACTGATGGCGGTGTATGCAAACGGAACAAATACATCAAGATCGTGTGGACAGAAATGGTTACAATCCACACCAACATTGACGCTGTTCAGTTGGAACTTCCATGCGGAATGGATGTGACCAACTAAGTTGAATCGATCTTCACGAGCTTGAGTTGGATAATGTGTTGCCCAACAATGCAATAAACTTCCATCACACATCACTTCAAGTTCGACGCCTTCACCTTCGGGGATGATGAGTTCGAAGTATTTTCCGAGTTCTTCATCCGAATATGGTCGGTCATGATTCCCACGAATCAAAACCTTCCGTCCGTTGAGTCTTTCAAGAATCTCGACACACTCAGGTTTATTTTGGTTCACAGCATCGCCGACAACGATGATTAGATCATCAGGTGCTACGGCAAAGTTGTGTCTCATGACAATGTTGTTAATGTGTTCTTGTTGATTGGAAAAAGGTCGCATCATGATTCCCATGCGATCTTCTCCCAAATGCCAATCCGCTGTAATCCAACGTTTACGCCAATGTTCTCGTCCCAGATTCATGGTTAAAAGTCCCAACAGTCTGTGTAAGTAAAGTCCTTAAATCAGACACAGGCTCTCGTTGAGTGTGCGTCTGATACATCCAATCCAGATATCGGTTCTTGGGCGAGTTGTCCGGTCGCCCATACATGACCTTTACGGGATCACGTGCGATCCAATACCCGAATTCAACATTTGTAGTGAAGGCTGGCATGGTTTTGAGATCACGAGGAACCCAAAAACAACCTTACCACAACCGTGGAGGCAAACCTGCTCCCACTCAACCTGTCCGTCATAACTTGCAAGGGCAGACCAGTCTCGGTGTTCAGGCACCATGACCAACCCATTCCAACCTATAACTTCGAGGAATTCCAATGCTTCAGGACGCCATGAATCAACATCCCTGCTTCTAGGCGTAGGTCCAGCAAGAAAGATCGAATGCGAATCATCACCGATAGCTGGCTCGTTAGAGTACAAAACTTTCATGCTCATTCTTCCTTGGCATCGAGCCACCAACCAATGCGGAACCAAATCCACTTATCTTGGTTGTCTTTCCCTTTCACTCTAGCACGATAAATCTTCTGTGTATCGTCTTTGTTTTGGAAAGGACCGGTTGTGAATTGTTGTTCTTCAATGGCTACAATCTCGTAGCCCTGTTGCTCTGCCCAAGCATGGATTCTCCGTTCTTTGCCTTGGCTGTCGATGATGATAACGACAGCCAAGGCAATACAGAACAGAATCAGCCCTATGCCGGTCAGTGAGTCTTTTTTCTTGAACATGGAGACCTCTTAGTGAAATTCGGTTTTGTTACCTTTGCGTTCGTGGTAATCAACCGAAATCATCTTGAGGATTTTCCGTCCAACATGAGGATGACGCACTTCCTTAACAGGACGGATGACGATTCCTTCACGACCACTGAAGCGACCAGCTTTGTCTGGATCGCACATGGTTGTAGGACCGTCTACCAACTCTTGCATCTTCGCCATGCTGAATGGTCCACGATACAAAAGTGGTGCCATCTCAACGCCAAACTCGGCGAAAAGAGCCACTTTGTCTTCGTAGTCCAAGTAACGACCATCCACAGACATGTCGTAGGCACGATAACCAATTTGGTTCATGCCGTATTCCATGTCTTGAATCTTTCTACCAAAGACTTCCACGAACACGACAACGTTTCGACCGCCTTCTGACACTTTGGCAAGCAATGCTTGCATCTTGTCATCCATAGCAGTCCAGTAAACACATCGTTTTCCATCATCGCTTACTTCTTTGAGACACTGTTTGTGACCACCACAGAACAGTTTCATTTCGCCGTCAATGTTGATGATAGCTGCACGACCGTTGGTGCCATGAATCTTTTCATCGACAACAACTTCCTCGCCATCAACAAATACATCAGGAAAGTTGCCGATGTTTTCGATGTCGGTGAATCTGTGGAACATCTCCGGTTCTGGAATTGCCTCACCTGCGTTCACGGGCGGCGGTGGCTCGTACTTGCTCAAACCGAAGTGTTCAACCACCGAATGACCCAATTCCCAATTTTTGTCTTCGGGAGGTAGAATCAAACCTTGGCTGGCAACGCCTCGAATCCGAGCCGCTTTGACTCGTACACCATCGGGTTGAGTGCCATCACCCAACTTTGGCAGACGAGAACAATAGTTGAACACGCCCCATTTCTCGGCAACCGCTGTTGGAACAACAGTTTCCGGTGGGATGTATACAACCTTTTCGCCAACGATGAATGCGTCTTTCTTGACAATGCACCACCAGTTTTTGATGCGTGCCAATTCAAGACGATCAGCGTCGGGATGCGGCTCGATCTCAGCGATCTTACAAACTTCAGCAATCAACGTACTAGCCATTCACAGGCTCCTTATTCGTCTTCGTTTTCCCCCTCGACATTGACGCCGAAGGATTGTAGTTTGGCGGCAAATCGACCAAGCAAACCACCAGCCGCATTCACTGCTTGACAGCCATAGCCACCAAGAACGCTAGTGAAGTCACTGGTTCCTTTGCGAAGGTCTTCGAGAACCTTCTGAGCATTCTCACGAGTGAGTCCAAGCTCACCAAGTTTGTTCATGAGATTGTCGTATGCTTCTTCAAAGCATTCGCCCATCTCTTCTTCAACGGCGAGAACACGCAGGATGTCTTCGGCAACTTGTTGTTGATATGCAGCACGGTGACGCTGCAAAGTTTGGAACAACTGTTCCAAGGAACGCACTTGCTCCATACCCTCGCCGCCGTTCAAACGCATGTATTCCAATGCGTCTTCACGTTGAGGGCAGAGTGCGGCAACATTGCCAGAGGCGAAAACAGCCCAATAGGACACAAAATCAGCCATCGGTTTCTCCTTAGTCTTCTTCGATTTCGTCTCGATCTTCTTGCCAATGGTCGTTGTCTTCCATCTTGTAGATCGAGAGCATGTCTTCACGGTAACCGTTGTCAAGCAGACGGTCTTGACCGTCCAACAGAGACATCACAATTCGAGGATCGTTCGTTCCGATCTGTTCGGCGATTTCCAGACACGGTTTCACCCATGCTTTCTTGCCGCCGTACATATTGATGTCACGAAGCAGAATCCTCTCCATCACATCTTTGTCAGGTCGAGGCACATAGAGTTTCTTAGTGAAACGACTCGACAAAGCACCGGGATGGCTCGGTCGTCCGCCATGCAAGCGGTCGAACAGGACTTTATCATTTGCCGTCGCAATTGACAAGACCTTAGCTTCAATTCGAGCTTGCTCACGGTAATTGATTTTACGAACTTCCGCACGTTCGTCTAAGATGGAAAGCCAGACTGTGAGAATCGCTTCTTGAGTTTTCTCGATTTCTTCAACAAAACAAACTGGCGGAACACCAGTTTGCCGGAATCTGTCGAGGAACAACTTCTCAATGCCTGCACGAGTTGCACTATTGGCGTTGATGGTGAAGTAAGCACCGGGTCCGAGAACGTTCATCCATCCCATAAGAATATGGGACTTTGCACAACCGGGCAGTCCGTGAAGCAATACATGGTTTCGTTTGGCACCCTTGGTGACCACCATTCGCTTCAAAGAAGAGCCAATGATGCGGATATGTGCCGCACGTGCATAGATGCCTTGGAACGCTGGATGCTGCTCAATTTCTTCATCCGTACCGCTCACCAGCACTTCGGGGATCACCAGTTCTTCGAAGGTCAGAGCACGTTCAAACGGTAGAATATCGCAGCCGTCAGACTCCGCTCCCATTACAACACTTGTACTCCAACTTGGCTGAGGGTCACCAACTGACCATGCAGGCTTGAATTTGGTTGACGTAGCCGCCTTGGTGAGGTATTCCATGATTGACTTCAACTCATTGGTGAGTTGTTCGCCAGATGGTTCCTTACCAAGGCGGCTACGTTCAAACGTGAGTGTGATGGCATAAGCGTGTCCACCAGACTCACGCTTGGGTCCACTCACGTTGTATTTGGTGTTCGTCCAAGCCTTGCGATCACCGGCAGTCGCACGGCTCACAAGGTATTCAAGATGCTCTTCCAGCGTGTCAGAGTTGAGGCGTTTTGCAGTTTTGCGTTCCAAAGTTACTTTGAAGTTTGCCATGCACGGACCTCCGCTTGTAAGTGAAAATGGACACACGATTTGAGCCGTGTGCCCATTGTACGAACAAAATTTGGAACGTAAAACCGAGTTTTCAGATTTTCTCGATATATCTCAGTTTTCTTCGACGATAACGAATCCGTCGTCAGCAACCGGACTTTCGTTGAGAAGAACCGGAACCTGCGAAGCATTGGCTTGCTCGTTCACCTTCTTCTGAGTAACGTCGCCCTTGACGACGTGTTCAACGGGACCGGCGTGAGTAACTGTGTCTGGTTGGTCCAGAAGCAATTGTTGTGACTCATTCATGGTTTGTTCTCCTTGGTCTTGTTTAACTTGTTCAGCCTTTTCCTGTTCGGCTGTTTGGAGCACTTCGACGAGACGAAGCATTCCAGTTTTGACGAGTTGCATGTAATAGTCGTCGCCCTGAAACTGAGCACCCGGCTTGATTACTCGCATACCACTCTTGGTTGGTCGTGGCAAAGTCAGTTCTGCTTTGGCGTTACTATTCTGGTACAGATAGACGCCGCCTCCTGAGAGGGCTTCCCTGACGTTGTGAGCTTTATTCTCTTTTTTCTCGTATCGGTTGAATTTGCGATATTTCATTTACACTCCTTGTGGACTTCACTCATATAGTGAGGCGGCAAAACGCACCTTGCGTTAAGTTCTTCTTATTGTATAATACTGTTGTCGCTTCCAAAATTACGGAGATTCAGAAATGAGCAAGTCGAAAATGAAGCTAAAGAAGTGGACTCAGGTCTACCCACAAGGGACAAAAGAAGGCGATGAAGAACAGAAATTCTTCATTGGACTCAACCGCCAATCAGGTCTGGTACGTCATCCAGAGTTCGAATGGCGAAGCACAGAAGCTCTCGCAAAAGAAAGCGGACTACCTCGTGCGAGGGTCGAGCAAATCATTGCCAAATACGTTAAGATGGGTCTTGTCTTTGCCAACCCAATGCGTCCCGATCATTGGGGATATTGGGAACGTGATGAGGTTTACGAAAAGTGTATCGAAAACCAAAACAACAAGAGCATCGGGGATACAGACAAGTCTTCCCGTATCGATGATCATTTGGAAGATGGACTTGGCTCCATCATTGTAACGACGTGATCCACTTATACAAAAAGACCCCTAGATCAAAAATCAGGGGTCTTTGTGTAAGTTGGCTCAGTCGTTTTACTTGGCTTCGTTTTTGCCAGTTTTGTGACTGATGCCTTTTGCGTTTTTCAGGTCAAGGAAAGCAGTTGCCGATGTCGGTGCGAAATAGCCGTCTGGGTACTGACTGCGGACGTAGCCGTCTGGATACTGTCCACGGACACCCGAACGAGTTTGATTTTCGTTGATTGCTGGAAGGTCCAGCCCATTTTCCTTAGCCCACTCGATGAAATCAAGCATAATGTCTTTCCTCGCTATGGTTACATTGCCTACCGTATATAGCTTTTCGAACTGAAATTTTCAGTTCGAAAACGGAGTACAAAAAATGTCAAAAGTTGTAAAAGTGAGCATGGAGCCAATCGATTCCAAAAGTGGAATTTTCGAGTTTGTTGTCGCCCGCTGTAACTTCTGCCAGAAAGAATCTGGCATGAAAGAAGACGATTACAAAAACATTGTCAAACTTGGTCACGGACACTTTTACTGTCCATTCTGTCTTAGAAATCGATTCAACCACAAAAAGAAAGGGCATGTCTTACTCATGGACTTCCGTGGGATCGTCGGTTTCTACTTACACTATCTATACGACGAAGGTGTAATCTGGTACGCACAAATCTTAGATTATGTCAGAAAACACTCGGTTGCGGGTTTGCGGAATCCCGTGTTTTCCTACGACCATGAATCCATGCTTTGGTTTGTTGATTTCTCAAGAATTGGATCGGATAAACACAAAGTACCCATTGAGATCGTCCATCTTACAGTTAAAGACATTATCGACTCATTTGATGTTGCTCGAAATGTCAAAAGCTGTAATCCGTCTAAGATTTTGGAGAAATACACCGAAGCTATCGACGAGTATTACAAAACACGCAAACGTCCAGAGGGAAAGCGTATTTTATCTCCTACGCTCAAAAACTGTGCTTATGATGCTAACGCAGATTGGGATGCCACCAAAGTGTTCGACATCACAACTGAAACTGAGAGCTTCATTCCAGTCGGTTATAACCGAAAAGAAGTGTTACCTTACACACAAGACCTCACTGATTCTGTGGTTATAGAACTTTCTGTTATTGTGAAGAGACGTAAATCACAAGGAGAATACATCGGCTGGGAAGGGTACACAGAACTTCCGGGTATAAGCCGCACGAAGTTGTCTGCAAAAGACGGAAAAACGATCTTCGAAGAACGAAAATCGCTTGTCCAACTTGCTCGCAAAGCGGCTAGGAAACTCGGACTCAAGGTCAAGATAGAAGGGGCGACTGAAACTGAATCAGAGCGTTCAGCAACTTGATTCTGTCCCACGTCCCACTCTGAGTCGTTCCAATAATTGTAGCCAAGGTTTCTTGAGAACCTTCATCGTCGATTGCAGCCGCTTTCTTCTCAAGCGAAGAGCAAGACATTGCAATTGCCCAAGGTTCGATTGAAACCTTGGCTAATGCAATTGATACACTCAAGTCCGTATGTACCGCCGCTCCGGGGATTGCACAAACCAGCTTGCCCTCGTCAAGCTTTTCGTTCTCCATCAAAATCTCTGTGAAGATTTGATGATCGTGTGGATGGCTGCTAGAAGTATACTTTTCCCATATCGGATAGTCTCTTTGCAAATCCATCGAGTTTGCCAAGAAAGTCATCGTTGTACTTTGAGTCATACGCCAATGATGCGTTCCACGGAACACCTTTGATGTTTCTCCAAATCCATACAACTGCGTGTATTTGTCTGGATGATCGAAAAGAGTTGCGTAAGATACACCCGGTAATGACAAAGGTTCGTTACAGATATCAGCAGCATTAGGTGAGTGAAGATAGTCATCTTCAACGAAGTACAAACGATATCGCCTAAGCTTCTCTGCGTTCTCTAATGCATGGTCAATACACCACTTCAAAGCACCAGCATTTCCAAGCTCAGAAGTCCTGATGGAAACGTTTGGTAATGGTTTGCAAATTTCTCGAACCATTGCCAAAGTATCTTCGCCGCAATTGTCTGCAAGCACAATTCCGTTCCATCTTTTGAAAACACTTAGAAAGTTTTCCAAGCATTCACGTTTACCAATGCCGGGCAACTTTTCTTTTCTGTAAGACTTATCGCTGATTCTGTAGTAAAAGAACATCCTGTTTTACCCTTTCCATGACCTCGCTCCAATTGTCACGCTCATTCTGACGGTAGAGCTTGACGCTATCATACCAACAAGTGGTATCTCCTTCAGTTCCCCAACGCCAATCTGGGTTATAAGGAACCAACATCCAGCAAGGAACTCCAAGTGCCCCACACAGATGAACAATAGCTGTATCAACAGCAATCACCAAATCCAAACCCGATACAATTGTTGCAGTGTCTTCAAAAGTCTCAATCATCGTTGTTAAATCAACGATCTTCATGTCTTCGCAACCATCCGTTAGGTCAACAATTCGTTTGCCCATCGTATAAATTCGCTTACGATAATTGACCTGCAAATTGAACAACTTCACGCCTCTCAAATCATGAATCGGGCGGAATTCATTCAAAAACATTGAACGAGTAGAGTCGTTCGGGTGAGCAGGGCTTCCTGCCCAAACAATGCCAATCTTCAACTTATCTTGGTAATCATCAAATGGTAGTGTTGCCAAAGGCTTCAAATATGGCTCACCAGTAGGTGTATAATCCTTCAGCAAGTGAGGCAAACTCATAGACATGCACTGGTAATCGTATTCAGGCATGTCGATTTCTTTGTCGTTTACAATATCTGCAACGAAGGTTTCGTCAACACCTTCAACACGTGCAACAATCGGTTCACAAGAAGATGGAGTGTGCAAGATCACCTTAGCGGCACCAAGAGCTTTCAATTTTTTCAAGTAACGGGAAAACTGAATCACATCTCCCAAGCCTTGTTCGCCGTAAACCATAATGGTTTTTCCAAACAAAGAATCTTGACCATCCCACTTCTTGTCCATATCGTAATGACGCTTGTAGTGATCAAGTTGTTTGAAGTGCTCTACACGCCACTCATACTCTTCAAACCCACGCACCCAATCACCCTTCAAATGATAGGTGAAAGCCAGATCGACGTGAGATGCAGAAAACTTTGGATCAAGCTCGGCGGCTTTCAAGAAACACTCTTCGGCTTTGTCTAGGTCTTTGAGTTCGCCGTAGATGCCGCCAAGATTATTCCAAAGTTGTGGGTCTTTGCTTTCATTGATCTCGATAGCCTTCTCGAACAATTCAATAGCTCGTTCGTACTCACGGGTCTGACGGTATTGCAATGCCAGATTGTTGTAGTACAGATAGTTGTTTCTCAAAGAAATGGCTTTGTCGAGATTCTCTTTGGCAAGTTCGTACTGACCTAGATTAGCGTAACACAAAGCGATGTTGTTGTAATTGTCGGCGTTGTCTGGGTCGAGTTCGATAGCTCGTTTGATGATTGTGACACCCTCGTCGAACTGTTGAAGACGCTGTTTGATCAATCCCAACAAATGGTAACCATCAGCGTATTCAGGACAGGCTCGCACCAACTGCTGACAAATCACTTCAGCGTATAAAGGTTGAACCATCAGTTTCTCTTTGATGACTTCAACGGCGTGTTTTACAATGGCTTCAGCCTTCTCTTGGTCGATTTGTGCATTCATATTTCTCTCCTTAGATGCTACATAAAATAGAGTAACCTCGTCGCAGATTAGGAGAAAATTATGGGATGTGGATGTGGGGGCGGAAAACGTGGCGTAAGACGCCGAACCATTAACGGACAGGCTCGCACTGTTCAAGCAGTTGCAGGTCCAGTAACGGGTTCTGTACAAGGTGGAATTTCGGCAGGTGCAAGCCCAGAACAACTTCGAGCACTTGGTTTACAGACCAATACGGCACCTGTAAGTCCTCAAAGACTTGACGCAGACAAGCGACGTGTAGAAAAACTCCGTCGTGAAGCTGTGCGTCGTGCTTTGAATAAGTAATTAAACAAGCACGATAACCACATTGCCGGGTGGTTTGTTTGCTGCGGTCTCGCCCGCTCCACGAATGGTGAATTGATGACCGATTTGTGCTTTCGGCGGCATTGCGTAAGACATCTCTTCTACAACCTGACCGCCAAAACCTGAGCCTTTACATTGTGGACAATGTGTATCTACTTCACCTTTGGTATTACAATATCCACAAACCCCTCTTGCCAACGAGTGATTTTTGCATTTTGGACAAGGAAACCACCCTCTCGCCGAACCGCCACAATAAGAACAAAAATCTCTTTTATTAATGATAAACCGCTTCTTACAACCATTGTGAAGTTCGGCAGCGGTCAAATGTAGGTGTACCATAATGGATCGACCAACATGATTATCCCCACCAAAGAATGTAATTTCAGGCGTGAGTAAATTGGGTTTCGTTGGCTTTGGAGGCGGCTCAGGCTTCTTTGGCGTTGCTGGCTTTGGAGGGTCGGGTCTGTGTGGAGGAGGAGGAGGAGGAGGAGGAGGACGACGACGACGACCTACGTATCCTTTCAGATCGTACTCTGATCGCTTCGCAGGATCACTAAGCACTTCGTATGCCTGTGCTGCAAGTTTGAATATCGCCGTTGATTCTTCGAGGTTGTCTGGATGTCTATCAGGATGATGTTGAAAAGCAAGTTTTTTGTAAGCTTTCTTAATCTCTTCCTCAGTGGCATTCCTAGTTACCCCAAGGTCGTCATAGTAACTCAATTTACTCCCTGAAGTCCCACTTCAATTCCACCGCTGTTGCACTCATATCAATCTCACGATTCATCTGAGGACGAGTCCAGTAACTTTCGGGCATGGAGACATTGGTTTTGCCACCCGGAAGCTCTAACAACATCGCCTGATCTTCTTCATACCAAGTGTACAAAATTTGCGATGGCAAACCATTGTTGTATGCCAAAATTTCAGCAGATGCAATCATTTCTCCATTGACATCTGTCACTAAATGACCAAGCAATCTTTTGTGAACCTTGTCAACAAAAGTGATATGCCCAATCGGTTGTCCAATACTATTCACGGTTTTTTCGATGATTGCAATTTTTGTAGTCTCGCCCTCGTTCACTTCTTTTACGGCGATGCCCGGACCAATAAAGATTTCTCTGAAACCAAAAGAATCCATAATCATCAATGGATTGAATGCACTCTTCAACCTTGTTTTATTGTAGTCCTTATGCTTTGCATGATACAAAGCTGGCGGATCAAGCCTGCGAGACCAAAACCAAAACTCATCTTGGTTGGAACCCATAAAAAACTCTTCACCAACAATCGAAGAAACCTTCATCTTAAGACCCATCGGCTTTTCGAAATAAACCGATCCGTTAAACTTAAGTCTTAAACCTTGGTGCCACGTATAAACAATTGCACGATCACAGGAGAAGTTTTTGATCTGTGCATTTCTTTCATTCATTTCACGAATGATCTGTAATCCCACAGCATCTTGGTTTGGTTCTTTAGGTGGATTGTTGCTCGGCGGCAGAACATTCTGAGGAACGGATGGGTTAATGAAACCCTTCGGCGGCTGAGTGCCGAGTTTTTCATACAAAACAAACCCTGTAAGGATTGCCATAGTAAGAATGAAAAAGATGAGTGTTTTTTTGATCATGGCTGAAAGTCCTTAATTTGGCAGTTCCTACATTATATAGGTATTATGCTCGACTTCAAAGAATGGCTACAATTTAACGAAGGTCTTCAAATCATTCACATTGATCCTGAAGAAGATTGGGAATACGGCGAACAAGCCTATCAGATCGCCAATCTCGTAAAAATTCGCCCCGATAGTACAAAACAGCCTACAATAATTGCATTAAATAACAAAGATGAGGTTATCGGTGCGGCATTTACTTCTTGGAGCGATGACGACGAAGCGACCGAAATGTCTGGTGAGCCAATGGCTCGATGGGACTTTGATGTCGTTGTTCATCCACAATGGCAAGGTTACGAAATGGTTGGCATGAAGCTAATCAGGCAGGCTGAGCAAGAACGAAATAACATGGAGGCGATGTATCCGAAGGGCTTACACTAAGCTCTGGGTGGTTAACCCAAGACTTGCGAAATTACTTCAAACCAAGAAGTATGGCTACGAACTCGATCACGAATATGGTGACGAGGATGAAAACGGTAACCGTTCTGCTTTTCTTCGCAAGTATTAAACAAACTGTTCCATATATTGTTCAAACGCAGCTTGATCGAACGTATCATTCTTTGAGCAATTATCCCCACCTGCTAATGGTTGAAGATTTGACAAGTTGCAGATAATTACTGGATCAGTGATGCCATTACGCATAAATGCGATAATTGGAATCTTATGATCAAGATGCCAAGATTGATTCTTCAGTTGATCCCACTCTGTAAATGTTTGCAGGTGTTCTAACAAATCTTTGGGAGAATAACCCAACAATTTTTGACTCTTGCTGGATTTGTCAATTCCGAGAGAATCACGATACCGCTGCATCATACTGTAAATGCGACGACCTATCGTTTTACGACATTTCTCAGAACAATAAAGTTGTTTCAATGTCTTCTCTGGCGTGAACTCACAATCACATATTGGACACTGCTTGACTGTGTTCTTGCGAATTTCCTCTGCACGTAATCTTGATTGCTCTTTGTGGTATTCAACCTTACAAGTATTGGAACAATAAACCTGTCGTTCGTGGTTGGGTGTGTAATCAGGGGTGAATGATTGACAGCAATAGAGGCAATCACGTGGTTCAATGATTGTGGATCGCCTCTTGTCTTCAAGATACCTAAGTTTGTGGTGCTCCACTTTACAATCGTTAGAGCAAAACTGCTGTCGATCAGAATCGTAATAATAGGGAGTATACTCAGCACCACATTGCTTACAAGTATTTGTAGTAGATTCACGAGATTCTTTTTGAAGTCGTTTACGAAAAGCAACTCTTTGCTCACGTGCTACAACTTCTCGACAAGTTGTAGAACAATACTTTTGGCGACCATTAGGTTGAAATTCTTTTTCGCATATTGGGCAAAACATAACGCCCTCCTTTCACTACATAATATAGCGAGGAGGGCGTTAAATTTCAACTCCAAAAATTACTTAATTCTCAGAATTTAATGTAAATTTCGGTGTAAGGTTAAGAACGTCACCGTTAGCCAATACACGGGAAACAGCGAATCGCTCAGCCCACAGAACAACGTTCGATGGATTGGCAACCCAATAACCGTAAATGGTGTTACCGGTTGTACCGCAAGTCCAAGACTGTGCAGCAGAACCATAAGAAGATTCAGCTTTGTTGGAAACAGTTACAGCACTGTTCCAACCGGCACGTGTCAAAGTCACAGCGGCGTAGTTCGTGAAGTTAGCTTCGGTCAAAGAACCGTTAGCTGTGGTCTGATCTGGGGTGTAGTCGTTCTGGAACAACTTGAGAATGTAATCTTCGTTCAAAGACAAAGCATCCTTCAACATCTTGTCCAAAAGTTCCAACTCACCAGCATTAGGTACTACTAGAGCCATATCGTTATTCTCCTATTGAATGATGGGGTCTCCTGTAGATAAACATCTCAAATCGTTTTTTGCAAAAATTGTACTTGGACATTCTTATTAGTATATGAGACCTTTACAGAAGCATCTTGAAAAGTTCGAGGACAAACAAGCGATTGTTGATCACTTCAAAGTATCAAACAAGACGGCAACACGTTGGCTTGAATTTTATGGTATGAATACAAAGCGAGCCAACTACGGACCCAAGTTAAAATTCAAACAAGCTGCGGCAATCAGAAACGCATTCAAACAAGGAGTTTGTGTGAAAACTCTGGCTGATCAATTTGGCGTCACTTTGACAACGATTTACAGGATCATAAAAAACGAAACACACAAAGATAAAGATTTCGCATGTGTTTCGGTGGTTTACAATCCTCTTTACTCGTCTTCGTCGTCTTCCGGTGGCAAGTAGAGATATTGTCTGCAAGCTGTTACCGCTGGCAGCAGTGCAGAGCGTCCTTCCCATTGTGGTCTACCTTTGCCTTGTCGAGGATCAAATTGTTTCGGCAAAAAACACTCAACGTATTTGTTCGGGTATTCGACCACACATGCGAATGATTCTTTACAAACTCTATCGTCATACATGAACACGAAATCTATGGTTCCACCAATTTTGAATTGTGGCGATCCATCTGAAATGAAGTTGTAGGTATTGGTAATAGACTTAGCTCCACCGCCAACGAATACTGTTCGATTCTTTGGATTATAGGTGTAGCTCCAATTACTCAAAAAGACATCGTGACCACCTGTAATTTCGACTCCACCTTCAGGTTGTTGCGTCAATGTGTGCCAGAAGTCAAGTGTACCACTAGAAGCAATGCCGCCACTAGATGTTGTTACATGTCGGCGTCCAAGATTATTGTGTCCAATTCCACCAACAACACCGCCGCCTGACCCACGATTGATCCAAAATTCGATAAACAAACCAGTTCCGCCAACAAGCGAACCTCCACCAATTGCAACTGTATCGTAGAAACTCGATCTGCCGACACCACCAGCAACCACGCCAGTTTGTCCAACTAAAACTTCAACGTTTTCAACTACATCGCCTGCCGCTTCTGCTCCACCCGAACCGAACTCTTCCATAAAGAAGCCACCAACCGGGTCGCCAGCTACTTCTACCCCACCGCTGGCGATTTGATTTGCGTAGATTACATTGATATCAGCTTCTCCACCGCCATAAATTCCCTCAAAAATCAAACCAGTACCACCAAGCAGAATTGAACCGGAACCAATGTCAAAGTATTCGTTTCCGACCTGACCGTTTAATACAATTCCGCCTGTTGCTGTATCTTCAAAGTTGTTGTAAGTGCTACCAACACCACCACCTAGTACGACACCACCTGCTCCGTCTACTACATCCCAAAAAGTAGTTGGTGCATTTCCACCAATCACGGCACCACCGGAGATCGGGTAACGTTCCCAAGGAGAAACGTCAAATTCTCCACCAACCACGACACCCGAATAAAAAACAAATCCAGCTTGATTGAGACCACCTAATTCGGCACCACCAACAGGTCGTCTTGTGTCACCATCGGCAACATCTGGTGTTTCATTCAAAGCTTCGCCACTAGGTTGCAATCCACCAGTAATATCTGTTGCTTCAAGTCCGCCAAGAATTTCAACCCCAATAGCAATCAAGGCGGGATTGCCAACAGCGGTTCCGACAACTTGATTGACAACAGTTGAAACACGAAACTGTGGCGATGTCTCCAAAGAAGGGGCATCACCGGAAACAGGTGTGTTGATGATGCCTTTTGGAATCAAAGCATTTCTTGAAAAATGCGGAACAAAAAAGACCTTGCTTTTAGCACCGGGGTAATACAAATCCCATCTCGAACGGGGTTCGTAAATTTCCTTAGCTAATGTGTGTGGGTCTGGGTGGTCACGGTAAATACGAACATCCGTAATGTTCCCATCTAGTATTTGCGTAGAGTTGGCATCTGGTGCTGCTTTGCCAAAATACAAATCTTGGTATCCGGTATATGGAGAGTTAGTATTACCACCGCCAGACCGGTTCAAAACACCATCGATATAGATTGAACTTTCATCTGAAGAACCAAACTTGTGGTTCATGAAAACATGATACCAACGATTTAACTCATCTGTAGAACCATTCGTTGACGAATAATCAAAGCCTCTAGTTCCATTTCCGAATGTGAAAGAAACATGCCCTTGAGCAGGGTTTCGTCCGGGTTGCCAAACAACACCCCAAGAACGAGCAACATTATACCCACCGGCACTTACAATCAAAGCTTCATTAGTTTTGCTCGAAACTATAGAGCGAAGCTTAAACCACAAGGAAATCGAAATTTGCTCGCCATTACTGAATTTCCAAGAGTCGTTATTCGCTCTGAAAATGTAACGAGTGCGAGCGTCGATAGAAAGGTTGTAACCTATTTGTGCATCATATTCCCAATGCTGATCGGCATCCCAACTTCCAATAAATTGTCCAACACATCGCCGATCAAGTCCGGGTGCATACGTATAGAGACCGAAACCTTCGACCCCGCCCGGTAGAATTGGCCACCAGATACTTAAAGCTTCAGCTTGGATACCTTGTGGAAACTCAGGTTGGGGTGGAAAGTTTGGTCTGATATTTCTGTTTGTAACATGACTCGGATGTGTTCTAAACATGCATCAGATACTTTCGAGCTTGAACTTTTTCATTCGCAACGTATTACCGGTTGCCGCAAAATCTTGACCCGAAGTGTTCCTTATAAGTACCTTAAAATTTCTTGGTGGAATTACAACATTTGGTATGATCAAGCGTTCAAACGATGAAATGCTTGGGTTGACTGTTTCAAAAATGCCAATCAACAAATAACGTTGCGGAATCACTGATATCGAACCTTCAGCGTAGTTGATATCATCGATTGTCGGAACAATGTATAGTTCTACTACTTTAGTACCATTGCTTGGAGCCACACTGTATTTCACCAAAAGTTCGAAATCTGCGTAAACATCCAAATCTGAAGTGTTGTCATGAGGGTCTGAAAGCACTCTGGCACCGTTTGCCATAGCATTCAATTCAGTGCTCAGAAGAGTTGTGACGGTTTCGCCGTCTCTGTATCTTAGAATCGCCATTCTTGCTCCTTACAATCGGAAAATTTTGTTTGCTGTATCCGGCCAATTGATTGTAACAGGAGTGCCCATTGGCACTACCGGTAATTCAATGTCTGCCGTTTCGTCGATGTAGACGATCAAAGGGGAAGTCAACTCATTTGCCGTATCCTTGAAAATCACAATTGCTTCAAAAGAAGAACCCGTTACCGCTGGAATTGTTACATCGCCAGCATCGGCAATTCCATTAAATGCAGACATATTCACCAATCGTGGTGAAATAGCAACTCGTGCCGCATAAGGTATATTAGAAAGGTACTCGTCGTTCACTAAATCTGGCGTGTAGACCCCCGTGTCTACCAGTACACATTTAATAACGTCCAGTTCCCAAGCGATCATTCCTTGTAGAAACTTTTGTTTCGCTTTGCGGTAAAGTTGATTAGCCATTACAAATTCTCCGTCTGAGAGGTATATACGGTAACAAGGGGTAATTGTGTATCGATCTATTTACCCTCGTAGTAACCGAGTGTGGAGAAGAGGAATTATGATTTCTTACAAAACATATAAGCTGATTAACGAAAGCCTCGGAGGTCCGATGGCTTTGGGAGTGACCCCTTTACGTTCTATCGGAGTCGCTGGCAGTAAACTTGCAGAAATGGGTCTTCGTCCAGATGAACTCGATGATGAAGAGGGCATGGAAGACGAGATGGGTCCAGAGGTCGATGTAGACGGTATGGGCGACGATGAGATGGGTGATGAAATGGACGACGCAGGCGATGCTCCATTCCCACCAGACGAGATGGATGACATGCAATCGCTCGCAGGCATGGGCGGAAGAGACCACCTTGGCATGGGCGGTGAAGAAGAGATGGACATGGGCGACGAGATGGGTGGTCTCGACGACATGGGCGACGAAATGGACGACGAGATGGGTGATCTCGACGACATGGATGGTGAAGATGATCTCGACGGCGAAGATGATCTTGAAGATGACATGGAAGACGAAGACGACATGGGCGGCATGAGCAGCCTATTTGGTAAGAAACCAGCCTTCGGTGAGTCCAAAAAGAATATGTGCGGCTCTTGTTCTTCTGACAAGAAATACATGAAGAAGGGCGTCAAAGAAGTTAAAGAAAACTTCTGGGCAGACTTCATGAAAAATGCCGCTGGCAAAGTTCGCAAAGTTGATCTGAAGGAAGACGCAGTTCTTCCGCCATCTAATCCAAATGTTGGATTAGGTGATCAGACTGGTGCCGCTCCGGGTAATGTAGGACACGCTCCGCAAGGTCGTGTTGGTGGAATCGGTGACGACGAAGGTCGTGTTAAGACCGATTTCTTTGGCTACGGTGCTGTTGAAGGGGTTCCTTCATTCCACGAATTCGTAGAATGGCAGAAATCAAAAACCAAGTAATCTTACACCTTCGTTGAGATTCACACTAGGGTGGTAACCTAACTCCACACCAACCTTGGTGATGTCACACTCGGTATAAGATTGGTATTCGTCTTCAAACGGACAATCGATAAAACGCACTTCAACTTTTTGTTGAAGTGCGTTTTCTATTGCCTGAACCACTTCCTTGAATGTGTAAGACGCACCGCCACCAATGTTATAGATGCCAGTTTTTGAAGACATCATGGCGAGGCGGTTGACTTTCACAACATCAGATACGTGTACCCAATCACGTCTTTGATTTCCATCTTTGAACAAATTGACCACTTCGTCTTTGCGAGCTTTGTTGTAAATCTGGCTGATCATACTCATGCGAGAACCTTTGTGTTCTTCGCCTTTGCCATAAACATTGCAATATCGAAAACCAATGACAGACGTTCCGGTTTTCTTAGCAAAATCCATCGCAAACTGATCGAATGCAAGTTTTGATTCAGCGTATGGGTTCAAGGGGTCAACCGGCGTATCTTCTGTGTATGGTGCTGGTGAGTTTCCATACACCGCTGTGCTCGAAGCATAAACAAACTTGACACAACCCGCTTTTCTTAGGTTGTTGAACATGATGATTGGATCGTAGACGTTCGCACGAAACATGCGAACGTAATCCATATCTCTTGTGTCGTTGTTAGCGGCTTGGTGGAAAACAACATCAAAGCGATCATTGATTTCTGTAAGATCACCTGAATAGATTCCACACACACCTTCGGGAAAGTTTTCTCCACTAAATGATGTCACAGAGACATCATGACCTTCTTCAAGAAGTTTTTGTGTTAGATTCTTTCCAACGAATCCAGTCCCGCCAGTCACTAATACTCGCATTGTTCTTTACTACTTTCTTGATTTCTCGCACCCGTTGTCGAAGATCGAGTTCACGACATTTGTGGCATTGCCAATCCAAATCGTGTTCTTTGAACGCCATCAACTCATACAACATACGGTCTGCATGAATGAACTTTCGTTTACGACAGACAGAGCAATATGGTCTTTTACGTCCAGCACGAATTTGGACGTGTCCCGATGCATGTCTTGACTTGATGTCATTATAGAACTTAAGCAAGGTTTCCGGCATCTTGGGGATGGGGAACTCTTTGTGAATCCACTCGTAAGTAACGCCGTTGACAAAGCTCGGCGGCACAACTGATTGATGATCTCTGCCTCTAAACTCGATACTCTTGTATGTGAGTATCTTCAAGTCAGGATCGGGGTTCAGAAACAGATGGTGGAAAGACTTCTTGCTTTTGTAAACGGGGTGTGGGAAGTCCCCAATCAGCTTGGCGATTGTCTCATTCGCCTTCTTCGAATCTCCCTCAACATCCACGACCGCACCAAGGCGAATTCCAATGTTTGTACGTGCTCGTTTAACCCACTCACGCTGTTCGACCTCATTCCAATCGCCGTTCCAAGCTTTTACGATTGGAACTTTGCTATCAGGATGTAGTGCGATGGGTTCAAGCCCTTCGCCTACAAGTTGGTCGAACTCTCTAACACTGGCTTTCATTCGGACAGTTGTCATTCGGAAACCAATTCGTATCTTGAAGGGAAGAAGGAACTGCCTTCAATAGAAACAGTTCTACATTCTTGTCTGATGAAATAAGCACCTTCACTCATATCGTCAGATGAGGTTACATGACCGCCGCTATTTCGTTCCAAAGTATAAGTCTTCCACCCCTTCTTAATCAATACCTCTTTCATCGGTAAAAACCGCTCATACCACTCGAAACACATGTCGTCTCGATTATGCGTAAGAAGAACGGGGCAACCTTGGTTCTTACACATCGGCAAATCTTTCGGTTCCAAAATGGCACCGCTATGACAAATCACACCAGCATAGGGTTCTTCCGAGTAGGCTGCGGTCTGAATTGCCATCACACCGCCAGCAGAAAATCCAGCCAAGATGGTTCGCCTTTTGGGAATATCAAACCGTTTTTCAACAGCAGCACGAACAGCTTCAATAGCTTTGATCGCCCTTGGGATTCCTTGTAATGCTGCCGACTGATTCTTGGCATCATGAGGCATTGGATACCAAGCATAACCATCCGGTGTTGGACCAACAAAAACTGCATTGTCAATGCCAGACTCAGTAAAGTATTCGTTGGCAAACAAAGCTCCATCATTTGCCCGACCCGGAATACAAATCACGGCGAAATACGGATTTTCATTTTTGTAATATACATGACAACTTTTAATCATTCCTTCCTCCACATCGAGTGATTCACGAGCTTCGTCTCTTGCTCTTTGTTCTTGTTCAAAAATCCACTGCATGTATCTTTCTCTTGTCCAATTCATAGTGACCACTCCTTGTAAAGATCGTATTGTTTCCTTTTACCCATCTGTTTTTTCATACGGTTGTACAGAGTGGCAGGCATCTGCATTTCGACAAAGTTGAGAAACTCTTTAGCAATCTTGCGGTTGCTTCCATCGATGCAATTCTTCAAAATGTTCTTGTCAAAATCGACAAATTGGAAAGCTTCTCCAAAAGGAACATTGTCGAGACGCAAGTCCCAATACATGTCTTCGTCCCAACCGATGATGTTCTGACCGTCTTCCAGAAGTTCTAGTACAAAGTTGGAAACGTCATAGATGAGTTCGACCAACACAGGACTAGACAGCCAAAAGCTGCTAAGTGATCGATACTCCATACCATAAGGTTTCTCTCGGAAGCGTCCCGCTTGTCCGTACAAAGTACGGCGTCGTGGGGCTGTTTCGTCGATATCCATGAAAATCGAAGGAACACCCAAGAACAAATCCATGAGATAAATCAAGAAGACTGCTTCCGGTCCTTCGCCGGTAAGAGTTTCGCTACCGATGTGTACATGTCCGCCGCAAGTCCGAAACGAGCTATTGGCGACTTGATCTCTTGGAGAGAGGTCTCCTTTCATAAGTCGCATTGTATAAGCACAGCTATCGGGCTTACAACCAGCTTCCATTGCACCCTTGTCTTTCATGGCAGACTTGGGGTAAGTCTGCGATGCTTGGATTACAAGTTTTGCAGGGGCGACAATCTCTGCGTATTTTTTGAGACAGTCTCCGATGTTCGCCACAGCCTCTTCTTTCGAAAAGGCTGGCTTGACAGCACACTCAGCAAGCACATTATCCCAATAAAAGCGATGGTCGCCTTTGATAATTGGGGCTTCGTGGTTTGCGTTGACAATCGGTATAGCACTGACATACCGATTACCCTTCTTCAACATGAATTCAGGGTCGGTTCCAAACGAAAACTGGCTCATACAGTTATCTCTTCGTACCATTTCGGAAATTCACTCTTCGGACAACCAGTTGCATAAGAAACAATGCCCAAATCGTTGTGCATCATACTGACCGGCTTGTCTTTGTAATTGTCAATGGCGTTCTTGAAGAACAACTTCTTGTCGCCCTTTTCCAGAATCCAGCCAAGAGCTTTTTGAGCCGACTTCATCTGGTATTGATCTTCGGTTTGCAAACTTGGGATTTTGCCAGCGGACACCCCTTCAACCGTCTTCATGAAGTCATCACCTTGTTTGTGAACAAGGCTGACACGCATGAGCAATGTGTAGAGGGAAATCATGGGCGGCGAGATCATCCAGCGTGGACTCGCATCGTACACCCAAGCACCGGACTTACTGTACTGTTTCGGCGGATCAGAAACCTTGTAGATTTGTGTTCTGACCATCTTCAGCCGCTTTTCAACTTGGTTCAAGAAGTCCTTAGAACCAGCAATCCGATTGGGCATTGCCCTATCAGTACAATCGGTGAACAAAAGACGTGTCTTCTTCCAATAGATAGGGAGACAAGTCTTGGGGCTGTAGCTGAAACCGTAAATGGACATGGACTTATTCTGTAAGAATCCTGCAATTGCATCTTGCATGAAGTCCTTACAGTACACCAGTTGATGGATCATTTCGAATTTTTCAGTCAGAAAGGCGTATTCCAACCCCGAACTGTAAACTTGCGAAATGCTCTTCTTCTTAAGCATCCACTCGACTTTGACTTCTTTCATAACAAAACTCCTTATAGTTACTCCAATATGATGGAGGGAGAATATGGTAACATCAAAAGCAGATATTTCAATAGTCCTGTCGGGAGGAGCGACCAACGCCGATCCTGAACAGTCTTTGGGCGGCTTGCCCTCGAACACACCGGTCACAACCCAAGTCATCAACAATTTGTTTGATGACGTTACGGCAGAAGAGCAGGAAGGTGGTTACGAAGACTATCGTTGTTTTTACATCTTCAACGACGGCTCGACACCAATTTATACCGTAAGATTATGGATTATGGAAGAGCAAGAGTTCGGAAGTTCCGTAGAAATGGGAATTCGAGACGCCACCGAACTCCAACGTCTTACAGTATCGCCAATTCCGAACACCGGATCAATGACCTTATCCTTTGAAGGGTTGGAATTTGTTTCGAACCGAAACTCGGATGTCAGCGTTTGGGCAACGGACTTACAAAATCAATTAAACAATTTGGTCAACAACGACAACTACGCCGTACTTCGAGAAGTCAAAGTTACCGCCCAAGCATTAAACAACCAAATCGTTTTTGATATAGACTTCGGCGGCGGTCTCGGCGGTTCTGGTCACGATGACAAAAAAGACCACGAACTAATCGCTTACGTGTCAGACAACTTCGATAATGATTCGGAAGTTTCTGTCGCTGTACTTCAAGAAGGAAGTCCTGTAAACTCCATCGCAGAAGCGTTGGACAGTTCGTTAGCTGTCCCCACCGGTGTTGGTTTTTACAGACCGGCAGAAAATTCTCCAATCACCATCGTTCGATTGCTACCAACAGAAGGTTTTCCTGTGTGGGTTAAACGTGTCGTGACAGACGACGCCGAACCCGTTGAGAACGATGGTTTCACTTTCAGGTTTAGAGCAAACTCTCTGGACCCATACGCATAACTTTGTTAAACTGGATTCACTATGAAAATCTGTCCAAACTGTCAGCAAGCTACAAATGTTGTATCGGTCGTCGAAGTCAAATGTAACGGACGAGCGATTCATGGGATCGAATTGTGTCCTAAATGTCGGGATGCGTTCTTACAAACAATTCCTTTGTATGAACCACGAGTACAGGACGTTCTTCCCCCAACAATGCCAGTAAAGCCTCAACAACTACCTGTTGGTACAAAAATTGTTACACAGGAACAGTTGTGGGAAATTCTTCAAGGCGACCTCGATCCAGAGGATTTGCCATCAAATCAAGAAGCTGGTAATATCGAGCCTTGCCCAAGTTGTGGACATACCTCCGAAAACCTATCAATGACAGGAAAACTTGGATGTCCCAAGTGTTATGACCACTTTGAAGACCTTGTGCTTGAATTTGCAGAAAAGGTTCAAGGTGGAACCAAACATGTAGGTAAAAAACCAAAAGGTTACAAGAGCAAAGAAGAACAAATCAAAGAGTTAAAGCTTAAACTTGCACACGCCAAAGAACATGGCAACTTTGTACAAGCGGCTGCTCTCGTGAATCAACTCAAAGAGATACAGCAATGACTGTAAAAGAACATCACGGAGAAATTGTTACTATCGACAGGCGAGAGGGCGTTGTGCTTGTAAAAGCCAACAACCTTAAGCGTGTGATAGGTCTTGACTTGTTCCCTAACAGATACGAGCCACCAGAGAAATCTGGGCTTGTAAAGGGTGCAGAAGTTGTGTTTGGCTTCAAAGTCACCCCACATCCTGAGTCTGGAATCCCTGACATTGAACACTTTGCACATGTCAAAAATGTGCCAATGGACTCAGACGAATGGATAAAAGAAGGACTATAAAGTATTACGGATTCATTGAATGGATGGGTCATCTTGAAGATTACTACTTCCACTCTTTCTCAGAAGCCGTAAGTTTCATCAAAACTCGGTTATTGCACCACTCAGCAATTCATGGCGTGATAATCACTGAGTCTAAACTATTGTCGGATGAATTCACTTGGGTGGTTTCACAAAACCAAGAACCCAAAACATTGCGTTTCATAAAAGACAATCACGGTAGTCTAAACGACTACATTCAATGCCTCTCCAATCAAGGCGTTGCATATTCCGAAGTTGATTGGGTCAAAGAAGGATTTTGAGATGCTTACAAAGATTGTATCAGGTGCTCAAACGGGTGCTGATCAAGGCGGTTTGGAAGCTGCCAAGCGTTTCGGTCTCGAAACTGGCGGCTGGATTCCTAAAGGTTTTCTTACTGAAGATGGACCACGCCCCGATCTTGCCGATCTCTACGGAATCGTAGAACACTCTTCTTCTAGTTATGTTCCTCGAACGCACGCCAATGCACGAGATTCTGACGGGACAATCCGATTTGCCCATAATTTCTACAGTGCTGGTGAAATTTGTACACTCAAAGCTATTGAACAGTATGGAAAGCCGTACTATGATGTAAGCGTACATGCACCCCAAGAACACGAGAAGGTTGCAAGATGGATTCTGGACAACGATATCAAAATCTTGAACGTCGCTGGGAATCGAGAGTCCAAGTGCCCCGGCTTGTACGAATACACCGTGAATTATCTATTGGAGGTATTCAAGTGTCTGACATCGTTGTTGGAGAAGTAGTCAGCATAATTGATCAAACAATTCATTTTGCTTGCTACGATTACTACGAAGAAAGGTCTTACTCAACCAAAAGACCTTTATCTTTCATGGATGATCAAGGAGAATACTTGATTGTCGGCGACATTGTAGAATTTGTGCAACATCCAGAAAATCCTGTCAGACAAGGAATGGGACGCATTCGCCTGCGAGATGTCCCAAATCGATTTTCAGAAATTCTACGCCATATTCGAGAACCGGGCGAGAACCGGGCGAGAACTCACCAGAGAGCGATTGGTTAAGATATTGGGCACTACAAAAAGCCAGCCGGAAGCTCGAACGAACACTTCCGGCTGAAGAGGTTGACTGGATCAAAGAAGGATTTTAACGCTTGATTGATTCCATAAACTTACGTGGATCGATGATACCAAAACCTTGATAAAATTTCGGATCGTCATAATTTCCATTGTTTACCGGAATAGTGTTTTCCATCAACAAGCGTCGGTAATCAATCGCAGTCTTTAACTCAATATCTGGTCGTTTGCCATGCACAACGACATAACTCTTAACCAAAGCAGCCACTCCGCACACAAAAGGTTGTGCCATACTCGTGCCGCTCATCTTGGCATACCAATCATCGGGAACCGTTGAATAGATGTCTACTCCCGGTGCCATGAAATCTAGGTTTTTACCAGTGTTTGAGAAACTCGCTCTGTGTAGTTCCAAATCAACAGCACCAACGGCAATCGTTTCTGGGTAGGCGGCTGGATAGAATACTTCTTTTGTATTCCCAACGTTACCGGCAGCTACGAATGTAATCACACCTTTGCCAAGTGCATACTTAATTGCCTTGCGAACTTCGCCTACAGGAATCGGTGCCCCAAGAGACATTGAGATAAAATCGGCACCGTTGTTGGCAGCATACCGAATCGCCTTGGCAATGTTAAGCATATTGCCATTGCCATCTTGATCAAGAGCTTTGAGTGGCATGACCTTCGCTTTTGGACAAACACCAACCATTCCAATGGTGTTGTTTTCCGCAACGAGAGTGCCTGTTACGTGCGTACCATGACCATTATCGTCTTCTGGCGGCGTGCCGGGCTTAATGAAATTGTAACCCGGAATCAGGTTTGCCTTTAGGTCAGGATGATCTAAATCACAACCCGTATCAATCACAGCAATTACAACGCCTTCGCCTTGGGTGAATTCCCAAGCCTTTGGCAAATCAAAAGCAGTAATCCCCCAACCTACATTCTGTTTGACTTCCTGCATCGAAAGGCAATCTACCCTCTCGAATAGGAATAGTCGGCAACTGTAATCTTTTGCTTGAATTTTGAGCATGGATAGACCTCCTAAAGTTCCCCAGCTTATATATGGGTTATTGGAGGACTTCTTCGATCTTTGACCAGAACATGTCTACAGATAGATTGTTTACACAATCATGAGTTCCAGTTTCACAAATGTTTGTAACAACAGATGGGCGAGGCTTTCTATGGTGACAACCAATACAAGGTAAATCAGAAACAGAAACACCTTTCATGTTGTCTTGATAAATTCTAGTCTGCGGTAGTATGGAACCAAAGAAACATGCACCTTTTGTACCTACAGCCTGAGCAACATGAAAAGGGAAAGAATCAATGCCCACAAAAGCCTCGGCTTGAGAAATCACACCAGCTAGTTGTGTAATTGATGTTCGACCACGCAGGTCAATGTCGCATGGAGTTCGCCTATCGGCTTCTGTTCCAATGCAAACAACCTTTTTGCCCAAATGCAGTAATCGTTTGGCGATCTCGTCAAAATGATTCACATTCCAATCTCGACCCACCCAATTTGTTCTACCCGCATGAAGCACAACATAAGGTTCATCTGGAAGACCGTCGAAACCTTCTTTGGCAATATACGGCTCGCATTCTTCAACCTTAACACCAACCATATCTGCGTAGGCTTGCAAAACATTGATCCAAGGTCGGAATTCGTAAACCATATCCAGATTGTAAACCAACTGAAATTGTCTTTCAGAGAAAGTAACTTCTGAAAATACCTTGGAAATGTGGGGGTTATTTCGCAATACTGCGGGGCATTTTGTGTAGAAGCCGATACGACAACCGGGATACTTTTTCTTCAAAGCAGAAGCAAGATAAGAAGCAACTAAAACATCACCATGAGCACCTTTACGTTGTAGTAAGATGCTCTTGATTTCTCGCTTGTTGTATCTTTTGTCTTTTACTAATGGATCAAGGCGACCAGAGTCAACCCATTTGTTCCAGAAATAATTACGATTGAAGTCATGGTGTTCGTGAGCACCAGAGTTTGTGTGACCAAGTTTGTGATAAATTACAGAATTTGGTTCGCAAACAACCTTCCATCCTTTTTCACGTACACTCATACACAGGTCGGAATCTTCCCAATAACCAACACGGAAGTTTGGATTAAAACCACCCATATCACGGTTCAAATCCGCACGAATTGCTAGACAACAACCGGTTACCATCTCTCTCTCGCCAAGCTGAAGAATATCAGCCGGGGCTTCTGATGGCTTCCAAGGGAAAGGTAGCATATTACGTTCGTAACTATGCCGCCCAATATGGGTAAAGCTACCACTACTCCAAGTCCACTCAGACCCGGCACCATCGATAGTCCCATGCCAAGTGCCGCCTTCTTTCAACTGCATATTGCCAACGATTCCAACAGCCGGATCGTTTTTGAAAGCATCGACGATTGGTTTAACCCAACCGGGTGTTACTGTGGTATCAGCATTGAGGTAAATGATGTAATCGCCAGTTGCGTATTCCGCACCCGTGTTACAGGCACCGCCATACCCTTTGTTTTGAGTATTGAAGATCAACTTTCCAACACCATGAGGCAGTTCATGTTTGCGATGCTGCCAGTATTGAGCAATTACATCTTTGGTACTGTTTGGGCAACTATCATCTACGAAGATGACCTCGACTTTAATGCCGTCGTTGATTACATCCCAAGAATCAATTAAATCTTTAACAACACCGGCAGACTTATACAAAGGCACAACGACAGAAACTTCTGCCTTGCCTTTATATTTGAACCAGTCCGGTGTTGGGTACTCTACCGATAGTTTTGTACCAACGCTGGGTACATCAATCAACAACCTTGGTGAATCTTCAGTGCTGGTTTTGGGAGCTTTGTCAGGTTTGTGACGACGATTAGATTCAGTCTGGTTTCTGGAAATCGCTTTACGTTGTTGCGGTCTTTGTTGAGTAGAAGCAATCTTTAGAACTCCGGGTCTTTCATTAAGCTGACTAGAGGTCTGAAGCAATTTATCTCTCAACTGTTCGGCGTTCATGCCGTGAGAGTTAACGAACGGCGTTTTGGCACGTTCCATTGCGGTACGTTGCGTAAGCAACTTCCTTTTGTTTTTCTCTCTTACAACTTTTGTCATTCCGGGTTTCCTTCAACCGACTAACCTCTTCTGGCAGCAAGACCATCATTACCAACAGTGACAGCACCGTCGTTATCGCCAGTAGCCATCAACTTACTGTTGTCTTCCCCTTCCGGGTTAGTAGAGTTGATCTCACGCACTTTGTCGATATTCTCACGAATTCTCGCAGTCCATCGTCGTACCTCAGCAGACTTAACTCCTAAAAGTTCTGCCATACCTTCAGCATCTCCACAAAGTTGCATAAAGTCATTCCAAAACTCCATGTCATCTTCGTCTTCACGTAGATTCATCCCGGCTCGTACAACTTTCATTGCAGAGCTTTCTTGACCACTTCCCATCAAATCGCCTGACATTGGGTCTTGGTTGGTCGCCATTTCCATCAAGGCGAGTAACTCAGAATACGTGAGTCCCATTAAGACCCCCGTTATGCAAGTTCAGATTCAGATGAGATCGATACAACTGAAAGGATTGGGTTAGCACCAGTGGTGTAAGTATCCATCAGATACTTTGCCTTCATACCATAAGCGGTAATAGTGCCATCATTGTTTTTAACAATGTTCTCGCCATTCAAGAAACCCGGAATATACGTACTACGAAGGGTATCATGCTGGACTTGTTGCTGATATCCAACATCCTGATCATCTACGTGACGATCTGGGTGCAATACAGCGGTGTTCTTCGAATTGGTGACAGGACCAATTGATTCTTGCATCGGTGCAGCGATGTTGACGCTGAACGTGATGATTGGACTCTTTGGGTTAGACATAGTTTCTCCTTTGAAGGTTTCTGAAAGCCTTAAGCCTACGCAAACGTTTTAGTTTCTCGGATTCTTCTTTCTCTTCTTGGGTATCTACACCAAAGTCAGCAGTCTTTACTATTTCTTTATTTTTCGGCACACCAGCTTCATCGTCGCTAACGTACTTCGATCCGACACCCATTCCCACATTTGTAATGTCCTGTGGACGTGTGTGAGTGGTTCCCGGTATAAAAAATTCCTGCATGTATGGTTCAACCCAAGTCTTGAATCTCATACTCTATGTAGGAAACCGATCAGTAATTTACCCACAGAGAGTATTGTCTTTTGACCGAAGAGTTCTGCTTGGCAACCTTTTTCTTATGAACCTTCCAGTTCTCAAGGTGCTTCGAATACAAAACACAGTCATAACCGCAAATCATCACTTTGGCACTTGAGTCTTTGACTGCATTCAGGAATTTGATGTGTTCCTCGACGCCCATCTCATTATTTTCTTCATTCACCGTACCATCCGTCGTTTCTGGCAAAGATGGTGGATCAATGAACATAAAGACATTTTCTTCATTCCACGAAGGAACCAAGGCTTGGAAGTCTTCATTAAGAATGATGGTGTCTTTTAAGCGTACAGCAAGGTCTTCAAGCTGTTGAACCATAGTCTCCCAAGCATTAACATCGCCCGGTTTTCCTCCACGGACTCGATTCGTCCATGCGAAAGACTTTTTCAAACCATTGCGACTCATTCTGCGTAGAACAAACTCATTAACAGCTAATTCGTAATAATCATCAAAGCCTTCTTCATTACGTTGAAATGCCTGTTGAAAAGTTTTTTCGCTGTACTTGATGTGCTTCATTCTTCCAATAAAGTCTTTTGGGTCATCACGTAACGCTTTGAAAATACTAACAACGCCAGAGTCTTTGTCGTTGATCAACTCACGGACAGATGGTTCCTTATTAAGGAACACACTACAGCCGCCGCAGCAGAGATCACAATACTCTAAGTCGGTATAGTTGGGAGGAAAGTTTTCAACAATCCAAGAGGCAAGATAATACTTGCCGCTGTGTGTTTTAATTGGTGGTCTCAATTTCTTCATGCTCTTCCTGATTGGGATCGTGAATTACCGTTCCGCAAATCTTACATTTGTAGACCCACGGTCCGAAACCGTTGGAACCATCCCAAAACCATCCAACGTCTTGGTTGGGGAACTTCTCTTGCTTGCAATTGACGCAAAGTGGGGAGATAGCTCTATCCTCTTCAGGAACGTCCTGCTCCATATCGATATAAAAGTAGCAATCTTTAGACATAAAAATACCCTCTCGTACCTGTTAAGAGAGTATCGAGAGGGTATTTTTTACTTCAACGAAGGAAGAGTAAACGTTAAATGCATTAAGGTCGCAGCGTTCTGTAAATCAATACACACTACGCCGGTATCTGGATCGAAAGAAGTGATGCTCCAAGCGTTTTCATCTACTTCATCAAGGATACTTGGAGTTGTCATCGCCAGAACAGTTCGTTTGGAAATGTTATGGTATACTCCGCAAGAGCGAGATGCCTTAATCATATCAATTCCCCAAAAAGCTTTTCATCTTGTTGGCGTCCATAAACCCTTCTTGCTTTTTGACTTCCTGTCCGCTGGAATTCGCAATCACCGATGTTGGCAAACCACGCACACCGAATTGACTGGTGCTGGATTTGTCACGATCTGTATCAATCTTAACGAACACATATTTCATCATCGACGACTTGACGCCGGAATCAGTAAGTGTTTCTTGTTCCATCTTTTGACACCAGTGACACCAAGACGCACCAAAGATCAGAAGAATAGGTCGTCCCGACTGTTGAGAAAGTTGCTTGGCTTGATCAAAAGTCTGTGCTACCAATTGTTGATTTGGTTGTGGATTTGGTTGCGACTGATTTGGCGGACTAATCGGCTGACCTTGTGGTGGTGGACTGATTTGATTAGAGTTCCAATCATCGCTCCACTGCCAGTTTGGTTTATCAGGCTGAAATAAACCGCCTCCTCCTTGACGCATTTGCCATGCACCTAGAAGGGCAATTGAAAGAAGGACAATTAGTCCGACCATTGCGAGCTTTGCTTTTTCCATAGAACCTCCCACACAGTAAGGGTTTTATGTATCTATGGACTATGAAAGCAAATAGTCTCGCAACAAGCAGTTGCGAGACTATTTGAAATGCAAGAAAATGAAAAAGGTGATTTCTTCTTAAACGCTGAAAGAAGACCCACAACCACAACTTTTCGTCGCTTGCGGGTTGTCAAACGTAAAGCCACGCTTATCGATTCCGTCGTGGAAATCGACCGTTGTGCCTTCCAAGAAAGGAGCACTCCGATTATCGACAACCCACTCAATGTCATGACCTTCGTAGGTCACATCGTTGAGTGCATCAAGTTCTGCTTTTTTGGCGAAAGTCAAACCGTAACTGAAGCCAGAACAACCCCCACCGGCGACTGCAACTCGCAGAATATCTTCGCCGGGTTTGAGACCCTGTTCTTCCATGACTTTTTTGACTTCTTTAGCTGCTTTCTCGGTTACTGTAACGCTCATATTGGCTCTCCTCTAAGAAAATGAGTCCTTGTTTTGACCCGTTTGTTACATAATCAATCACAAGTGGGTCATTTTTGTGGTGACTTTCAATGATTTCATCGACTTTTACAAAAATTGCACCCATCTTGGAAACACCATCAAGTTCATCTGTAAAGGTGATAGACAGATTACCTTCATGCACATACAGATAAAGTGCGAATTTTGCGGGGTCTAGCTTGGCACGCCTCATACTTTCTTGGACTGCCAAAATTGCTTGCTCAGTTAATCTTACCATCATATCTCCATTATCAGAGTTGGATTGATAGATATTTGCATGAACATTTTATGGGAATCATCAATTCAAGACCTTTACGATAGTGCAGTTGAAGCTTACCCAAAAACTGGTTTGCGGCAACACGCCACTCAACCTGTGGTCATTACCAAACTCAAGTGGGTTCCTTACTTGGGGATGAACACTCTTTACGTCAAAGGTCTAGCCCAAAGTGAGGGGAATGAGTACAACCCAATGATATTGTTTAAGGGCGTGAATTACAATAGGCAAATTGTCGGGGAAAGTGTGAAATTATTCGCTGACGATGGAATGTTCTATAACCTTGAAAGACTGTCGCTTGAAAACACACAAGTAAATGTCCGATGCAACTGCCCAGATTTTCGTTGGCGTTTCTCTTATTACAACAGCGTCGATGAAAGCTTGTATGGTCGTAAACCAGCCAAATATAGATCGACCGGGAAACGGGCACCTGCAAATCCAAAGCAGTTGCCGGGTCTTTGTAAACATCTAATTAAAATGCAGGAAGTATTACAGAAAACGAACTTATTCAAGGAAGTAGACGTGCTCGATGAATCCTAACACCAGAAACTTACTTCTCGCATTGCTTTTGTTCAACCTATCGATTCTTTTCGCAATCTCGTTCTTTAAGAAGCCAGAACCGATTCTTGAAATCCAAACTGATCCAGTTCCCGTTCAATATGTTGGTACAGTTAAATTCGACAACGTTTCTATTCGACTGCTTATCTTGAAACACACATTCGAGCAAATGGCAAATGATGATGCCAACCTTGCAATACAAGCAGTTAACCTTGCAGCCAACAAAGGTCTTACCATTCGTGATATCGGGGAATTCAATATCAACAAGAATGGACGCATCGATAGTCGAAGAATCTATCAAACACTCGACAACGACAAGATAAGACAATTCGTAAGCGAACAAATGAAGGTGAATGCAAAACCGGGCGATACACTTGTTGTATTCACCATCGGTCATGGTGCCCCAAGCGGATACCTTGATACGCTGGGTGAGCGTAAAGACATCATGGAAGCGATTGCCGGTGCAGCCTCAGACAATAACCAAGAAACCGTCTGGTGGCAACTTAGTTGCTACGCTTCGGCAAGTCTGCCAAAAATCACCGCTCTTACAGAAAAGCAACAAAGGTTGTTCAGTGTAGTAGCCAGTTCGGACGCAAGAACAGAAAGTCCTGCGTATGTTGAAGGCAAGATTATGCAGAAGGTCTTTGTTGCAATGGCGGAAGATAGCCAAGAAATCGATCCTGATCGAAACCAAATTGTCGTCGCAGAAGAACTTGCAAACTTCTTAGACAATATAGATCGAGGACGTGGACAACTTGTTTATGCAATATCCCCCAGCGAGCCAGTATTTGGTTTATCAAGCCAAGCTTGGTTGCCGCCAATCGTTGATAGAAATAATCCGCAAGGACAATATCCGTTGGACTACATTCCACTGCCAAGCCGTTAGCAGTAAGCCCATTTCAACAGGTTCTTGAATCGAGAAGCGGCGGTATATGCCCAACGCTTGTGATCCCAATTTTTGCACTTCTGCTCGTAAACCAATCCGCTTTCCCACTCATCGCCCTGTGCTTTGTGACAAGTAATGGCGTAAGCAAAGTCGAACGGGTTCGGATATTCTTGACCGTTATACTCAAAGTCGGGCTTTTCGACATTGAACCATTTTGTGTCGTACCAGATGCCGGTGTATACCGTGTTGTCGAACTCAAAGTCCATCAACTTTCTACCACGGTCACTCTCGTATAGCTTTTTGACAACCCCCTGCATTCCATTGAATAAATGCAGTTGCTTGTTGTTCTTCAAGCACATCACTCGATCACCAACTTGAACACCGCCCTCAAGACCAAGAGCCGAGCGGATACGTTTGTTCAAATCAACACGAGTAGCATTGTAGGCACAAATGATCTGTTCAACACTAACAAGATCGTCGTCAGTGACATGTTTCTTCGCCAAGAATTGAACTCGCTCTTCTTCCTCACCACGGAAGTGGAAAGAGTTTCTTCCCTTACGCAAGAACTCAGCAAACTTGGCGATGTCGTTGGCATTACGGTGAATCTCTTCCAGCCGATACATTGGACTGGACATCAAATTGAAATCGCTGCCAATAGGTTCAAGCTGACCGTGGTCGCCAACATAGACCATTGGCAAACTGTAAGATGACAAGTCTTCGTAAATGTCTTGCGAAACCATCGAAGCTTCGTCGATGATAAAACCTTGGCAACCCAAATCATCTCTGGGTGCAAGCTCAAAACCAGTTAAAACACCGAACTCAATCACAGGGATATAAATCCGGCTGTGAATGGTGGTTGCTTGAATCTCTTTCTTACGCAAAACATTCGCAGCTTTACCAGTGTAAGCAGCAACGGCAAAGTTGGGAAAGAAGTTGCACAGATACTTGATAAGCGTTGTTTTTCCGGTGCCTGCGTAACCGCCAAGCGTCTGTTCTTCTACACCGTTCTTGACCCCTTGCACCAATTGGTACAGGACTCCGGTCTGTTGTTTTGTAAGTTGCATTTTGGTCCGAATCCTTTTCTGTAAGGTAAGTTCTGATTCTATCGAACTTACGAAATTTGTCAACGACGAGTACATAATCCACGGAGGATATATGAACGAAAAAACACAATCAGTCCTATTCGGTGTTCTCACCTTCGTGGTCATCGTTTTGGGAGTAACAATCGGAGTTTCCTATTTCAGCCGTCCAGTCAACGAGGGTGTACGCATCCAAGGTGAAGACCGCATGATCGAGATTCAAGTGGACCAACAACCACAAGCAATGCCGCCAGAAGAGGATGTCCACATCCGAGTTTGGCCATTCGTGGATATTCACAAGAAAAAGCCTCGATAAACAGCTTTACAAATCTTGCAAAGTTCGTAAAATCGAATAACCACTCACACAGGGAGATTATCGATGTATACGGCAGTTGTCTTGAATCAAGAATCCAGACGAGACCTTTTGGACGTTTTTACCGATGAAATCCGTGCCCTTAACGGTTTTCAGTTGCAAACCGCCCAAGGCGATCCGCTCATTCACCACGTCACCGTGAACATGGGCGACTTTGACAGTGAACTCAACGACAAATCTCTGCTTGGTCAAGAGATTGTGATGAACGTTATTTCATTCGCAAAGGACTATCGAGTCGCCGCATTTGGTGTGGAGTTTCTGCGTAAGAACGGCAAGTCGGTATTTGGTATTCCGGGTGTTGTCACGATCAATGAGATGCCCCACATCACCGCTGCCATCAACCTCAAAGAAGGCGGCAAGCCCTTCTACAGCAACAAGCTGACCGACTGGAAGCCGACTTACAAGGTTGTTGAAGTACGAGGCGTCTTGCAAGTCTGCAACTAATCTCGAATCTCTTCATTAGGCAAGGGCGGTCCTCCGCCCTTGCCTAATTCTTTTTGGTAGACAGCCTTCAAAATCGGGTCTCGAAGATACCAAACCTGATGATCCATTGTCTCTTTGACTCGATCCATAGGGTCTGAATGTTCTTCATGCACAGGAAGCATGACAACATCCAATTCAATCGTGACTCTTTTCACCAAGGCGTGACACCCTTCGTACTTGCGATTGTCAAAACCGAGTGAAGCCACATTTTTTATTTCGATATTCTTGATCCACATAAGATTTTTCCCTTCGTTGCTCTAATAGAGTATTGCGGAAGTTCAAAGACTCCGTACAATACTCGTAACCCGCTTTTCAATGATGTCATAAGACACATTGCCTTAAAGGGGGTGATTCGGCGATGGGTTACAAGTATTGAATCAAAGACCCTTCGTCGCCAATGTGACGACGAAGGGTCTTTTTATTTGGAGTGATAAAATGAGAATCGCAGTTTACGCAGGAAGCTTTGATCCAGTTACCTTCGGTCATCTCCAATTGATTGAAGATGCAGCAAAACTGTTCGACAAACTTTTTGTTTCCATCGGAGTGAATCCGATGAAGAAAACCCTCTTTACAATCCCAGAACGTAAAGAACTTCTGGATCAGAGTACGCAACACATACCGAACATTGAAGTATCGATCTTCGAGAACAAATACCTAGTTGACTACTGCTCTGAGGTAGGTGCAAAGTTCTATGTGCGTGGATTGAGAAACGAAGACGATTATCGTTTCGAAAAGGCTATCGTCAGCTTCAATCGTCAAATGAACGGAGAAGCACAACCCGTCTGGTTGCCTGCCGCTGTTGAACATGAGCACGTGTCAAGCAGCGTTGTTAAAGGATTGATTGGACCGACTGGATGGGAGAAGGTTGTCAGTCGCTACGTGCCCAAGCCGGTGTTACAGGCTCTCCAATGTAGATTCTCCAAAAATCCTCAGTCGCCAACTGATACCGCTCATTAGCGTTAATCACAAAGTTTGCTTTCTCTTTCTTCTTTGAAAGAGGCATCTGGCGTCCTTCGAGCGAAGCCCATTTCTGCGTGAGTTCGGCAATGACTTGTGGCGATGCGTAAGTAGAAGGGTCTGCGTCTTGTGGAATATCAAGACAGCGTTTGACATAGCGTAGACACCGAACCTCTGGCGACGTGTCTACGAAAAGAACCAAATCACAAAGTTTGTCCCAACCGGTCTCAAAGAGCAAAGGACAATCCAGAGTGAGAGCGGGGATGCCGTCGATATAACGACTCATCCTTTTCTTGAGCATTTCTTCGACAATGGGAAGAGTCAAACGTTCGAGCCATTTGAACTCTTCTTCATTGGCGATCACAATCTTTGCAATTGACTTACGATTTGCTTTGTGGTTCTCGGTTGGCGAATACCCGTACTTTTCAAAACGAGCACGGGTTTGATCAATCACTTCAGGAAGTTGTAACGCTTCGTGTGTGATTTTGTCTACTTCAATCAACCCTGAGCCAAGGTCTCTCAAATACCTTGCAACAGTCGATTTCCCAGAGCCGATCCCGCCTACAACGCCAATGATCTTCATTTCAGTTCCTTTGTGTAAAGTCACCGTAATTCTACGAAATTGGCGTTGTTTGTAAAGGCTTAGCCTTCAACCAAAATAGCCTTGATGTTGTGGATTTCGACCAATCCACGCTCACGTTTGGTGTCACCATAGTGTGGCACAGGGACGTAAGTACCCTGCAACAACACACGCTGACCAACTTTCAAACCGCTTTCCTCAGAAACTTTTGGTCCCAGCTTGGCAATATAAGCCTGTGGGGAACCCACCTGAGTGTTCTTGTTGACTTCGAGGGTGGTGCCCAAAATTTCCTTGGCGGTCAAATGCTCGACCAAAACCATAGAACCAAAAGGCTGAGCCTCAACAATCTGTGGTGCCTTGGAGCACAACTCGTTACCAGTACAATCTACAATCGTCATTTGAATATCCTTTTCTCGTATCAATGAAAGTCACGTTTACAACGTGTGGTTACTGTAATGAGAGTATCGATTCTTACATTTTGAAATGAATCGGCTATATAGAAGAGAGACAGGAGAGAAGAAATATGCCATTTTATCAGAATCCATTTACGTCAGACTTCGAGGGCAACTGGTTGCTTGCGGACAGGCACCACATTCCCAAATTTGTAGTCCCCGGAAATCGTGGGCGGGGCGAGGAACTTGTTACAGTCCACGCCGAGGCTCCATACAACCTTTCGGGTAACGATGGCGACGGTGATTCAAAAGCCGTATTGAACATTGAATTTGCGATTAACGACTTCAGAAATTGGGCTTCTCTCTCCGTAACAATCTCGGCTTCGTCTCTAGCAGCAACAACTGCTGCTGAAGTTGTATCATCTTTGAATAACAACGCTGAATTCTCGGCATGGTTCACAGCGTCTATGGTCGATAAGTTCCCAAGTGGTAAAGATCGTATCGTTATCAAACAACGAAAAGACGCAACAAGTATGCGTTTCTATATCAAAAACAATCAAGCTGAAACCGTCTTGTTGTTTAACAAAAAAGCTGGCGTTTCCGAAATCCCAACATACTTTGACAGACACACAATCGCCAATCGTTTCACCTTCCCAGAAGGCGAAAATAAGCTGATCTTTTTGGATGTGGACGCATCGGTTGTAGATGCAGCAGTTGTTGACAACGCTGTCAATGCAAAAGGTGTAAGTCTTGGATTCAATTCGGGTGCCGCCGTTGATGATTATGCTTTGCTCGAAGGACGCAGCGGGTTGTACATCTTCCAAAAGAACACAGTTGATGGAAGTAGCCGTATCACTCAGACCATTGAATACCATGCGGGTGCTAAGACAGGTGATTTGGCACGTAAAACCAATTACACCTACTCAGGTGGAAACACGAGTCCAACAAACGTCACTTCAGTGCCATACGTTTTGGAATCTGGTGATTTGATCACCCCTCCGTAATTTGACTTTGACAAAACAAAGCCTTCTTCGTAGAATGGGAAATCTCACTCATGAAGGAGGCTTTTTTCATGCTCAAATTGCACAAACTTCGTCTTGGACTCGCCTGTAATTCTTCGTCCAGTCACTCTTTGATCCTGCTTCCAGAGGGTGTGGAATTGGAAGATGATTGGGGCTGGTCTCGTGAAGACGAAGAAGAAAAATACTCTGAACTCGATGATGAGTTCCAAAACATCCACATGCAGGCTGAGTTGCGTCGTCAAGAAGAGCGTGAAAGCGGCGAACTGTACGATTTTGGATGGAACTGGTTCACCGCCGCCGCTCCCGAAACCAAGAAGCAATATCTTGGTCAAGTTCTTTGGAACATGCTCACACGTGAGCTTCCAGAACATCTCGCAAAGTCAATCCTCAAAGACTGGATGGGTGTAGAACTCAAAGAGGGTTACATCGACCACCAAAGTCTATGGGAACTGCCGTGTGAATACAACACACGTTTCCCAGACAAAGAGTTCTACGAAGACCTGAGCCAGTTCATTCTGAACAACCGTCTTGTCATTCTTGGTGGAAACGACAACGAGGAAGGTCCACACAAGTATGCTGACAAGGGCGAACGCACAACCGTTTCACTGCCAGAAGACGGACGGAGCTACTTTGTTTGCCGGAAAGATGAACTGTACAATTTTTGGACTTTCTTTTGGCCAGAAACCGGTGCGAAAACTCGTGTGACGCTGAGCGGAAACACCGAGCCAGAACGGGCGTCTGTGCCAGAACTCGTTGACGTAAAAATCAACGATTACTGTCCATTCGCTTGTACTTACTGCTACCAAGATTCAACACCAGACAAAGGTCATGCGTCCAGAAGTGATCTCTACTACCTGTTCGATACATTTGCCGCACACAAGGTATTTGAGGTAGCTTTGGGTGGTGGCGAGCCAACAATGCACCCTGAGTTTGTTGAAATTCTTCAAATGGCTCGTGAGAAAGGTATTGTTCCCAACTTCACCACCAAAAACGTTGGTTGGTTGAAAGATCAGGTTCAATGTGCAAAGATCATGGAGCACGCAGGTGCATTCGCTTTCTCGGTTGAGAAGGCGGATACAATTGATGACATCGCTACGTTGGTTCATGTGAATGGAATTTCCAAGAGCCGTGCCAACATTCAGATTGTCATGGGAACATTGACCGAGCGGGAATTCACGCAAATCGTTGAGCGTTGCTATGCCCAAAAACTCAGCTTGACTTTGCTGGGTTTCAAACACACCGGTCGTGGTGTGGAGTTCAATCCCAAGCCGTATCAATGGTGGCTGAAAGTTCTGCAAATGTTGCGTCGTGAAAAGAAACTTCACAACATTTGTATCGACACTGCGATTGCAAAAGAGTTCGAGGAAGAGATTCTCGCACTCGACATCCCAAAATACGTGTTTGAGACAACCGAAGGTCGTTTCTCAATGTATGTGGATGCTGTCGCCAGAAAAGCCGGACCGTCCTCTTATTGTGAAGAAGTCCAATACGTACCTTGGGATTTCACAAAACGTTGGGGCGACGATGCTATTGACCTTCCAGAGGTCTATAAACTACTTAGCTGATCCCAGATTTTGAGTCAACAGTAGATGTACGAACGTAATTTTTAAGCTGCAAGGGTATGAACATGTCAACATACCTAGGCTTCTCTTGAATTAAAAGTTTGTGTACTGCTTGCATGGTCGCACCTGAACTGGAATTGTCGTCAATTATAAGAATTCGTGCTTTCTTGTAATTGACGCCTTCTGGTTTTTCGATCTTCCATATACGCATGTATGGGCGACCATAATCGACTTTTTTAATCTCTGGTTTGTCATCTTTTTGGTTTTTGCCATTATTGATGATTTTGCCTAACCGAGTTTTACCATCCAGCCCAACAACATCCTTCTCTCTAACGACGCCACGCATTCTGTCAAATTGTTTCAAAATTGACAGGTGATTCTTTCCATTCTTGATGGCACTCGTAATATCAACCTGACTTTCACCTTTAGTCAATTTACTGAATCCCTGCATTGGATACGCACCATAATGTTCTGCCAAGGCTTCACCGAGTAACTGATTAAATGAAGAACTACTTTCTGGCCAAATAACATAATCGTAACCTTTGCCCTGCATTTTAGTAGTAACCGCTTGAACAGAAAGTTGGATAAATTGTGCTTGTTTTTCTTGCTGATTTGGCGTCCGTGGTTTTTTGAGAATTTTTGCCATCGCCAAACAAGCATCTTCAAAAAACTTTCGAGAATCTTTTGTATCCAAAACATTACGACTTTGAGGCTTGATCAACATTTGCAGGCGATTTTGATCTTGAACTAGCTTTACGAATTCTATTCGTTCAGAAGAGCCAAACCATTGTTGCAACATTTGAATTTGTGGCAATGAGGTCAAAACTATACCAGTGCCAGTTAATTTTTGGTTAATTGCTTTCATAGCCCGTTGATCATAAACATGAATATCTTGCATGGCCGCTCGAACAATCATCTCTAAGTTTGGAGTTTTCTCCTCCAATTTACTTATAGGATGCATCTTTCTGATTCGATCCATTCTATTTTTGTTAAATGTCATCTGCTTCTGCAAACGTTCAATATCGCTATCAAAAGTTGTATCAGCATAGATCGCTTTTTTATCACGACTTCTAACGGAAAATTGTTCTGATGGAGTGAATGTGAAAGCGTAATAAATCGAACCACCTTCAAACGAAGGTAACCGATCATCGATTTCCATAGTTGGCAATTGAACAATTTTATCCAAATGGATCAACCGCAATAGATCGGAAGGATCATCTTCTTCCTTGTATGATAAACTTTTAGATTCCTGATCGAACTTAACTATTTGATCAATGTTCATATGTCGATCATTGTCTTGATTATTTCGCTTCGTTTGTCTGACAAATTTCTTATGCATATCTTCAGGTCGAGACGGCGGTACATTTTTTGTAACAGTCTGATATGGTGTATACAACTTTCTACTAACTCGGTCAGACATATCTTGAGTATCAAATCCAAATCCCTCAATCGACAAACCACTGCTCGCCGTCTTCGCATTATCAGAAAATATCCATGTCTTAAAGTCCATGCTATATTTAGGCATGTAACAAAAAAAAAAATCGCCTCGGCAACGCACCGAGGCGATAGGGTAACAGTGAGTTAGGTGTACTAGGACACACCTTCACTAGAGCCGAAGCTCAGGTGATTCATATTTAGGTCGTGAGACCCTTCTTGATAATCGTCCACGAAATAACGTCAGTCGTTGTACCAGCGAAGGTCAACGTGCAGTCATTCGTACCAAATGCGAGACTTGCTTTTACAGCATTTGCAGCAGTTTGGTCAGTTGCGATTACAATGTAATCAGTTGCATTACCGGAAAGCTTTGGAAGCACTACAGTAGCAGCACCGCCAGAAAGTGTTACAACATCAGCAGCCATAACCTTTGGACCGAGAAGACGACCTACGCCAACTGTCCAATGCTTGGAGCCTGCGTTCTTGCCCTCTACAGAGCCATGACCTACGCCAGTTACAGAACTTGCACCCATGTGAATATCTCCTTGAATTGAGTTTTGGCGATCTGAGTCGCCTCAGTGTTTATTTGAGTTTCATTTCCACCGTTCATGGATAGGTAAGCACGAACTATCCAAATTTGGACAAAGTGGTTGGCAATTGGTGAAAATACAATCTGAGCAATTCTTCTCTCATAACCGGTAGATACACGGTGCATAGGGGAAGAAATGTAATATGACAGAAACGCAAAGAGATATCGTGATTGGCACGGTTCTAGGTGGCTCGTCTATTGTGAAACCGCCAAGAGGAGTGAACTACTATCTCTCCATGAGAAGTAACAACCCACTCTGGTTGCATTATAAAATGCAAGAGTTGGAAGGCTTCTTTCAGAACGACCAATTACGCTTAGAAAAATCAACTTATCGGTGTAATTCGATATGCAATGAGGAGTTCACAGAACTCCATGACATTGCGTATGCGGAGAAAGACCGCACCGTTTCGGACGAGTTGCTTCATCCATTAAAGTACACAGCACTTATGGTCTGGTACTTGGACGGCGGCGGTCGCTGTGGTCGTGGAAACAAAAACATCTATCTCAACACGACCAAGCTCCAAGAAGAAGGCACAGACATTGTGCTAGACTACTTCAACAGCATGTACATGACATGCACGAAAAGCGTTACAAAGAAACGCATTCGTGTTATCTTCAACATTGAAGCCAGCGAAAAGTACGCACGCATCATCGAAGATGCCGTACCGCTCTTTATGATTGATCAACTTCACCCTTAATCAATCACCTTGCGACAATAGTCGTACATCGCAATCGCACTGGCACAGCCGACATTCAGGCTGCGAGTGCTGCCATACTGCTTGATGTAGACCTTGTGTTGAGCAATCTTCAATAGCTCTGGCGGCACACCTTCAGACTCTTGACCAAAGATCATCACAACATGACGATCCTTTGGCCATTGGAAAGTCTCCACAGGAACGGCGTCATCATCGTTTTCGATAGCTACGATGCAGTAATCTTCTGGGAAAACAACTTCCTCAATCTCTCGGAGGAAGTTGATGTTCTGATAATGGTGTGCTCCGACTGTACCACGCTTATCGAATTGGCGGCGTCCATAAATAAGAACCGCCTGTGCCATAAAAGCGTTCGAGTTGCGAATCACAGTTCCAATGTTGAAATCATGGAACTTGTTCGAGATCAAGACTGAAAAATTGTGACGCTTTGTATCGAGATCAGCACGAATCGCTTCGGTTTCCCAATACTTATAGTAGTCAATCACATTGCGTGTATCTTCAGTCATCGCTCTCTACCTCTTCTTCCCAGATGATTTCTTCTACTTCGTCACCACAAAACGGGCAATACTCTGGTTCAGTGTAGACGGGATTTCGGTTCCAAACAAGCGAGAATCTCATGTCACAGTTGTCACATTCAAGCTCTGGTGTGTCGCCGCCGAAATTTCCCATGTTAGTCAAAATACACATCACCGCACTCCTTTATAGCATGGCAATATACAATGAAATCGCAAATATCGAAGCATCAGAATTCATCAAAAAACGAACGCTGTTGGAGAAGTTCAAACAAAACCTCACCATCGAGTCTGGTATGATAATGAATCAAACCGGTCGAGCCAAGTGCAGCGTTGGAGGCGGGGCAGATGTCACGATCCAAAAACATGATTGTGAGTCTGATTCACCTTCACAAACGTAGTGCATTTGCTCAAATCTTTGAGTTTCAAAGCACCAACGTAAGTACAGGCACTTCTAAGTCCGCCTAGAATCTCTTGAGCCACGCCTTCCACAAAGCCTTTATAAGGCACTGACACCAGCTTGCCTTCTGGGGCACGATAGCTGGCGACACCACCATTGTATTTGTCCATAGCGTGTGCAGAAGACATGCCGTAAAAGGTGAGAGCAGTTTTGGCTGTTCCATCTTCTTCGCTGTACTCCCAATCACCTTCGCATTCGTCACACCCGGCAAACATTCCACCAAGCATTACAAAATCTGCACCGGCACCAAATGCCTTACCAACATCTCCCGGCATTTGGCAACCACCATCAGAACAGACGTGACCACCAAGCCCGTGAGCGGCATCAGCACACTCGATAACAGCAGATAGCTGTGGATACCCAACACCAGCTACCTTACGGGTGATACAAACACTTCCGGGTCCAATACCTACCTTTACAATGTCTACCCCGTTGAAGATCAACTCTTGTACCATCTCTGGCGTTGCAACATTGCCAGCCATGATGTTGACTTCTGGAAACTTGTTTCGGAACTGCTTTACTCGGTCAACAAAGAAAGCACTGTAACCGTTGGCAACATCGATACAAACGTTCTCGATTCGTTTATCGGATGCTTCGTAGACTTCCTTAAACTTGGCATAGTCTTCTTCCATGATCCCAAGTGTATAGAAAGTGTGACAAACGGTTTCTAAGGAAGTGTTGGAGAAGTAATCAATCAAGCGGCTGATTGAATAATGTTTGTGTAAGCAAGTTTGCATCTGAAACTTTGCAAGGGCGTGAGCCATTGCGAAAGTTCCAACGGTGTCCATATTGGAAGCCATGACTGGAACACCGTGCCATTGCTTACCGCTGTTTTTGAATGTGTAATCTCGAAACAGATCGATTCCAGACCGGCTGGGACTTTCAGATCGTTTGGGGCGAATGAGAACATCGCAGAAATCGAGCTTCACATCTTCTTCGATACGCATTTCAGAATCCTTCTTTTACCCAATCAACGTCTTCGACGTATGTGCCCGTGACGCTGCGGAAGGTGATTGTAGCACAATGATCGCCCTTCCAAAAGAGTTTTATCGTAAGATACCCATCGGGGTTATAATCCATGATGTAGTCGCTCCAATAGCTCAAGTAGTGACCAGAACATTGGAGATATTCTTCTATGTCTTCGACAACGCCCTCAAGTTCACCGTCGCCGATACAGTCTTGGATGATATTCTTGATTGTATCTCTGGTGTGGATGACTGCACGGCGGATATTCATCCGGTCGAGGGCACTGTATTCACGCATTGACAACTGATTCCCATTTAGAAAGACCGTCTGCTAACGAGTTCTCATTGCGTGGAACCCAATTCGCACTCCACAAACTGAATTGATTCAGCAACTCGTGGATCATTTCTAACCAGAGTTTCAAATGAGCAGATTTGCATTTCCATTCACCGTTAACTTGGCTGATTACAAGTTTTGAATCGCCAAAAATTTCAACTTCTTGCGTGATGTTTTCTTGGATCATGTACTGCAAACCATGTTTCAAACCTGCGTACTCAGCCACGTTGTTCGTTGCTCCTTCACCTTGGCATTCAATCCCGGTTCTGCGGGCAATTTCTTTGCCGTCCTTGATGATCACGAATGCCCAGCAAGCGTAACCACCGGGATTTTTCGGTCCACAAGAGCCGTCGAAATAGAGCTTCATCTTATACTTTCAAAAGTTTGGGTTTTGATTAAAGTCTTTCCGTTTTCTTGCGAAAATGTACTTATCAAACAACCTTACACAAAGGAACACAAAAATGCCAGCAGCGACGAAAAAGGTTACCACAAAGACGCCATCAGGGTCAAGAGCGAAGAAGACACAATCCGTGTTGGATGCAGTCAAAGCACTCTCTCCTGAAACGATTGTGGGCGAGGTAGGTGCTCTACAAGTCTCCCTACAGAGCACTCTTGCCAACGTCAGTGCAGCCATCACTGACAAGATCGAAAAGATGCATCAGGTTGACGAAGCCATTGCATTGAAAGAACAACGAATTGTTGAGTTGCACGACATCGAACAAGAAGCTCTTACGTTGGAAGATGTAAAAACCAAACGTGCCGAAGAAGAATTCGACTGGAACAAGTCACGTGATGAACGACGCAAACAGTGGGTCGAAGAACAAGCTGAACGCAACCGTGTTTGGCAACGTGAGAAAGAAGAATACGAATACAGCACAAAGATGGATCAACAGCGTAAGAAAGAAGAGTTCGACGCAGAGGTTGTCCGTCTGAAGCGTGATGAAACCCTTCGCAGTGAAAGACTGCAAAAGGATTGGGCGGATCGTGAAGCCGAACTGGTCGCTCAGGAAAATGAGCTTCACGAACTGCGTGATAAGGTTGCTAAGCACGACGAGACTCTCAAGTCAGAAGTCGCCAAGGCTGAAGCCGTGCTTGGAAACAAGTTGAAGAGAGACTACGATTTCCAAGTACAACTTTTGGAAAAAGACATGACAGCCGAACGCAACTTGAATGCTGCTAAGGTCGAGTCTCTCAACCTAACGATCTCGGCTCTGTCCGATCAGCTTGAGGAAGCTCAGAAGCAACTCGACGCTGCTCGCAAGGACGCCAAGGAAGTTGGCAATATCCCTAAACTCACTGTTCCGTATCGCCTCAGAGTCAACAACACAACTTACGTTGTACGTGGCGGTGCCATCGTCTCTTGATTTAAGACTTACGATGAACTTCTCACATGGAAAATCGAGATGATCCACATAAGGTTCAATTGACTGCCAAAGTGTTTGGCTGTGCGTTGCAACCACTACCGGAAAGGTAAATAACACTTTGTTCCTAGTTTCATTCATGCTTCCTCCTAGTTCCATGCATTGAATGACTTACTCACACTGGATAACCCGTCAGCAGAATCTACTGACACTACAACCTTCCCTGTTAAAGAGCGTTGATCTCTAACAGAGATGTTAACTGGTTTGTAAGAATCAAAAGACGCTAACAAACTTTCAATCAATTCACGAATGCTTTCAGGCGTTACCTTGGGGATAACAAACTCGGAGCATCCTAATTGCTCCTTTTTTACCACGTCGATCTGACTCTTCGTATAACGACGATGACCACCATCAGTTCGAGCGGCAGGCGTTAATTTACCATTCGCCTCCCAATTGCGAAGAGTTTGTTTTGATACCCCAAGAAGAAACGCAGCCTGCTCAATGTTCAGGTGCATCTCCTTGTCCTGTGGAGGTTTCTCTTTGAGAAGTTCCTTGCATTCGTTGATGATATCCTTATCAACCACCGGTTTTGCTTTCTCTAATGTGAACATCATTCCTCCAATCTTGTAAGTATCTATACACCAGAGTTTGAAAATCTTACACATTTATGTAATTTTTCCAAAGTTGTTTCTTGCATAATCAAAAGAGTGTTTGGGGCACAAAAAAAGCCATCCAAATGGATGGCTTTTTGCAAAGATTGTGAATCAGAATCCTTCTTTGATCCAATTTACCTCATCGGCGGAATCTTCTGGTTCGGGAGGCGATGGGGTGACGATTGTATCAGCGTATTGTGCGAACATTTGATCAAGAGCTTCACGATCAAAATTCATAGGAACATTATGATGAGCGTTCCAATCATAATTGCGTTGATTGATGATGCGAAAAGCATCATTAAGAGATTGTCTTGTGATGCCGCCAGCTTGAGCTTCAACATGATGTCGATGAACTGCTCGACCGGGATTCCGATCAACTGCCGAGAAATACTGAGACTGAGCGTCACGATCTCGATCAGCTTGGTCGTGAGCGAAGATCGATTTGATGATCTGCTCCAAACTTAACATCAGAACCCTTCTTTGATCCAATTTATGTGGTCAAACTCGTTTGTGGCATTTTCCTCATCGACACCGAATGAGGCTGTTTGCAACATATCCAAACGCCGACGATGCATGAGTTCTATTTCTTCAACACGTCTAAAATGTTCATCTTCAATAGCGGCAATCTCTGCATCGTATCTAGCTCGAATTGCCGTCATTTTTTCTTCGTGTTCCTTACGCCTAATTTCTTTTTGGGCGTCTATCTCAGCCAATCGTTGAGCACAAGTCTCGTTGATCTCAACCAGTCTTACATAGTTACGTTCCTCGATCTCAGCAATTTCACGATCTCTTGTTTCATCGATACGGTCGAAGATTGCTTGTACTATGATTCTTTGGCGATCAGATAATACAATCATTGTAACACTCCAAACAAAAAGGGTGCCTACATACAAAGTGTAGGCACCCTTTTGGGCTTATCGTTGTTTGAGGTTACTTAGATCAAGACCTTGTGCCAACTGCATCGTGGCACGTCGTTCCATCATTGCTTGCTGTTCCATCTGCTTCTGCATCATGAAACGACCAATGACCCAACGACGACGTTCTTCATCTTTCAGATCAAAATCAACCTCACTTGGCTGAACGTTCAGAAAATACATGAGAAGGAACTTCTCTTCATCTTCCTGTGTCGGCTCATAGTTGACAGTGATCTTACTTTCTTCTTCGGTTTCAGTTTCGGGAATAAAAAGTTCCGGCATGGTACACTTCCTTTGTGTAAGAGTTATTCGCATTATGACGAATTACACAAAGAAGTCAACCTTTCGGTTCAAAACTACCTTTTTACGTATCCCGGCTGACCATCGAGGGCAAGAATGTGCAATTCGTCCTTTGCTCTTGTAAGAGTAACGTATTTTGCATTTTCTTCCTGTTGAAGGTCTTCTTCACGCTCTGCTTTTGGATGCGGGAAGTTGTCGTAACGAAGAACATACACTCGACTGAATTCAAGACCCTTCGATTTGTGAGCGGTCGTCAAAACAACTGGATTCTGATCCTTCATCATCTGCTTGTACTTGCGAAGGTCTTTTTCGTTTTCTTCAACTTCAAGACCGCCAAGACGTGCAGAAATCCACTGTTTGAATCCAACAATCGTGCCACCCATGCCGCCACTCTCAGACTCGTAAGACTCAATCGACGCCAACAAAGCGTTTGTCGTCTCTTCTGTTTCTTGTAGATAAGCTTTCTTGGTACTCTTGCCGTGATGACTATTCTTTTCGTCATCTAAGAAGCCAGACAACTCGGCAGCAAGTGTGCGTGAAGGATCGTTGTCTCGAAGACCCTTAATCGCCGAAATCTTACGAATGTGTTTGATAAGTTCCTTAGCAATGTCCTTGCCCACAATCAGGAACGGAATCTTCTGAGCCAAAAGTTGCAACGCAGTCTTAACCAATGGCTCGTTGGTTCGAGAGATGAAGGCTGTTTGTACCGGCACCTTGCCGCCAGCTTGTGCGACCTCAGCACCCAAACTGTCAAATACATCATCGTATTTGGTTTCACCCTTGGTAACAACGCCCTTCTTGCCGTCATTGAATTGACGACCAGACTTCAAACCCTTCACATGGGTTTCAGAGTTGGCAAAATCGAGAATCTCCGGGCGTGAACGGAAGTTGTTCGTCAAGTTGTAAACAACCTGTCCATCGCCTTGTGATATGCTGCCAAGCATGTTGCTCAAGTTGCCGAAAGCTTCACCATCAGCCCCACGGAATCGGTAGATAGACTGGTTTGGATCGCCCACGGCTACAATTCTTGCACCAGCTTCACTCAGCTTGTTCAACATGATCTTCTGGTTCTCGTTGAAGTCTTGAACTTCGTCGGCAAGAACCACGTCATAATGTGGCCATCTGAGTTGGTTAGCATAAGTAGCTGCATACCAGAGATCGTCGTCGAAATCACGGAAACCGGCGAGTTCAACCGCCAAACGACCTGTACCGTGACGCATCTTGGTGGCATTTGGCATCAATTGATTCATCATCCAAATGGTTGCCTGCATGACTTCATCTTTGTAGTCTTTCGACATGAAGTCATAACCAAGAATCTCTTGCAGATAGTGTTCGATAGAGTCACGGTAGCTCGGTTGGTATTTCGCAATACGTTCTTTTGTATCGATCATTGCTGTATCGATATCGTAAGAACCAAAAATCTTATTCAAGCCTTGCCCCAAACCTTCTGGGTTTCTTGGGTCAAGAGCAAAGGATTTTCCGAGACCGACCAATTGCAACACAGCTTCTTTGAAGTTGTATCGAATGCTCTTCAACAAACTATTGAGTGTCTTAGACATCTTGCCATATTCGTAAGCATCACGAAGTTGCTCTGGCAATCCCAATTTTTGCATCAAGGCACTGAACTCAGGGCTATCAGCGACCATACGGGACTTCTCAAGCCTTCCGCCGCCGCCATCAGATTCGCTACGCTGGTTCTGCAACGTTACCATACGCTCAGTGCGTCCGATGTTATTCACATTCTGTGGACTCTGAAGCACTTCTCCCAAGAATCCGTTGCTCGTTCTTACATCAACAAACGAAGGGAATTCTTCAGCGGCTTCGACCTTATTCTTTGTATTGAAAACGATGTAAAGCCATTTTTGTCCCGGCTTGCCGTATTTCCAAGCCAAATGCTTCAACATCGTTGTCTTGCCGGTTCCAGCAAGAGCGTTGATCATGATGTGCTGTTGTTCTTTGCCGCCCACAATATGAGCAAAGCGTTCATCAATCTGGCTTTGCTCCTGACTGATTTGATTCGGCGGAATCAACTTCTTGCTTTCAGCTTGTGGTTGTTCGCCTTTGTCGCTTCCTTGATCGGGCTGACGGTCTGTAGGCGATCCACCCATTGCGGCGAACTGTTGTTCCAAGTCTTCGAGGCTTGGGTTCTGCGTCATCAATGGTTTGTCTGTTTTGATATTCTTAAGAGACTGAATCAACCCACTGCCAATCTCATTAGCATAGATGAGACCAACATCTTGAGGGTTATCGAGGACCATGTAGTCCCAATTACCATCTGGACGTTTTGATGCAGCAATCTCTTTTCCAAATGTTGGAAAACGCTTGTCACCCTTCTTACTGACCTTGGCGTAAATCCAACTACGTCCACCAGCAGGCGAGGCGGGTTTTTGAACATTGGCGGCAGCAGGTTGTGGGCTAGAATTTGGTTGTTCTTGCGGTTCTGGGGATTGACCCATGTTTGGGTTATAACCTCTGTTTCCATTACATCTTGGGTAATTGGAACATCCATAGAATTGGCTACCAGCCGTTCGACCCTGCTTAGCTGTACGCAACTTCATAGGCGAGTTGCACTTTGGGCACAGCGGTGCCTGTTGGTTCTCTACGAATTCGCTTTCTTCTGACTCAAACCAGTCCTTAAAGTCCATATCTCAATTCTCCTCATGCTCAGAGGTATTTAAGCCACAACCGGGACATTCTATACCCAGAATGTAGTGTGGTGGCGGTGTACCACAATTCGGACAGGAATTCGGGTCTCGTACTGGTCCGTTTGGTTGTCTCACTGTCTTCTGTTGCAACTTTTGTGTTTTTTGGACTGGCGGCGGTTCAACTTGCTTGGCATGACCGGTTCTAACCATGTCTTTGATTCGGTTCAAGACCTTACCCGGAGCAAACTTCGACCACCTTTCCAACTTGTCAATATACAAGGCATCCATCGTGTATTCGTATTTTTTCCCACGAATGTAGACAATGACGCCACCTTCTCCGAATCCTTCGTACTTCCAAAAGGACGAGAAAACGATGTCATTTGTTTTTGCTTCGGTCGTCAACCACTCGTGAAAATCTTGCATAGGTTACATCACAAAAATCTTGCCAACAGCAGAGTGTAAAATTCGCTCACACTCTTGATTGATTATATCTTCCATCACTTCGAGTTTGTGTTGAATTTCGACTTGTTCAAAGTCTCTCTTCATCCGATTGTGATATTGATACGACACATTGCCCCAATGTGAGCGTTTTCCTAGTTGGGCAGGCGGCATTCGAAATTTAACCGCACCTTGTAAAACGTATTGTCCAAACAACTCGAAAGCGAACTCACCGTAATTTCTCAGATTACCTTCTCTTGCTGACTTCATAGAACCCAAAGCTTGGGCGATGTATTTCAACTTTTGTTCACTCTTCGCAATTTGTTGGATATCTTGATCGCTTCGCATCCAAGGCTGCAACGTTTTAATAGGAGAGCCGTAAGCCATTTCGAAAAGTTCGGAAAGCTCTTTTCGGAGCATATTGGTCATTTCTTCGAAGAACTTCCCTGTTATACCTCCTCGACTACGACGACTCAAGGCATGACCCAATCGGTGTCCAATTGTCCAACCAGTCATTGGGACTTTTTCATCTCCACGATTTTGCGTAAAGAGGATTGTAATCCCAGCCGGGTTCGGCTCTAATTCCATCCCCAAATTCTCTTGAACCCAAGCAGGGTCCACTTCTCCAACTTCCAAATGTTGCATTGCCCCTGCTTGGCGGACAAAGTACATGTCAAAGTCGATGTCGGTGTTCGCCCACATATTCTTGATCTTCTGTACGCCCTTGGGATTTGTTAGAATGCCAATCGACGGTTTGTCCCAACCTCGCTTCGGAGCTTTCGGACCCCAATCGCCAGCAAGTTGAAACTTGTTGATCGGCATTTCGGACATAAGCCATTTTGAGAACGTTTCCATGCAGGTATTTAGCCAGTTTGGGACCATTCTTTGCTAAAGCCCTAGGTTGTCATTTCCGATAATGTTCGTATAATTCGAATCGAATCGTCCAAAGTCTGCAAACAACGGGAGAAAAGCGTGGCAAAACAAGATACAAGTTATGATGCCGCACAAATCTCAGTCCTCAAAGGTCTGGAATCTGTACGACAAAACGTCGGTATGTATGTCGGCGATTCTGACAAGAAAGGTCTACACCACCTTGTTTGGGAAGTCGTTGACAACTCTGTTGACGAAGCAATGGCTGGTCATTGCGATGAAATCAATATCGTTATTGACAAAGATGGTAAAACCATCTCGGTACAAGACAACGGTCGAGGTATTCCCGTTGCAAAACACCCAACCGAAAAGAAATCAGCCCTTGAACTTGTACTAACGGTTCTTCACGCTGGTGGTAAGTTCCAGTCTGGTGCTTACACCGCATCTGGCGGTTTACACGGCGTTGGTCTATCATGCGTCAACGCATTGTCTAGCAAACTGATTGCGGAAATCAAGCGAAACGGACACGTTTGGATTCAAGAGTATGTCCGTGGCGTACCTCAACACAAGGTACGCAAAGAACGTGCCTTGAAGAAAGGTGAGAAGCTAGGAACCAAGATCACTTGGATCGCTGACACCGAAATCTTCAAAGCCGATGTGGAACTCAACGACAAGATGTTGATTCACCGCCTGCAAGAAATCGCATTCCTCAACACCGGACTCAAAGTCACCTATCAAAACAAATCAACCGGCGTGGAAGAAGATTGGCAATACAACGGTGGTCTGAACGACTATCTGAAACACATGATGGCTGGCAAGGAATGCTATCCTGTTGAGCCAATCCACGGCGAAGATACTGCAAAACTCAAATCCCGTGAAGGCAACTGTGTTGTTCAAATCTCCCTTGCATATTCCAAAGAAGATGATGATGAAATCCTGCTGGGTTTCACCAACAACATCTTTCAGGCTGACGGCGGCACACACATTTCTGGATTCAAGGGGGCGTTGACTCGTGCTGTCAACACGATGGCACGCAACAACGGTTTGCTCAAAGACAATGAAGAGAACCTGAGTGGACGTGACACTCTGGAAGGTCTTACTTCAATCATCAGCATTCGGTTCCCTCGTCCTGAATTCACCGGACAAACGAAGTCCAAGCTGGGAAGCACTGAAGCAAAATCTGTTGTTGAGAACGTCACTTACACGATTCTCACCAACTACTTTGAGAAGAACGCTGGAACACTCAAAGAAATCGTTCATCGTGCAAAAGTTGCAGCGGCGGCTCGTAGTGCGGCAAAGAAGCAGTCCGATCTCATCAAGCGTAAAGGCTTGTTGGGTCGAACCAATCGTATGCCCGGCAAGTTGTTCGACTGTAACACCAACAAACGAGAGAACTCTGAGTTGTTCATCGTGGAAGGTGATTCAGCGGCTGGTTCTGCAAAGGACGGTCGCAACCCAGAAACGCAAGCCATCTTGCCGATTCGTGGTAAGATCATCAACGCCGAGAAACGTGACATCGTTACGATCTTGAAGAACAAGGAAATTCAGTCTCTCATCATGGCTATCGGAACCGGTATCCGTGACGAGTTTGACATTGAAAAACTTCGTTACCACAAGATCATCATCATGTCCGACGCCGACGATGACGGTCACCACATCTCAACTTTGCTGTTGACTTTCTTCTATCGTTACATGAAACCGCTGGTTACTGGTGGGTTTCTGTACTTAGCACAACCACCGTTGTTCTGCCACGAGGTTGGCAAGAAACGGACCTACTGTTTCAGCGATACCGAACTCAAAGGTATTGTCGGTGACGGCAAAGGCAAGGTTGTGCGATTCAAAGGTCTCGGTGAAATGGATGCCGAGCAACTCGCAGAAACCACAATGGAACCTGAACGAAGGCACTTGATCAGGCTCAGCATTGACGACGCCGTTGAAGCGGAACGGATGGTATCTGTTCTCATGGGCAGTAATGTCCCACTGCGTAAAGAACACATCACAAACCAAGTCAACAGCTTGATCAACTAGGGGGAACAATGACTGAAACACTCGATACAAATATGGTAACGGAGCCGTTCTCCGAAGTTCTGGACGGGCGGTTCACACAATACGCCTTCATGTCTCTGGAAGATCGTGCCCTTCCAGACGCACGTGACGGTCTGAAACCATCGCAACGCCGTGTCCTTGTTGCGATGAACGATCTCAAACTCTCGCCCGGTTCAAGCACTGAAAAAAGTGCTAAAATCTGCGGCGACACCAGTGGTAACTATCACCCTCACGGCGAAGCGGTCGTTTACCCGACCATGTATCGCCTTGTGCAACCTTGGGTGATGCGTTATCCACTGGTGCTAGGTCAAGGTAACTTCGGAAACGTTGACGGTGATCCGCCAGCCGCCATGCGTTACACCGAAGCAAAACTTTCTCAGTTTGGATCGGCAATGCTCGCCGACCTTTCTGACAAATGCGTACCTTATGTCCCCAACTACAACGAAAAACGAGAAGAGCCAACAATCCTTCCAAGTGCTATCCCCAACTTGTTGGTGAATGGCTGTGAAGGTATTGCTGTTGGTTGGGCGACCAAAATGCTTCCGCATAATTTGCGTGAAGTGATCGATGTCATCAAGGCATTCATTGAGAACCCCAAGAAGATTACACCAAAAGAAGTTCTCAACCTGATGCCCGGTCCAGACTTCCCGACTGGTGACAAGATTCTTAGCCAAGACGGTGTACTCGAATACTACACCACCGGTCACGGAACCATCAAGTGCGAAGGCAACTACGAGATCGTCAAGCACAAAGGTGGCAAGTCTGAAATCATTGTCACCGAGTTGCCTTACCAAACAAGTCCCGCACAATTCTGCATTGACGTTGAGAAACTCGTCGATGGAGAAAAGAACAAGCTGGAAGGTCTTGCCGACTTGAAGAACCTGTCTTCTAAGAAGACAGGCATCCGTGTCGTGATTGAAGTTGCCAAAGGCGGCAATGCCAGCCTAATTCTCAACCAACTTCTCAAACACACATGTCTTCGCAAGACGGTCTCGGTCAACTGTACCGTGCTGATTGATGGTAAGGTGGTGCCAGACGCACCGATCCTTACGCTCGTCAAAGCTTTCGTGGACCACCGCAAGGTGATCTTGACCAACAAGTTCAATGCTGAGTTGGAGTCCGCCAAGAAGCGAGTTCACATCCTTGAAGGTTTGATCGGTATCACCGATAAGATCGACGCAGTGATTGCCTTGATCCGTGCGTCCGATTCACCGGAAGACGCCGAACAAGGATTGATCAAGAAGAAGTTTGTACAAACTTTGGAACAGGCGAAAGCCGTTCTTGCCATCACCTTGCGACAGTTGACTCGTCTGGAAAGCGACAAGCTTCTCGCAGAACGAGACAACTTGAACGAACGCATCAAGTGGCTTGACAAAGTTCTTGGTAGCGAGAAGGAATTGCTCAAGGTTGTCGTGAAGGAACTCGACGATATTTCCAAGAAGATTGGCGATGACCGTCGTACTTCTCTCGCCTTGGATGCCAGCGAGATTGCTGACGAAGACCTGATCCCTGACGAGAACCTCGTGGTGTCTTTGACCGGTGAAGGCTACGTTCGCAGCATTCCGGTTAAAGAATACAGGATTCAAGGTCGTGGCGGCACTGGTGCGAAAGGCGTTGGTAAAAACGCTGACCCAGAGAACATCACTGAGATGTTTGAAATGCACAGCAAAGATCACGTCTTGTTCTTCACGAACAAAGGTATCGTGTACCAACGCCGTGCGTTCGAAGTTCCACAGTCTTCCAAGACAGGCAAGGGATTGCACGTGAGCAACCTACTCAGCTTGTCGGATGGCGAACATGTTACAAACATGGTTGCAGTGAAGAGTGTCAATCAACGTGGCTTCTTGGTGGTCGTGACCAAGAACGGTTACATCAAGAAGACCGACATTGCCGAATACGACACCAGCCGCAAGAACGCTGGCATCAAGGGCGTCAAGCTTGTGGACGACGATGAAGTAGCATTCGCCTTCTTGTCCAAGGGCAACAAGGACATCTTCATCGTTACTGCAAATGGACGATGTGTTCGATATGCTGAAAGTATCATCCCAACTCAAGGTCGAGGAACACGTGGTTCCTCTGCAATGAAGTTGGACAAAGACGACCGAGTGGTTCAGGTGATGACGGTTGATCCAAAATCGGTGCCTGACATCTTGGTTGTGACCACTGGTGGTCTTGGCAAGAAAACCTCGTCCGACGAATACAAGAAGTTGGGTAGCCGCAACGTCAAAGGCTACTCGGTGATGAACAAGAAGGGTATCATCAAGAACGGCAAGCTGGCTGGTGCCTGCTGTGTCGATAAAGGTGACACGCTTCTGGTGATGACCAGTTCAGGCAAGTGCATTCGACTTGGCGAGGGCGACATTCGGAACACTGGTCGAACCACGATGGGCGTTAAGATCGTCAAGCTCGACAGCATGGATTCGGTGGTCAAGCTAACGGTTGAAGAAGCGGAGAAGGTATGATCGTCTGGAAGCGAAAAACCAAGAAACGCTCTAGTGCCTTTATGCTCATCTTGCCTGAGAAGATGAGCTACCTCTGGCGAGCACCCAAACTCTGGGTTCACTACTTCAAAGAGTGGCTTTTCAAAGCCGCACCCAAGATGTATAGCGGAAGCAAACCCGGTGATTGGGTTGGTTATCGATTCTTGTGGTGTTACTTCACAACCTGTCAAATCCCGAAAAACAAACAAACATGAACGAGTACAAAGAATCACATCTCTTCCCCGGTGGTCTAAAGATCAACCACTACACGGAAGCATCGCAGTACGGAGAAGAACTCCGTGCCTGCAAAAACCAGAACGACTTGGACAACTTGATGCAGAGATGGAAATATCTCTGTCCTGAGTTGGACATCGTGAAACCAATTGTTGAAGAAGTCCTACCGGCTATTCATGACTTCGACCAACAGAAGGTCTTGGTTGAAAGAGCCGAGAAGCAAGACATTCAGGCAATGGATGCTTTGAACGCACTACTGCCGCCGACGCTCTTGAGACTCGACATGATGGCTCATGAATTCGGTGTCCCTCTGGGTGTTGTGTTGATGCAACTTTGGAATGGCAATTTGATCACCGAAGAAAACAATTTTTGGAAGTTGGTCTAGCTTTTACAAAACAGAAGAAGTGCGTACAATATGATGGTACACACTTCTTCTGTTGTTTGTGGAGGTTCAAAAATGCACGGTATCTATTGCATCATGACCAGCGGTCTCCCCGTCACAGAGCAGTTGCGTGAAGCTTTGCTCATCAACGCCTACGACATGTGGGAGAATAAACGACCGATCCAACGGGTCAAGTCTCGAAGCTACGACGGCGTAATCGAGACCAACTTCGAGCCGATCTGTTTTGTCGGCTCGGCTGGATTCCTTTTCGATGCACTTATGGGAACGCCGCTCGGCGAAACCCAGATCAAATTCTTCGTCCGCACGTCAGAGCTTGAGAACTTCTCTCTTGAGTCTGGACGTTGGGTCAAGGGAATGATCGTTGAGGTCGAAGGTGAAGATGAAGAAGGCGAAGAGTGGAAGAACGCCTAAACCGGGCACTTCGTATCCTTCTCGCCTTGTAAACAAACAGCACCCATGAGTGGCGAAATCATACCGTCTTGTAGACTCTCCTTCTCACCGTAACAAGCCCGAAGGAGAGTCAAGAAACGGTCGAATTTAACCGTGTGCTTCTTGGAAATGTTTTGACCAAACATGCGGCTCATCCCGCCCGTCTCTTCAACGTGTAGCTCGTCGCCCACGATCTCCGCTTTGTAATCAGCGGTGGTTACAAACAAACCCGGTCTGATCAAATCTTTGGCTTCCCAAATTTGCACTGGTTCTTCTGAGCCAAGATGCTTGGCACCTTCTTCAGCTAAGATGTTACATTCGCTTGGCATCAACTCAAGTTGGAAGTCGCCATCTGTAAACCAGAAGGCACCATTGTTGAGCCACCAAGCTTTTGTTTCTCCGTTCTCTTCGAGTGCTGGGAATGAAATTGTCATATTTGTCCTTTCGATAAATGATGCTTCGTAAGCATCTGAATTAAACCTTCTGTCCAGAGTGCATGAGACTCTGGTCCCGGATGACCATTATCGGACCCTAGGTCAATGGAGCCTACGAGCTTCACGTATCGAGGGTTTTTTTGCATTAACTGAGCAACGTCTTCTGTGAGTTTCTTTGGCAAGAGCATCAACCACGGAATTTTATACCGTTCCAGCAAGTGTTCGATGGCTCGGCATTTTTGGTAGAAGTGTATGGCGTTTTGGTGTGCGTTATAGATTTTGGAATAACCGTCTCGATATTCTTGGAAAACTCGTTGCCGTTCGCCGTCAAAAATCGGTGTGCCATTAGGAACAAAATCGTAAGCACCGAACTCATCAATGTGTTCTCTTCGTGAATCCGCTGGTGCTTGGATGAATACAAATTTTGGAAGGAATAGCGGCACCGCCCAATCAAGCATCCTAAAACAATAGTCAATACTCTTCCCCGGAAACGCTATGTTATAGTCTTCGAGATTTAGATGATTGGCTAGTTTTGCGGACACCCTTTCGTTTTCTCTCACCCCAACACCACAACAAATACTACACCCTACCGAAATTAGACCACTACGACTCAATTCTTTGCAACGAAAACCATAAGAGTTGAATGTATACTCTATGGTTTTGCTGAAATCGCCGCCAAATTCGAGAACCGTCTCGTTGCGAATGTGACCGCTCTTTACGGTAATGTGAGGTTGATGATCGTCACACCCTAGCCATTCTTGGACACTCATTTATGTCCTTTCAAAATTGTAACTGATGTCGTCTAACGCCATCGGTATCAGCCAGTGCAAATTTGAAATCGTGCCGCTCAAGTTTTGCGGACTGAATAGTTTACATGGCTCTTCGGCGTCTTTTGTATTGCCACAAATCTCAATCAACACTTTCAAGGGTAGTTGAGATTTGTAGCAGTACACTCTCCAATCGTGACCGTACATCTCGATGAAATACCCCCAATCGAGATTCTCGTAACCGGTCTCTTCCTCAAATTCACGGATCATGGCGTCGAGCGGAGTCTCATCGGACTCTATCTTTCCGCCAACACCATTGAATAAGCCAGCCTGCCATTCTGGACGGGCTTTCTTTAACAACAAGACGTTTTCTTTTTTGGGATCGAAAACGAAACCTAGACAGTAATCCATTACTTAATCCTTCATATTGGCGATTGTCATGTGAAAGTATTTCCTGAATCCTTCGGGCGGTCTAGTATACTCACTACGCACTGGAAGCCCAAGCTCGATTCTGATATCTTCCAGTCTATTACACAATGCGTTGAGCCAAAAGTAGGTTGTACCCATCCGAATCACTGGCTCGTAGAACCACTCAATCTTCTCGCCTTGGTATTTGCCCCAAGGTTCAAGATTAGGCGGTATCTCTTTATACGAACGCACAACAGTGATATGGGCGGGATAGCGGGGACGCTTAGCATTGTAGTATTTGGGGATCAGACTGCGGTAGCAATCTGCTAGACCTTGATCACATTGTACAGCCAAGCGATGATAGCCTTCGGTATCGAGGTCATAGTGGAGTCTTCCGGTTGATGGGTACATAATTCTTCTCTTTGGTAAGGCAGGGCGACACCCATTTTTCTACTTGTTACATCACGACAAACATCACACCAAACTTGTTGACCTTTGTGAAAGGTAAACTCTCTAACACCAACGCATCCACAAGTGTTACATCGTCCAAAATATCCATATCTTGTCCACTCTTCTGTTTGTGTATACATTTTAGAATCCTTCCTTGACCCAATCAACATCTTCCGCTTTTTCAACTTCAACTCGTTCCACCCGACGTGACATGTAATCGGGGTCTAAAACTGGCGGTGTACTCATCAACGGCACATAAGGTGTGAAGATGTAGCCAGCGTCTATAAAATCATTCGCACGGACGGGAAATATGTCGTTGTTGAGATTCGGCTGTGGCGGGTTGGGATTGTTGCGTATTTCTATTCTTGAATAGAACTTCGCCGCATCTTTCAACAACTTAGGGGCATACCTCGTAATTATCCCACGGTTGTTGTAATGTGGTCGTTCATTAGGGTCTATTGGATCGGCATAAGACATCAGAAGCCCTCCTTGACCCATTCATCAAGGTACTCTTCGTCAAATATGGTTACGTAACCTTGGGTCATATTTTCCACGGTAGCGTTCCATTCGTCGAGTACAATTCTTGTAAGAGCTTCAATGGTGGCGGGATCGGGTCGGACAATCTCCACATCCATCGTCCACGTCGCTTTTAACTTGCGGCGTTGAGCACGGATCACAGTTGTTTCGATATTCAACTCAATTTCCGGGTGAAACGGATTGGTCATCAGAATCCTTCCTTAACCCAATCCACGTCTTCCGGTTTTTCTACGGTATGTGCGAGTACACGACGACCGCCGCTATTGGTTGAGTATTGATGTCGCAAGTAGTAAATTAAAGAGGTTGGACCTTGTAAGGGTTGAACTTCTATAATTTGACTTGCTATAAGCTGTGGGTAAATTCGACGCACCAGAGGGATACTGATGCGTGTAAATTCAACGGGTGACGACGATTGTGAAACTGTCTGGGGTGTCGCCGATCTTTTCCATAGTGGCAGGATCGTAACCCATAAAGAGCCAATGCTTCTTGAAACGCTCGATGTCAGCCTGCGGATCGTATTCTTGACCGTTCTTGATAGCATGTGCAGCATTTGTGATTAAACTCCCTGTATCGTCGGCATGGCACAAGCCGAATCTCTCCTTCATGTGCTTATGCAAGGGGCTTTCTTTATCCCATAAACCAAGAGAGTTACGTACCGCCATTCCTCCCGTCATGTGAAACATTGGTTGCTGAACCGTGTCAGCTTCGATGCGATCTGCGACAAACTGTGCAGCTTCTTCAAATGTCGTGGGAAGCTGTGGTTCTTGCGGAACTTCTCGTTTTTTAAGCCATTTATTGAACATGTGAAACCTTTCGATTACAAAGTCTGGAAGTTTCATCTTACACTAAAGGAGTTCCAACTTCAAGACTGGTGCATTCTGAGCGGTGATTTGGTAATACTTAATCGGTCCATCTAGGGTTTGTGTAAGATACCGGCTGTCAATCCTGACCTTCCAAACATCTCTTGGCTCACCACTGGAAAGATCGTGTGCCAAGCCTTCCACATGATCATAGTTATTCGCCAAAAACACATTGGTTGGCAATGTTCTACGTTGCATGAAATCTTCCCGATCACTCTTCGGTCTGGCGGTGTACAAAGTCAGTACCTTACCTTTGTTTGTGCTACCGGGGTTACGCAACTCGCCAATCAAAGAAAAGTAGTCAGCCTGCATTTGCGGAGATTGAAAAAAGTCGTCATCTCCACCTTCAAGAACATCATCAATTACGATGCCTTCGTAATCGTCTAAATCTTGGAATAATGAAAAGTATGGAGCATATTCCCCACGTCCGGTATAAACCAAAGCACTAGAAGTTGGCGAAATATCAACGCCGCCGCCAAACTCGCTACTATGCGAAGCGGGTTTGATTGTAACGGGCGAGCCGTTCCAGTTTGTAATACGACTGATAGCTTCTTCGATCATGGCTTTGATACCAGCCATGTGTTCTATAGTTCCTTGAACAGCTTGTTGCACTAGCTGTTGAATACCAGATTCATCAACTTCTTGATTTTGATCTAATGAATCAAGGTAGGTAAAAATGTCTCTGGAAATGTCTCGTAGATGCAATGTCGCCCGGTAATCTTGTTGCATAATCCAATCACGGAGTTTTGTTTGTTGATCAAAGATCGCCTGCATTTGCTTTGATTGGAGTGCTTGCAGAAGTTGGTTCAAACCGGGATATCCCGACAACTCTTGTTTCAACTTTTGTAAATACTGTTCTGGTTGAAAAGCACGAACCTTTTCTGCACGGTCGTGCATCAAGTAAATCATCTGCTTCGCAGCTTCTTGCATCTCGCTGCGAAACTCTCGATCATCTACTTGGACGGATGATTGAACGTTCTCCAACCATTGTGTAAAAGTTTTCATTACCCAACCTCGCTCACCATACTTGGGCTGGCGTGAATGATTTGTGTTGTGCCTATGAATTTTTCGGTTTTGTATGTGAAGAACCAACCTTCTGGCAAAACAATCAGATGATCAAACGACACCATGTACCTGCTATTAGAAGTAGGTATTGCTAATTCCCTCATATCCTCTGGCACAATGTATTCCGACTTGCCGTTTTGATATGTTACCTTTTCAGACCTTTTCTCGATATCCAGAATGTATGTCAAAACGAAACGACCCTTAGACGAAGCGTATTCGTAAGGGTCGTATCCACGGATCATATTGTGTGTGAACCACAGCATACCTTGTTCAGACTTGCTGGGATCAAATTCGTAGTTGAAAGTTTGTGGGTCTCTATTGAACCCGTGATAAAGACGCAATTGTCCTCGTTCAGAGTTAGGCTGGCGGTCAACAACCTCGCCTCGTGCATCACGCTCTGCCTGCCAAGCATCAACGTCAAAGAAATCATCCCAATTCTCTAAGAATGACTTAAATGTTGATGGCATCGGTTATTCCTTCTTCTTTTCTCCTTCAACCGGAGCCGTAGGAGTTTTTGTTTCGGCGACAATCAATTTTTCTTTCAATTCTTGAAGTTGCTCGGTCAATTTTGTATGCAACAACTTCATATTCTCGATCTCCGTTCTTTGGTGTTCAAGTGAAACCTCAAGAGCGGCAATCTTCTGTTTACGTTCGTCGAACGAAACAGAAACCTCTTTCAAATCACCGGTTACGGCAGCGATTTGATCCCTTAATCTTTCCAAATCCGTGATCTTATCACGGTTTGCTTCTGTGATCACTCGAAGTTCACGAACGTCGAGTTTTACCTCTGATTTTGAACGTTCGATGTTTGCGTTAATGTTGGTGATATGTGCAACCAATAAAAACGTAATGGCACCAACAATCGCACCACCAAAAATCTTCCAGAACCAAGGCGATCCCTCATTATGTGTTTGTTCAGACATTTTAAGCTCCCCCTTGAGAATAGTTAGGGATTGCTAATCACAAAGAAATGTCCAAAGCTCTTAAACAACAAAAAGACAGCATAGGCAACTACTACCTATGCTGTCTTTTAACTCAGTTGTAATTTCGACCCAGAGTGTAAGCGTGACCTTCGTACTTTCCGCCCCAATAGTGACCGGAATAACGTTCGCCATCTTCATTGTATCGCACGGCGTACAAATGATCGCCCTTGCTATACTTGCTACCATCACCTTCTTTCCAAGTGATCTCGTCATAGCCAAGAGCAGTCAATAAATCTTCTGTAACAACGGTTTCCATCTCAAGCTCTTTTTCAAGCTCTTTGATGCGTTGTTTCTTGGCGTAGACTGAATCAACACGTTTCTTGATCAAATCATTGATTCGATCAGTGCTCGTGGGGAAACCAGAAAGTGCCCAGATCGTGTCTTGCTCTTTGCGACAACTCCGACTGTCACAAAGAAAAGCTTCGGGAATGTCCGAAACCATGCCGCTCTCTTTCGCAATCTTGCGAAGATCGGGCATTTCCATTTTTGTAGTGTCCTGTGATTCCATTCGTTACCTCCTTATAGAATTCACTGTCAGGAGTATCTATTAACCACAGATTTATTTCTTTTGCTCGTTCAATTCTTCACGTAACTTCATGTTCTCCAACTTCAACAAACGAACTTCGTTGTTGAGAGATACGATACCTTGAATGATACGGTTAAAACAAGCCTTATCTGCATTGTACGTATTCGTGTAGATGCGGCGTAGCTCGTTCATGTCTGCTTGATTTACGGTCATAGTGTGCTCCTTTGAAGCTGTGTAACATAACTGAGTGTTACCCGTTACGTTATTATGTAGTGTAGTAAACAAAAAAGCCCCGGCTCATCACCGGGGCTTTTGCTCAAAACATGGCTTAAACAGCAATACTTGAGAAGTTGAGTTCCTCAACAATCTCTCTCAAAGGAATCTTGTTCCCCGTAGGAATCGAAAGGTCGTAAGCACCTTCGAGGGCGAGTAAGTTGACAATTTGATAGTTCATGACAACCTGATCCTTGTAGATCGCCAACTTCTCACGTTCTTTATCGGTCAGATCAGCATCCGTGAAGTGTGACACAAGATCATCAATTGTCTCAGCCTTGTTGACCAGTTTGATCTTTGTCTTGGTTAAAAGACGAGGAACTCCCTGAATGTTGTCAGACTTATCACCATCCAACGCTTTGTACAAGGCGATTTTATAAGGAGGAACTTGCCACTTTTCTTGGCAAGTCGCACCGTCCATCAAAACGCCACTGGTTTCAACGTGAACAGTAGATGAGATAAGCTGTTGGAAGTCTTTGTCATTGCTGACGATCAGAATTCGCTTGTGCTTATTGGACAACACAAACTTTGCAATCTGTTCGTCCGCTTCTTCATTTTCGTCATAGAGTGTGTGACAAAGCTCGGTAAAGATTGATCGCAAACGTGTCAGACGAACCGTCCAATCGGGTTCTTCGCCGTTCACCTTGACCCTTCCAGACTTGTACCCTTCGACAAGCGAAGTGCATCGAGTTGGACGACCATCCCAAGCCAAGATCAGCTTATCGCCGTCTGTCTTGAGGTAACTCATGATCTTCTTGATGAATCCGAACTCAAGTCCGGTGTGGATGCCGTTGTGCATCAGGTCTTTGGCATTCCACCATTGGCGGTAAGCCATATTGTAGGAATCGACGACGATGTGATCGTATTGCATTTTGGAACCTTTGCGACTTAAAGAAGAAATCAGTACGACACTAGGTTACACAACATCTGCTTGACCTGCAAGCTTTTCAAAAATTTCTATGTGCATTAGTGCTGTATTGTCGTGAATCTCAAGGACTTTTGAGATGTCTGGCTGATAACCACCAGCAAGGTTCCAGACCACAGGAACACCTTTTGCTTTCGCTTTGGTGAAGACAATCCGATCACGCTCTTTCAATTGCTCCGTTGTAAGAGCACCACCATAAGGATCATCCTCATGAGGATCGGCACCAGCTTGATAGAACAGGATGTCTAGGTTTTGTTCAAACAACACATCCATGATACCCGGAAGCTTGTTGATGAAATCTTGACCCCACATCCTGTATCTTCCGAATGTAAAGTGAGTGATGTAGTCGAGCTTGAGCGTCTGAATAATATGGTCGGTGCCGTTACCGTAATGCATATCAATGTCTGCAATACCAACACGCTCGACCAAGCCCTCTTGCTTCAAAAGGACGGCAGCAAGTACCAAACCATTGAAGGTACAAAAACCCATCGCTTGAGCATACGTTGCGTGATGAAACCCGCTGGTTGGGCTGACAGTCCAATCTTTGTATTTTGCGGCGTGGCGGGCGGCACTCACAAAACTTCCGTTCGTCCAAAGTAAAGAGTCTGCAACTTCTTTGGACTTGTTTTCAAATCCGTTTTCAATAGTGCATTCGAGAACACCTTTGACGTAATTCGGATCATGCACCAAAGCAAGTTGTTCCGGTGTAACAGGTTCGACTGGCATGATTTCAACTGGAACTTTTTCTTGCCAAGACTTTACTGCTAGTGCTGGCTTTCCGGCACTAGGAGAAGGACTGTTATTCTTTTCAACAGTCTGTCGACCATCGTAGAATACTTTCATTTCTCGTCCTTAATCGCTGTAACCTTTGATATTCATTCTTCGTCGTAGTTCTTCTAAGAACGACTTCTTATCTTTTCGTGTGCTGATCTTGACTTCGTAGGTTGAATCGTTGATTTGTCTAACAGCGGTAATTGTACCTCCGCTGTCGGATACAGCTTGCGGAACAACTTGTGATGGATTCGCAACATCAACAATGACTGTCAGGCTTTCTTTGGACATTGTATCATAAGTTACGAGTCCGATACACAAAACGAAAGATGCTAAAAGAGCTAAAGCGGTTTTGTTGATTCCAGACCAGAATGAAGGCTCTTCTGGCACAATGATTTGACCCATACCAACGAGTGGCGACGAGGTATCGCCGTTTTCTCTTGCTTGCCTTAGATATTCGGGTAGGTCTTTGAGCGGCATCGGTTGTTGATGATCCATATCTTCTCCTTGTAAATCCACTTGCAAGTATAAGAGAGTAAGACAACAAAAAACCCCGGTCATTTCTGACCGGGGTTCGTTGTTTCTTGGTTCATGCTGCTTGTCGCAGCCAATCATCGTTATACGATGAAGTTGGCGATGGACATGCGGGCATAAAACTTTGCCCCCTCACGGAGAAGCTTCTTGCCGTATCGGGTAAGGATACCCTTACGTGGGCAGAAGGACTCTGGGTCAAGCACCGTTGGAGTCTGTGTGAGCGGCACGTATGGGCAGTAGAAGTATCCACTATCCATGTAAGAGTCGCCCTTGTAACCCATAAGAATCTGTCCCTGTGGGAACAGTGGGTCTTTGTACAGACGCCATCTGTTGTTAACCGTACCAACGTATTGGATACCCAAGCTGCTGGTAAAGGTTTCAGACGGAGCCGGTGCGAAACCAGCCGTGGCGGTTTCGAAGATCGATGCCACTTCAGGAGAGGTTACAAGCCAGTTGCAACCACCACGAAGGGTCTTACGGTGAACGACGTTCGACACTTCGACAACCTTAACATACAAGGACTCATACTTTTCCTTGATGGTGTCACCGAAGGCGGTGTTGAAGTCCCAAACAGCTACCGTACCAGCGTTGTTACGCAAATCGGTCAAGACTTCACGGTCGATTTCCAAGTTGATTTCCTGTGCAAGCACGGCGGTCAACTCTGCTTCAGCGTCCAAGTTGTGCTGAGAGCGAAGGTCTTGCTGTGCTTCATAAGACCATACAGCCTTGAGCTTACGGGTCTTAGCAGCAATTTCTTCGGACTCGACAACGAGATTCACTTCTGGCAAATCTTGGTTGCATTCCATGTTATACTCGTAAGAGCATACTATGTGGTTTTCACCCGGATCACCACCAGAGTTCCACTGAACCGTTACTTCACCAGTCTCAACGTCTACGCTGGAACCAGCGGAGATAGCCTTGATGGTTGGTGTACCGATGTCGGTGAAAGTGAAGGTTCCGTTGCTGCTGACCACGAAGGTCTGAACAGCAGTCGTGCCGTCATACAGAGTACCGGTGAGCGTACCCGGAAGAACCGGAGTGTGCTCAAGCGGTGCAAAAGTGGAAACCCAGCTATTAGCACCACCCGGATTCGTCGAAGACGTTTCGTTCTGAATGAACTGGCTGGTGTAGAAGATATCCAAGTTGCCATCACCGGAAGCAAGCTGCTGCAACGAGGTCGAATCATCAGATGGATATCCACCCTGAAGATCGGCACCACGCATAGAGCCTTTGTTGCTGCTGTAACGGAAACGCAGGTAGTAAACGAGACCGGTTGGACCGAGCAACGGCTGCACGGAAACGATCTTGTTCGCAATCAACTGCGGATAGATACGGCGAACCAGCGGAATGCTGATACGCTTAAACTGAGCGATGTCGCCTGTGTCGGTCATGGCTTCTGCAAGAAGCTCGTTAGCTAGGTGCTGGTTCTCAAGGAGAACAGCCGTGGCCGAACGGGTAAAGCGATCACCAATGCCGCCGAGAAGCTTGGTCTGTGCCCACTTGGACTCAACCTCTTTAGCTTCGTTCAAAAACTTCGCATTGTAATTCATTTTTTACCTCGCAAATTGGGTATTACAATCTTTGTGTTACTTACTCTCTTGGAGTCCCGAAAGGACCAACATGTCTTCAACAAGCTGGTGTTGTTGCTCGTTCACGAGCTTACCTTCGGATTTCTTACTGGTATTGCTGAATTCAGGAATCAATTGTTCCTGTGCCTCAGTGATTACCCTTTGACCACGCCCACTTACAGTTCCAGAGCTATTCTTGCGTTCTTTTCTTTCGGATTCGGTCAACAAGGAGCGAGCCTCATTTACCAGTTGTTCGTTTTGACGAAGCGTTTCGTTGACTGAGTGAAGTTGCTTCGACTGATTGATATTCTTCTTCTCAAGAATCTTCAGACGACCTTCAAGGTCTTCAATGTAGTTAGCAGCTTCGCTCAATTTCTTAGAAGAAGTTCCTGCCATTTCTTCGACCGAGAGGTAGTCAGACATGATGTCAGCCATCTTTTCGATAGCAACACGGTGTTCAACCATCTTAGGATCATTAAGAATGTCACGACGAGCTTCCTCGTAAACTTCAGCCTTCTGCATCTGCAAGAAGAGGTCGAGCTTCTCAACCATGAAGTCACGCATTGCCTTGAGCTTCTCATCGGCTTCACGCTGAACGTGGAGTTCGATGGTCTCATTCTTCTCTTGCTCAGCCTGCAACATTTCCCATGCCTGCTGATAACCTTCTTCCATCTTGTTTTCGTACTCTCGTTCGAGAGTTTCGATACGAAGCTGTTGATCCTGAATGATTACATGTGCTTGCTTGTAACCTTCGAGAGCCTTAGCTTCAGTCGCATCAATCTCAGCCTGCACTTTGTCATAGGCTTCTTCGATCTTTGCGTCGTACTCGGCTTGCTTCTTGGCTTCGACCTGCTTAATTGCCTCGGAAACCATAGAGTCTACAGCCTTAACTACATCGTTTACCTGAGATTCGGTAAGAGATGTTTTCTTAAGTGCTTCGAGCAGTTTGTCCATTTTAATACCTCGCCTTAATTTGTTCCGTACAAACTTATGCTTGCTCTACCCGTGTCTTAATGATCTGTCCAAGGCAAGCAACTAATGCCTCTTTGCTGACAGTATCTATGCCGCAACTCTCATTTTTTACAGAAGAACTATTAGAAATGAGTGGCTTTCTTTCAACAGTCGATTCGTTTCGTCGGCTCGTCACTCGTTCTTGGAACGCAGCGTAGGTAGATGGGTCGGCTACAGCATCAAAAGTGATAAGCTTGTAACCTTCGCCAATAACCAAGATACCGTCCTCGTTAGTAGTACCTTGACCGACGCCTCGTGAGCTAATACCGATCTTGACACCATCGTTGATGAGTGCGTGCAAGATACGACCACTTGGGGTAGATAGGATTTCTCCTTCACCCATAAGTGTGTTACCATCCCACCACAACTTAGTGATCACGTGCGAAGCATTCGCAAAGTGAACAATACTGTCTGTAGGGTGATCCAATTCGCCAATCAGTCTGCGATCAGTGATCGCTTCAGCCAACTTCTTAACGTTCTCATCGAGAACGCTATAAGGATACATTCGTTTGTTCTTATTGATCGCTTCGGCTTCTTGGAATTTTCCCCGGAACTTTGCGAGTCCACCTTTAGTGGTGGACTCGTTTAGTTCCAGATGGAAGCCAGAGCCATCACAACAATCAATAAACAGTTGTTGTTGATTCATCTAGCTCCCCCTTACTTAGAAGTGTTTACACCTTTGTCAACGACCAGATCAGTTTCAGAGCCATTCTTCATCTTGTAGCCCTGACCGCCTGTGCCGCCATCTTCCTTCGGTACGTATGGATTCTTCAAGTTTGGCCAAGTGTCACCGGACTGCCATGAGCCGTGGTGCTGACCGAACGTGTCCTTATCCACACCTTTCTCGCCCTTCATGGTGTAATCACCGAAAGGCTTTGGAATGTAAGGGTTCTTCAACGTTGGGAACGTGTCGTTTCCGCCGATGTTACCCCAAGAACTTGAACGTGCTTGCGAAGAGTTGCTACCCTTGTAGCTCATATTGTCCTGACCGATCATTGGTGCAGAATCACCCCATTCACCATTGTGAGTACCGGCGATAGCTGGAACACGTGCGTTACGAGCCATCTGTGGGTGATCACCGTTTACAGTGTGGTGAGGCATGTTGGAAACACTCCAAGAATCAGATGCACCTTGCACATTCGATTCAACGAATCGTGTGAGCCATTGTGCAACCTCTTCTGCCAACTCAAGGTCTGGACGAACTTCGTCATTCAAAACGTCTGCAATGTCATTCAACATGCCAGCCGTTTCTGCTTGCAGAGCTTCGTGACCACGACGCTTTGCCATGTTGTAAATGTCTGCGAGAGATTCATAGAGGTCTTCAAAGACCTTCAACTCAACACCAGTCTTGTGATCCACGTATGGGAAGAAGTCTTCGACTACTGCCTTGAAGTGCTCATAAGCATCAGCGTTGCTTTCGTTCTTAGGAGCGTTAGCAAGCTGCATGATCTGGTTTACTTTGTCACGGTAAGATTCGTGAACTCGACGAAGAATACCTTCTGCCATAAAGGTGCAGGTACGGTCGTCAAAGTTACGCTCACCAGCCATCTGAAGTGCTTCGCCTACAAGGTGAGCAAGCTCATCCTGTGTGAGATAAAGCACATTTGGCCATTTGACGGCGATGGAATCCAAAGCTTCTTCAAGTCCAGATGCGTTAGAAACATTGTTCTGAACCTTGAGGTCGGCAATGCTGCGTACAAAGTCTTGATCTTCACACAAGCTCTTAGCACCGCTACGCAGTACCTTGCACTTGTGATTCATGATCTTCCAATCGAAGTTGAGAATCTTACCTTCGTTGCGTACACGAGAAGTTGGAATTTGAATGTCGGTCAACTCGCCACTCTTGTCAGTCTGAATTACAGACTCTTCAAGAACTGGACCGATTGTCATATACTCGACATAATCGAGAACATTTTCGGCGACCAAATAAGCTTCTTCGATCTTCTTGCCAGCAGACTTGAGCTTCTTCTTGAAGGCGTCTTTACCCTTCTCGAAGTTCAAACCCTTACCACCGCTCTTGTCTTTTTCCTTTTTGTCTTTCTTCTTCTTGTCGTCCATCTTTTCGAAAAGAGACTTCTTATCTGGAAGCTGGTGAGGCTTCTTCTTTTTGTCATCATGCTCTTCGGCTTCGAAGTCGTCGCCGCCTTCTGCGTCTTCCTTAGCCTTGATTACAAACTTCTTGGCTTCGGTGAACGTAGAAAGACCCATGTAATCCGAGAACAAGCCCTTAGCCTTCTCAGACTTTTCCTTCATTACACTGTCAAGCATCTCGCTGAGAACCTCTCGACGACGTGCAGCTTTGGACTCTTCGTCGATGACAAGTTCTTCAATGTTATTGAAAGTGACCTTACCATTACCGATCTTATAGCCCGCATGTACGTAGGTTTCGTCTTCGGTCTCGTAAAGCACGGTAGACTCGTTGAAAGAGTGTAGCGTGACACCCTGACCAAGTGCTCTGAACAGGATACGCTCTGCTTCAACCAGTTCATGTTCAACCATGACTACCGAGCTATTAGCGATCTGCTCGAAAGCTTCTTGTTTGATTAGTTTACGTCGCATATTTCTTGCTCCTCGATTTATCGCTTGCTCTGACTTGAGTGTATATACTCAGGAACAGCCCATTTTTATGTGACATATCCGTCACTTTATGTGTCGATGGAAGACACATTTATGAACTGGCTGCACTAAATACGATAGGGCAGCAGCTTACCTCACTTAGTAAGTATGCTCACGGGCTTCATTTTTGAAGGTAAAGGTGAAACATTATGGCGATCTTAAACTTTAGACAGTGGGCAGAGATCAGAAAGGTCATGGAAGAAGACTTCGATTCTCCTAAAGACCCAACCGACAAGTTCAAGTTTAATACCAACGGCAACGATGTCGGTGACGACTACGAAGGCACGCAACGTGAAGTCACAAAAGTTGTAATGTCTAAATACCACCGACAATTCATGCGGTTTTTGACCGATCTAGCCGAAGAGAATTCTGACGGCGAACTTAAGGGTCTAGCTCGCAAGCTCGAAACAGACAAATCTTCCGGCTCTCCAAGAAGTTGGAAACCAGAACACCCTCGTGATCGAGATGAAATCGTGCCGCCAGAATCAGACCGTGGTATTGATCCAAACTCTGCTGACTAAAAAAAGAATGGGTAGAGTTCCATTTTCAAACGACCTACCCATTTCTCTTTCTTCATATCCACTTTGAAATAGTCGATGCCGACCGCTCGACAACCGCCATCACAAGTTTCACTATCTCCAACCATCAAAATCTCTTCTGGTTCACACGGTAAAAACCGCATAGCCATATAGAAAATCTCTGAGTTTGGTTTGTGAATTTTTATAGTGCCACTGACAATCACGAACTCGAAAATATGCAGCAATTGAAGCTCTTTGAGCTTTCTACGAACATACCTTCCGCCTTCACCATCGTCTTCTGGGGTATTACTGATAATCCCCAAAAACACCTTTTGATGATCGTGCAAAAATTGTAAGAACTGTTGAACCTCAAAATCCATCCGTTGTTCGGGATGCCAGAGGGTATTCCACCAGTCAAAAATGATTGCACGCTTCTTAACCACAACGGCTGAATCCACTCATATCCAAACCTTGGTCTGTGGAATACTCAAACACATCAAAGTCTGAGCCTTCGATTCGCATACCACGAACAGCCCACTTCTCACGAATCGCATCGATATCCAAATCTTTGATGATATCCCACATTTCGTTCCACTCATTGATCTCTTGTTGAGTCAAAGCTGGTGCTCGCAAGCTGCCAATCATCCTCGATCGAGTTATTGCTTACATCGTGCAAAAACTCTTGTGAAACAAAAATCTTAAACTTGCCAGCAAGCTTATAGATGGTGTCGTACTTACCCTCTTTCCAGAGGTAACGGAAACCAGTTCCATTGTCCAAGATTTCAATCGCTTCATTTACATCATTAAGATCAAGTTCAATACGATCTTGCTCTTCACGAATCATGTCCATCAACTCGTTAAAACTCATTTCTCATCTCCTTATTCTTGGCTAAAGTCTACTTCTTCACGGTCTTGTTCTCGACCATAGTCCTTGATATCCAAGTTGTATTTCTTGATATCTTCTTCAGATGGCTCAGGGATATTTACCTGACCCATTTGTTGACCACCGCTATTGTTTTGCGGCATTGGTGGTACGCCACCTTCATCTCCACCACCATCTGGCGGTGCGGACATACCCTCTGCACCTTGTTCCTCTTCCGAACCGTCTCCACCAAGCATTGGGTTATTTTCACTTGGTTCGGTGCTGACATTCTCTTCATCCTCAGCAGGCACACCGGCACCCAACAAAGCTGGGTTTTGTGCAACAATCTGCAACTTGAGTTCTTCGAGCTTCTGAATCTTAAGACGTGCAAGCATTTTCTTGACAACATCTTCTGGGTACTTCATCCATTCTGTAAGAATGTCGAAGTCCGACATAATTTGAGCACCCTTGAGAGAACCAGCATTTTGAATTCGGCTGGCAATTACTTCGGCACGACTCAACTCACGCCAATCAGAAGGTGGCGTCATCTTCACTTCAAGGTCTTCAAAAGACTCTTCAGGATATCCACGCAATCTTAAGTGTCTTTCACAAATTTCCCAAATAGCGTCTTCAATGTGTGATTGCAGACGTTCAATCATACGTGCGAACTTCACGTCTTGAGCACTCAAAGAAACTCTCGTAGACTGAGGGTCTTCGTTGTTGAAATAGTTCTTCGGGAAGTTCAAAGCAACAAACAACTTGTTGCGGAAATAAACCGTGTCATCAATCTCGCCCAAGTTCTGAGCACCCGGAAGTGTTTCAATTCTTGTATTATTGTTCGGTCGAATTGGAATCCAGTAATCCTCGTCAGCAGCCGGGGCGTGCCATCTTTCTTCAACAGCACTCGCACCACCAGCACTTCGATTACTCGTAACCTTTTTCTTCTTGAACTGGTCTTTCATTCTTTCAATGAAAGCCTCTGCACGAGAAGAAGACATACTCTGCACATCGATATAGAAAATTCGACGTTCAGGAGCACGTGTTAATCGATACACAACCATAGCGTCTTCCATCAAACGCAATTGATGGGCTGGACCACGGGCAGCTTCGATTAACGAAACGCCGTATGGATAAAACGTCTTACGGTCGTCACCAATCTTGGTGTGAACAACCTGTTCGGCAGCAAATCGAATAGCAGTCGCCTGTGCCAAGTCTGCATCTGTAGCCTGTGTTACTTCAACACGAGCAAGAGACTGGTAGTCTGGACCTTCCTTCGACTGCTGGAACTCAACAAGACGACCCTTGGTCGTTTCAATGCGATACATGCTGTCAGCCGGAAGCGGAACGAGTGACTTGATACCTTCTTTTGGATTCGATGGGTTAATGACAACTTCTTCGAAAAAGTCGCCGTTGATGAACAAGTTCTTGGCTTTGTTCCACATTTTCTTTTGATCAAGATTCAACATCTTGCGATGGAAAAGCAAGAACTCAAGTTCTTCTTTGATGCTTTCGTTAGCTGTCATGATTTTGAAAACACGACCATCTTCATCACGCTGACAGTTGTGTACAACACCCCAATCAGTGCAGAAGTTCTCGTGTTTATCGACAGACAAATCATAAACGTCGATCTCTGGACCGGGGAGTACACCAACAATACGTCGAGTCTCTTTTTTCTTCTCAGAAAGATACTTCAACTCACGGTTAGTCATTCCGTAACCTTCAACAATGCTCTGAACTTTTTCATTGGAATGACCAGAGCGGTCACCGATTTGACGAGTCGTCATACCACCAGCAATCATTCGGCAGAATGAATTAGCTTCGTCAAATTGTTCAAGGTCTCTATCAAGACGCCATTCATCAACGAACTGACGTTCGTGTACCCAACCTTTAGAATGTGAGTAGATTCTTGGGAACTGATTATGCTTCAATTGCGTTCGAGCGTTCACCCGATGGAATGCTAGAACCTCGTCGCCTTGACGATATTCGCCAGCCTGCTTCCACTTCTTTTTGCCATCCAAGATTCTGTGGTCTGTTGTACAGACCACGAATGTACCATCATCAAAAACGATTTTGACAGTCGCAGATCGCTTGACTTTACGTGGAGCGTATGCCCAACCCAAAGCATAGTCTTCTTTGTTGAAGTCCCAATAGTAAACAAGAAACCGTTCGTCCTTCATGTTTTCGATGAGCCACTCAATGGTTTGAAAACCATGCGTTGGAGTTGCAACTTTTGTATCGCCAGCGACACAAGCTTCATCGGCAAAGACGGTCATAGCCATCTCAATTTCAGCCATATTTCTCAGGCGTTCATATTCTTTGTAACGATGCATACGGTTTGTAACCGTAGAGAGATCGACAAATTCGTTGGTGTCACGAATCGGCATTGCACCGCCGCCAGCACCACCGCCAACTGACCTAAGATCGGGAATAGCATCTGCTTGTAGTGTTCCCGCACCAGTGTCGTAATCCTTACGAGTTAACGGATCGTTCGTAAAAGCGTATTGGAATACTTTGAAAAAGTCCCACCATGCCATTGGTATCCTCCTAAAATTTCACTGTTACCTAGACGCTATTATCTAAGCATCACTCTTATAGATTATGAAGCAGTTTCTTTTCCTGATGACACACGTTGGTGCCGAAACCGGTCAATTTTGCAGGGTTTTAACTAAGAACCCTGTCATTGAGTTGTTCCGTTCGCCCGATGAGTGGATTTACAACAACTACGATTCATTCAATTACTTGAGTGTTCAAAATCACAAAGCTGCCAATGCAGCCGCCATTTACATGGACGAAATCTGTCACAACTTCCGGTTTCAACGGAACATGATCTTACAAAACTGCAAGTTTATCTACTACATTGGGGAACCTAGAACCACGATGCACAAGATCGTTGAAACCTATGGAGACAACGCACTCAAATACTACCTGTTTCGTTTACAAGGGTTGTATGAGTACATTGTTAGAACCAAAGGAGTGGTGGCGACTTGGAAGAATTGGCGTCTCAATGAGATCAATAAATATCTAAATCTCAGAGTGCCATTGAGTGGAGAACCAGAAGAAGTGGTTGTCAAAGAAACAGCGAGCTATGAATTAGTCCGCCGAGCCGAGAGAGCTTACGAAGACCTGCTATACAAGGTTGAAACTCTCCATAAAATTGGTGAAATTTCCAATTGATTCGTTGAGTTTGATACGCTCTTTAGAGCCTTCACGTGAGGAGAAGACAACGTGATTCGCTTCAAATGTTTCACCCTTGAATGGGGTTTTGCCTACATAGTCCTTACCTTTTCCGTGCTTGACATAGGCAATTGTTACATGCGGCTTGTAGGTTTTATACTTACTGGTATAAGAAACATTATCGCAGAGCTTCTTATTCAGCTTGTGCAATGCTGGGCTATGGACTTCGATTTTTACAACATCGAAAAGGTCGCTGTGGTCAAATATGCTGATCTTGCCGAGTTCGATGGTAAACGGCTTGACATCTTTCACAATCATACGTGTGTCTTTAGAGACTTTACTATGAAGTCCGTATAAAACGGTAATGTGAATCTCGTTCTCACGACCAAAGCTAGGATTCTCTGGGTCACGAAAGACGACTTCATCTGGAATATGTTGTTTTCCCCATGCGATAATCTTTTTGCTCAAGTCTTTGGGCAAATTGATCTGCACGGAGGAAAAGCTGTATTTCACATTATTCATATCGATATGTAAGCAAAAAGGCGATCAGTTTTGACACTGACCGCCTTTTTGTGGGGAAGTTACACGTTTGACGTGTTTCAATTAAGCTGTAGCTGCGTTGCCGGGAACATTTTGTGCCCCGCCGCCAACGCCACCTACAACATTTGCACCGCCTGCCATTTGAGCACGACGTTGCTGCATTCTCTTTTGCAAACGAGCACGCTGTTGTGGACTCATGTCTTGCATAGACATTGCCTGTCCTGAACCCGATCCTGCTGGACGGTTAGCGGCTGCTGCCTTTTCTTCTGGTGTTTGAGCCAAACGATAAGAATCGCCATCGTCTGTCAAACCTTGAGCACGTGCTTGCTTGGCTTGTGCCAATTGAGCACGCTGTTCTGGACTGTAGCGAGAATCCATACGGTCTTTGTTAAAGCCCTGCTTCTGATCATCGCTAAGAGCACCGGCAACTTGGAACTTCATACCTTGAGCGGTTTGAGTCAGTTTTTGATTGAACAGTTCGGCAGCACGATGCAGTTGACGATTACCTGTCTTGAAAGCAGATTGCTTGAGACTATCAGAAATCTTCTGAACAACAGGAATCAATTGCTGAGAAATCATCTGCTGCAATTGCTTGTTAATCGGATCAGTGATAGAAGCATGGCGAGCAGCTTGTTTTTGAGCCATCATATCATTTGGGCTGCTATAACCGGCACCCCGACGATTAGCGGCTTGAGTTTGTGCATAGCGAGCACTAGCGGCTGCATCACGAGCGGGATCAGGTTGCGGAGATGCTTGTCTACCGCCAAACATACCCTTAATTCGGTCAAACAACCCTTCTTGAAGTAGATTGAGGATATCTGCCTCGTTCTCTGCGTAGGGCTGTGATGCAAAAGTTGGAACAACAACGTGTTCAACAAAATCGTCAAACGACATTTTGCCCTCTACAACAGGCATAAGCAGACTGACTACACCAGTTTGAAACTGGTGATTTTGATTTTCTTCCAAAAATTCTGTAAACGATCTCATGGTTTAATATCCTCGCTTTTCGCCAACTTATCTTATGTAGGTTGCTGCAAAGAAAAATTAACCGTTCAGTACAACAGTTTGTTGTGGCTGTGGTCGCACTTGAGTGTCCAAATTGTCAAGCTTTTTCTTCTCAGAGTCGATCATCATATTCAATTCTTTCAAAGTCTTAGCGTAAGCTTCTTGGGAAACATTAGCCATTGGCATGTTAACCGCCCCTGCTGTGACTTCTCCCCACCACAAATCATGTTGAGTTTGTGTTTCTTGCTTTCTCATCTGCGTCTTGCGGTTAACCTTCTGTAGGTTGTCAATCGCATGACGTATATGGTTCTTCGCTTCGGTTACGCTTGGATTGTGGCTCATGGAGTTCCTTGCACAACCAAGTGCTTGTGCAAGGAGAGCTTGTGCTTTAGCGAGATGTTCAAAATCGGATTTCATATTACCACCCAAATTCCTTCATAATACCATCGTGTGGTCTCTTGAATCTCAAGAGAATAGCGGACGGAACTTCATTGAATTCCACGTCCAACTCTAATAGAGTTTCCTCGTCCTCTATGTCCCAATCCTCTGGGGCACCCCGCTCCAATTCCTTTTTGATCTGTTCGAAAATCTCGGCACGATGACGGTCGCTCATGTCTTCTGGCGTGCTGTCTGCACCGACCGGTCCTTGTCGGAACTGGCTGTCTCTTCCATAAAGAGCCAATGCCATTGCCATAATTGCATCGTCATGACCGCCATTCGATGCTTCAGCCTTTTTGGTCTTTGGATTGTAGATGAAGGTTTTCAGTTCTCTAACAAAACGTCTACTCCAAAGAGGCATCGCCTTCGTCAACATTCTTGTAAGAATTCCATCCAAGAACGTAGCTCGGTTCGACTGAGTTGTCTTAACACCTTTCTTCGAAGACTTATTCTGAACTGTCTCAAAGATGTTGTCATAGTACAAAGTGTGTTCCAAGTGGCTCAATACAGTTGCACCATACTTTTCGTTTTCTACAACCACAGTTGCGTGATTATACATGATACCAAGTTGTGCAATGATCTGTGCGAACACGTGGTTAGGACAGGTGTTTGAATAGAATTCGCCTACCTGTTCACACGTAGCGACATCAATGATTTGAGCACAGCTATTATCACCATCGGCTCCAATACCTTCAGCGGCGTCTACACCGATGACGTATTCTCGACCTTCCTTTGGTTCCTTCCAAATCATCAAGGCACCTTTTTCAATGTCTCTTCTTGCACTTCCTTCGGTTGTGGTTACAGAAACCCAATCCTCGAAAAGCTCACGTAGCGGCTTGACCTTTAGAATGTCTTGCTCATAGTCGTTGATGATATCGGGTGGAATCCACGAGTCACCTGCACCGAGGAAGTCACCCATAACTTCCTGCAACCAACCTTTTTCGCCCAACTGACCACGCATAGAACGAACCCACTCAGGATCGTCGTAGTCGGGGTGTTCGGTGTACATCAAGTCAATGATGTTAAAGTCGTTGTCACCACGCTCGGCTGAATGGTAAGTTTCTTCATACCAGTTACCAACACCGTTAACCGTAGAGATCGCAATACAGTGACCACCGGTAGAAAGCGTCGGATACATAGCTTTCCAATACTTTTCCATGTTTGGAATGAACGCCGCTTCGTCCAGCACCAGATAGGTAATAGAACGACCACGAGCAGCTTCAGGCGTGTAGAAGAACAACTTGCAACCAGTATCAACAAAGATTTTCTGGTGGTCATTGTTCTTGTCGAGTTCTGGCTGCATCCATGAAGGGAACTCTTCGATAGCACGCTTAACGATTTCACCGGCAGCAATAGCTTCACGGTCAGACTTGGACAAAACCATGATGGTTTCGTCAAGCTTAAACATACAACGCCACAAAGCCCAGAGAACAGTAACGGTGGTCAAACCACCCTGACGGAACTTACGGATGATCGAAAATCGTTTCTCTTCGTATTCTTTAACTACTCTGCGTTGGTAGTTGTACAAGATGAACGGCAACAAACCACGAATCGGGTGAGCGATCTTTACGTACTTGTGGCAGAAATATGCGAAAGACTCTGCACACTTAATGATTTCGATCTGTTGTCGGCGTGGATCGTAAAGTTCCACTTGGTCAATTGTTTCACGAGGATCAATCTGCTTCTCATATTTGTCGAACGAGAAGTATTCATGATCGAAGTTGTTATTGTAATACGATGACAAATCTGGATAACTGGTATTCCACAATAGATCAACCGTATTTGGCTTCTTGTATTTTGCCTTGGTTTTTGTCAT